TGCTGAAAACCTTTGTATATTGTACCTATATTTTGACGGAATTGTTCTAGCTGAGAATCAGTATCTCTTAGTTGTTCATTTAATTTGACAATATCTCCGTATATGTCTAATCTTGTTCTTTTCTTTTCTTTTACAGGAGGATCTCCACCTTCATTTGCTTTAGGTAATGTTTTAATTTTACCATTCTTAGTTCTAGCATATCTATTCTTTTCATCTTCCATACTAGGAATGAGTGTGCCTGAATAAGTTTTACCTTTCCATTGCCAGCTGACTGATCCACCTTTTCCCCTTTCATCTAACGGTACGCTTGTAAACTCTTTTTTGAAACCTAATTTTGCATCATCTTTTAAATATACTCTACCATATACTTCTGGTGCATTTAGTCCTGCTACAGATTGAGCTGCATCTAATACAGCTGTTCCAGCTTTATTCTTAAATGGTTGTAAATCCCATATATCATAGTAAGATATATATTTACCTTTATCATCCTCCCCTAAACTTAGAGTATAATTACCAAGCGTATTTACATTTTGATCATCCGCTGCCCAGTAATTAACACCATCTTTATATCCTCTAACTTGTCTCATAAACTCTTGAGGATCTTTCTGCAACTGATTTATTATATAACTTTCTGTAGCTGGAGATTTGTAATATACTGAGTCAGAATCTTTAGATTTAGAAGGTTTATATTCATCTTGTATAGGTATAGAATTGTACTCTTGATCTAAACCTAAAAGAATATTCAGAAGATCTTTTCTTTCTTGTAGTGGAGCAATGTTAGATGGATTTGCATATAACTCTTCTATATTACGTTTTTCAACTTTATTTTTTGGTAGATTAAACACAGCACTTACAATCTTGTTAATAGCTGGTAATCCAAACCTATTAGTCAACTTGTTTGCTGTAACTCCCGGTCTATTGTCTACAAACCTATTTGTAGCTTTAGAAACGTTTTTACCAAGTGTAACTCCTTGTACTGCTGATGATCCATCTAACAGTTGAGTATACCCACGGCTATTCTGGTATCCAAAAGGTAACATATTTTCTGATATATTCTCTTTACCCTGTTGTACAAGATTACTAATAAGAGGTAGAAAAGGATTTACTGCAGCTTGACCAAATGTTTTTAAGTAATTAGTTTCACCAGCTTTTTGTGCCATAGGTATTTCTAACACCATGTCTCCTGGAAATTCATAATTATTACCAGGCATCATCATTTTAGAGTTACCAAGATTGTCCATACCCATTACTGGAAACTCAACATTTTCCATTGTAATACTTCCTGACGCAATAAGATTTGCCGGATTGTTTTTATCAGGGCTATCTGATTTATAACCTTCTGTTGAAAACATACCAGTAACATAGCTGAACATTTCATTAGGTCCACCTGGTAATCCTCTTCTTTCCATATTTTCAAACTTCTTCTTCATTATCTTTGAGATAGTAATAATTTAGTATTGTTTAATCTTAGTAACATCTTTCTGTTACCTGACACATTTCTTCTTAGTATTACATGATTAGAGTAATGTCTAAACTTCTTTCTTTGTGTAGCTGGTTTATTATAATTTAAGTTAAGTGTATTTAGTGGTCTTATATAACCATTGCATTCTGTATCAAATATAGATTGCTCAACATTAGTAAACTCACCCCTATCATTTGTAATATCCCAGAACTGATTAAATCTAAACTTATGTTCAACTTTAGAAGCTATTATATCAATGCTGTTTGCATTTATTTGTGGGTAATTTAATTCACCCCAAGGATCATTAAAAGGCTGAGGTGTTAAACTCAATAAACCTGATACTTGATCATTATTATAAACAATAGCAACATCAAAGTTATAATCTAGATCTTCCCATTTATCACCACCACACATATTATATTGAGGATCTCCTTTATATACATATGTTTCTAATTGATACTCAAAACTTCTAACTGTGTTTACAGCTTGTCCAGTATTTGAAATTAAATCAATTTCCCACGGATAGTTTTCATTATAGTAATTAGCAAACTTATCACATCTTACATTATGTCTCCAGAATCCACCAACATTATAGTTAGGGGTAACACTATCAAAGAAATAAAAATTACATAATCTTGGATCTGCCTGCGGTGCACTTGCATCTACCATTTGATAAATCTCTGGTGCTGAGTCAGGGCATGTGCCAATTTCTGTTGTAGTTGCCCCACTTACAGGTGGAGGCGGACACTCACACGTTACTTTTCTACATATTGGTGGTGTAATGTCATCACATACACCAGTGCTTGCAGTATATGAACTTGTAGCAGGATCATAAAATACTTTTGTATAACCTGCAGGACATTCACAAACAAATGGAGTACCACATATATTTGCTGTTAATTCTTCTGCAACAACATCCCAATTAGTAATAGGATAACTTGCATTAATAGTTGATTGAATCCCATACATATATGGATTTGTAGTTGATCCTGCTGTACCTGATGTAACTGTTATATCATTAAGAGCTTCATTAGTTTGACAAGTAATTTGATTCATTACAGGACTATCTACATCATTATTAGGGTATGGTGAATTTATACCACAAAAGACTGCATACATATATTGGAAAGTTGGTCCTGTACCATCTATAGATGCATTTGGTGATTGGAATGCACATTGATTTCCTGGTGTACCACCTGTATCTGTAACTGTAATAACTACTCTTCTATATGTTGGATCATTAGATCTAGCTGGATATTGTGCTGAATATTCAGAGTTTGCTGTGTCTGATGCTAAGTCAACTCCTGTCTGCATTCCTAATGGTATATTAGTAGAACCACCAGTCCAGTTGTTCAAATAATAGTCTTCAACATTAGCTACACCCTGTGGGCCTACTAATGATGTGCCCTGCATAGTATGAGGGGAATCATAACCTGGATTACTTGAATCACTCCACACACGTGCTCCACCATCCCATGATGCAAATCCCATTTGCATAGTACCATTTTGTAATGCATTTTGTATGTCTGCATTGCCAACAAAAGATTTCACCCATTGTAATTGTGCATAAGCTCTAGTATTAGGATTTGTTGGGCTATTTGTACTACCTGATACATCCACTGTTACTACTACATCAATTAAACATGCTGACGCACCACCAGTAACACTTGAAGCTACATTATCTACAGTTATTGTTGCTGGCTCAGTAGTATTAACACCAATCTCACAAAGTCCTGTAGATGCATTAAAGTTGTATCCGGGAGGGCACTGAGGTGTCGTTGTAGTTGTTGTCTTTGTAGTAAAGAAGTGATTAATACTTGGTAAAGCTAGTTCAGGATGCCAATCATGGAATGATATCCAAGCTTTTGATTTTGGATCATAACTACAAGTCCATGAACAATCATCAAAGAATAATGGATCACCTATATCAATACTAATATAAAAACCTGCTTTATTTTTTATTCTTACAGGTTTACTTAAACTATCTGTAAATTGTGCATCTGCTACATATGCTGGTTTAAGTTGATAATCCTTCTTCATAAAGTAGACCGTATCATCTACAGAATCATACATGACTTGGCAACCTACACCATGAACTGGATTATCTGTCCATACTGAATCCTCTGACTCAGGGAATTGTTTTATAAATCTTGATGGTAAGTATTTTGCAAACCACCATTTCATACCAGCATTTGATATTGGCTCTAAACCTTTACCACCATACTGGAATATTTTACCTTGTGCTTGTGATATAAAGAATAATCCTACTGGTGTATTTATAACTCCTCTTAAACTTTCACATGAGCCATACTCATTTGATACATCAGCATTTGCTACATTTTGGAAAGGTTGACTAAACAATCCTCCATCTCCTATAGTTAACTTAGTATCTAATCCTGTTTTAAGAGTATCTAAACCTTGGAACATTTGAGGTGACAAGAATGGGAAAAATATTAATGCCCCACTTTTGTTTATAGGCTTAATTACACTTACCTCATTTTTAAAGTCTTTATAATTATTATTTAAGAATACTCTCCAAAAATCTCTTTTTGATTCTTCTTGTGCTTGTAATGAATAAATTAATCTTTTTGGATATGATACAAAACATGTTTCTGCTACTAAAGGATCATAGTCACGGTCTTGAATATTTCCAAAAGATGACAACTGTGTTGGAAACTTAGCAGGAGTTAATGAATCATCATACTTATAAAAATTATCTGCCTTAATATTGTCTGCATGAAATAATACATTTAGATCATTAAATTCATATATATCATAAAATCTTTTATCAGGTCTATCTTCATAATCCCTATTTGCTAAATTAATTTCTGATTCACAGAAAAATTCATTAACGCCATTTATGTGAGTATACATATATGCAAACTCCATATTATAGGCTGGGTTTAAATCATTACCTCCTCCAAATAAACTACCAATTAAACTGCCACGTTGACAGTTTCCAAATCCTCTATCTAAATAGTATTTACCAGTTGGTAATTTATCTCTCCATGACCCAGATGCAAATCCTAATGTTGCTATTTCTCTTGCTATACCACTAATATCAAATTTAGTAGAGTCTAACCAAAATCTAGGATATGGTACATTAACATATAAACTATAGTCATATGAAAAACCATCTGGTTGACCATTTAAGAAATCTGTAAATATAGGCATGATACACTTTTCTGTATATCTATTTATAAATGCATCACCAGCAAAAATAGGTTTTGAGCTATATAAAAATTCATTAGGTTTTTCTGGATCTAATAACTCAACACAACCACGCATTTGTATTTGCTTTATACCATCTAATTGACCATATTGATTATCAAAGTTATATTTTAAAGATCCATATAAAGCTGCAATGTTTCTTTTAAATGGTTGTGAGTACTGCACCATATACTTATTTGCATAATCATCAATTGATCCATTACTCATTACATAACCACCTAAAGCAAATCTAGAGTTATCATCTACTAAATAATTATGATCTATTTCTTGCTCTGTAGATACTGCTACTGTAGATGGTCTAAATAAATTGTTAATCTTATATTTTGTTCCATCAAATGTTTGAAAAGATGAACCTAAATAATTAGAAGCACTATTTTTTACTCTAAACGTATCACCTAAATTTTTCTTAGTAAACTTATTAAAAAATCCTACTGAGTTATATTTTAATACAAAATCTTCAAAATCAACTAGGTTATAAAATAATTCTATAATCTCATTACCACCTATAGATATATTCTTTTGTGCCATTGATATACCTGCAAGAGCTCTTAGAAGACTTGGCATAGCTGCTTCAGGTTTATCATAAACAACTCCCTGCTCAATACCACCACCCATAACACCAGGTATAGTAGCTTTTGCAAAGTTTCCAGCTCCTGTTGCTTTTAATTTAGTATCAGAAGCAATACCTCCACCATACAAATCTGCTATATCAACAGCATTATCTATTAAGCCATCTAATAGTAAATTCCATATTGCATTACCTACTGCTAATGATCCTACACCAAGTGCATTCTCAGCTGCCTTACCCACAGAGTTTGAAACACCTAAAAATAAAGCATTACCAGTGGCATTGTTTCCTTGAACTGGCAGTGCTTTTTTACTTGCAGTACCTTGTACCGCATTTAGTGCATAACCTACACCAATAATTGCTGCAAGTGTTGATGCTACCGGCCTTAATAATTTAAACTGAGGATGCTTCTCAGATGGTTTAAATGTACCTGTAGATTTTCCTGATATTTCTCCTATAATTTTTGTTTCATATGCATTTAAAAATGGCTTTGTAAACATTAAGTCTGGAGAGTGAAAAGTAAATACATCTTTTGTATGACCTTTCAAAGGCTTAAATTTGTTTATACTATCTGTAAAACTATCTTCACAATCTTTAGTTCTATGTTCATCATTTCTTCTACCATCATGAAAAAATACATCATCTTGTAATGAGTTATATGGATAGTTTGGATACAAACCTTGTGTACTTGTACCTAATAAATTTTCTTCATCAGGTATATCATACTTACGCATGTTCTTAAACATACCTTTAGCTAATATAGATCTAGCTCCTTGTCTTGAACCACGTAGTATTTCATAACCAACAACATTAGGTATATAAGTACCATCATTGAATTTAGGTCTGCCTATATTAGAAAACTGTACTCCAAGAATATTTATTAAGTCACCATTAGTATTAGTTAAATGAAGTGGGCTATTTGCACCACCAATACTCTCATCTGGCATTTTGTGATGTCTTATATACTTACCACAAAGATCACCCCAGATATCAGGTCTATTGACTGGATATCTTTCAGATGATTGCCAAAATCCCATATCTCCTTTAGCAACAACTAATGTTCCATCATCTTGTATTTCAGCAAGACCTTGTGCTGTTATGCTAGCTGTATTATATACCTTATATAAAGGATCTCCTGATGGGTCTACAACATTAGATCCAGTAATAACTTGATCTTCTGGTGTTGAAAGACCGCTTGGCTCATTAAAATTTCTTGGTGCTCTACCTGGTATATGATAAGATGATGATCTCTCTCCTGTATTATATATCCATCTAATAAAGAATGCATATTGTTCATCACGCATAAATCCTAGTTTATTACCTGCTAAATGATAATAGTCACTAGATACTTGATTTATAACCCATTCTGTTTTTATTTCATTTGCAATAGGTTGATAGTTAAAATCAAACTGTTCTACAGGTCCTTGTCTTAAAAGCCAATCATTTACTACAAACATTGACTCAGACTTTTCATATGCTGGACTACGTAATGGTATTTGCTCAAGACTTATTGCAACTAATGCTTCATCTATAAAATCTATATTTATATCTTGAGTTTGTGTACTATATAGTCCTATTCTTTTTGCAGAAGTTTGACCTTGATTTCTTCTTAATATAACAAGTTCATAAAATTCATAGTCTTGATCTAAATTTGATACTGCTATATCTAATGATCCATTACTACCTTCATGGCTAAACAAAGTTTGTATATTTGATATACCTATGTAATCTGTAACTCTTTGTTCATTTTCTACATATGCAATATAAGCTTGATATGCACCATTTCTTAACATTCCTCCGTCAGTAGCTTTTGTTAGCTTGACGCAAGGTGTATCAACTAAAGGTGCCAATCTTATTTTTTCACAGTCTAATTGTTTTGGCTCAACATCTTCATAAACAGCACAATCATCTCCATTGATACCGGGGCCTGCTATTTGTACTTGTTTATATGGTACCTCATCTATGTTAAGAGTTCTTGATGGATTATTACCATCATCCCAATATACTTGCCAAGTGCAATCAAAATTTTCTTTTGCTGCACCAGTAATTAAAAATTTTCTACTAAAGTTTAAACAAGGATCATTAACAATAGTTTCATATTTACATTCACTATCATCAAAGCGTCCTATCTCAGAACTTACATCATCAGTTGAATAAACTATCCACTCATCTCCATATCTATGGATAGCACCAATAACAGTATATGGAATTACACCACAAGAAAGGTTAGCAGGTTCATTACCTATAACACCTAAGTCACCATCTTCAGAATTATTTGCAATATTACGTGCATGCCACCATGCCTGGTTATTCTCCAGGGATGGGGTAATATCCTTGTTCATCCCTTTAATAAAGGAATTTGTTTGAACAGAGGAGCTACTGCTGTTTGCCCTTTGACGTCTGCTAGAAGAAGGTGTTCTTTTTTTTGCCATATTACATTATATCTTTAATAAGATGATCCAGATGTAGTTGAACTACCTACTGCCGTATTAGGTGCTGAAACAACTCTTGGATTTTCAGGAGCATAGCTTAAGAACATATTATAATAGTTATGATACTGTGCTCTCCTATTCATTGTCCACACCTTTTTCATTTCTTGGAAATCTGGTGTATTTACAAATGTTAGTGCATTGTTTCTAGAAGCTCTTAATCTTTGTTCTACTAATCCTAATTGCTGAGATACATTTTCTCCTTGCCAAATCATATTCTCAAGTATTCTTTGTTTAAGAGCATACTCATAATACTCATTGCAATATGGGTGATCTAGTACAAGTAAGTCACCAAATGCATCTTCCATTGCACCTTGATAACTAATATATACTTTACCAGTAGCAAAATTAGTAAGTAAGAAACCATCTTTTATTTCTGCTGTATCTAGAGATTGTGCTCCTAGACTTGGGCAATAACAAACTTTATCATTTAAACTTGTTATTCTTAGTTGTGACCAATGATTAAATACTCTATATTGTTCTGCACCTATTCTCTGTACAAGTTGATATTCTTTTTTATTATCACATGTTTTAATAACACATACATCTTTACAAGTTGGATCTGTATTACATGGTTCTTGTTGACCAGGTGCTGGTTTATAAGGCACGTCATTTGTTGTTTCAACATGAGTACCTGAAGGAAGAGATGCACTTATCTTATAACTACCACATCTAAATGCATAATTTACATATTTAAAATCCACAGGTAGTTGACCTCTTCCGTGTTCTATATCTATAATAACTTCTTTAGTTCTATGTATTCTTAATCCAAGATCATAGTTAACTCTTTGAGCTACTTTAATAAGTTGTTGAGGTTCTATCAAACCTTCCAATGCGTATGTAGAAAAGTCAATGGAAACATCTTCCATCAACTGACTAAATGTTCTATAGTTTTGTGATACTCCCATTATTGTCTATTTAAGTTACGTTTATTATCTGAGTCTTCAGAAGGCACTTTAATAGTGTTAAGCATTGTATTTACAACTTGCTGTTCTATTTCAGCAAATAATGCTTCAGGTATATACATCTCTTGTTCATACCTTGGTGTACAATCATTTTCTGTATCACAATCCCATTTAGTAATATCTGAGTCAAATACTCCTTCTACTTTTATTGCATCCCATTCTATATTAGGACAATAAATATATCCATCTAACCACCAAAAATATTTTGTTTTATTATATTTAAAGGTTGTAGTTTTGGTCATTGATGTATATGTCCCTGGTTGTGTTGCTTGTAATTCTTGAGATCCATCTATTGAACTAATAGTACGGATTAAAGGGCCCCAGTATCCTTCAAACATTGATGGTAATCTAAGTTTAGTTCTTTTGATAGTACATCCACTTTGTATACCAGCACAATGTGCTTCTACTTTATCTACTTCAATAAGTTCTACGTATGGTAATGTTTTCCAAACAGAATTAAATTTAAGAAGCTTATTTGCATAATCTTGCCTTCTCATTAAGAATTGAGCATACTTTTCAATCAAGCTGTATATATATCTATCAGTAACAAAGGCATCTTGCACTTCTGCTTTTACCTGCCCTCTGATTCTAGATATTGTTTGTGCTATTGTTGCCATTCTTTTTAATTTTCAAATTCATTATATTTTTTTAATGCTTGTTTGGTTTGTTCAGGGTTCTCATCATAAAGATGTGCAACTCTGTATTTATTTTGCATAACAACATACTTTGTCCAATTTATAGGATACTGCTTTGCTACAGATCTTTTGAAATCTCTACAAGCTACAAAATGCCATAACTCTCTATTTTTAAATCTATACTTAGTAGAATAGTTTGTATAAAATATTTTACCTATGTTACCATCTGTTTCCCAGTTCTTATTTTGTAATACTTTACCGTATTGCTTTGATAAAGCATAATTAGTATTAACTGTCTTAGAAGGCTTACAAGTTCCTATGAATAAATAACCTAGTGAGTCAGGTAATTCTACCCCATCTCTACTATTAATTACTTCATTCCATAGTTTTACATTGTATAGCTTTATTATCTTTTTTAGTTTAACATTATCTATCTTTGAGTATAAAGGTTTTTTTTCTTTAAACTCTTTAATTGTATCCTCATTCAATAACCCTAATCTCTTCTCTCTATACCTTGGAGCCTTAAGATCAGGTTTTTTAAAATTATTTATCATATGGTTACATTTATAATTTACAAAAAAAACCCCAGTAAATGAAATTTTGCTGAGGTCTTTATAAAGCTTGATAGGTTAATTCACATATATTTCCCATAGTAGGGTGCTGTAACTCTAATTTACCTGATCTTCTATTACCTACATATTTATTATGATAATGGTAATAGTCTGTGTTTCCTATACTTGGCAGAGTCTTATGTATAAAACCTGTTGTCTCAGCAGTAGTCATGTATTCTACTTTTCTTTCTGTATGGAAATGTCCTGTAAATAATGTTCTATTTACTGTGTCACCCCATTCTCTAGGATATTCTGTAGCATATACAAGAGGTGTATTCTTACTTGGTTTGTCCCCGTGTTCAAAAGCATTAAAGTTATTATGCCAAACATGCACCTTTCTTTCTTCATACGTTATATCCCACTCAATGTTTTTACTTTCTATTGATTGTGACAGAGCATGAACTAAATGGAAAGATGATAACCTATCATGATTACCAGGTACATAAACAACTACAAGATCATTACAAAAGTTCTTAAGATACCCTATTGCCCAATGCATAGCATCAAATGCCTGCATATAAGCCTCTGTAGCGGTCATACAGTTCTCCAATGGTGTTCCACTAGTGGTTGTACCAGTAAAGGTGTCCATGTTGATTAGATCACCTCCTACAACAAAATACAGCTTTTCTATATAATGTGATGGTGTAGCCCTATGTATAAGATTTACAATAGTATCTTCAAAGTCTTTATCTATAGTTTGGTTACCTTCCTTACCAAAGTGTATATCCTGTATAGACATAATACCACATACACTTTCACCTTTCTTTAAACTTTTAAGATTTGGTTTGGGAAGTTTATATGTTTTTGGTTTCCAATTCTTCAAGAGATCTTCTAAATACTTCTCTTCTGAGTTTTTAATTTTTGATACTAGAGCTGAAACCCTCCAGTGATCTCCCATTTGTTTATTCCAATATGATGAAAGTTTCCATATACTTGTATCTATTTTAAGTAAATGGATAATCTCTTCTGGACTTTTTGGTTCAAAGTCAAAGGTTCCTGATAATTTACCTTCTCCCTTTTCTAAGTCAATAGATTCTACTAGTTGAGCATTATCAGCAGCTTTGCTAAAAAACTTACTTTTCTTCTTCTCAACTTTTCTTTCATTTAATACTTCTTTCTTTAATTTTTTATATTGTGATTCTGAAATATTTAATTTTTCAGCACAATAACTTGGATGTTTTTTCCACTTTAAGGACTCTATTATCCTGTGTTTTAAGTAATTAGACATAATAAGTTAGTATTGATTTTTGTAAATGTAGTTATAATATATTGATTTTCATGGTATTTATAAAAAAAAAGAGACTGGGTTACCCCAGTCCCTCCCAACGTTTGCAGCAGAAAACCAACAAACCACCACTTGTTGTTTCTTTTTAGGATGCAGGTGTAGAGAATAATATCTCTATTGGTTTACAAACAACTGAGTTACCAGCATCCTGCACTTTGACCTTATAAGCTGTACTAGCTGTAAGGTTAGTGATCTTATAATTTGATATTGTTGTTGCTATAGGTGTAGTGTTTTGTAATACCCATCCTCCTGGGGCTACTTGTGTATCTAAGTAAACATTTATACCTGTACTTGAACTCCAAACACCATCCCATAATACTTCAGCTGAGTCACTAGTAATAGTACCAGCATATACATTATATGGATCATGTTGTAGATCACTAGATGTACAAGCACCTAAGCCATTAGATAATATCATAGCAAACTTCTGAATAATAGAATCTAATCTTTCTCCTGAAGTAATAACTATTTTTTCACCATTTTCACCTATCTGAAAAGATGTACCACAATAGCTAACACATGCAGCACACTGCACATCTTCACATCTCTCACTGCCTACACTACAATCAGTATAAGTACATGGGTTTGTTAAAGCTGTGTCAGCACAACTACATTTTTCACTACATTTTGTACAATTACATGCCATTTTTTAATTTTTTATTTTATGAGCAACCTGCTATTATTTCTGCACTAATTGTGGATGGATCTTCATTTTGATTCCAATTTCCACCTGTGTTGATTGCCAACTCTCTCCATGGTTTAACCATAGTTCCTCCATTATTAAATTCCTTATTTACACCTTCACCTAGAACAAATATCTTTATTCCTGCAGCATTTGCTTGATTTGTTAACTGCTGAATAAATGCATAGTCTGTACCAGTAAATTGATCATCATCTCCAGATGATATATCATCCGTTATACAAATTATATATTTAGCTACATTATTTCTAAATGCACCTAAGAAATTACTATTCATAACTCTTGATATAGCTAAATCCATTGGCTCAGGATTAGAAGCACCACTACCTATTGGTACGCCACCTGGAGGTGAACCTGTATTTAATAAGTTAACTTGTGTTGTTGCATTAGCTCCGTTATTATTAGCAAACATTTCCCAAGCAGTGAAGAACATTGTATTACCACCTGCAGCTGTACCATTTACTGCTTCTTTCTGTACTGCTGGTAATGCTATATAATCAGTTGAAGTTGCATAGGTTGGTGTTTGATTTGCTGAACTTTTCTCACTAACTGTCATTACACCAATTCTATAATTATTAGAACCAGAAGATGTATCAATAGTGTTAACTAGTGTTGCAAAACCAGTTTTAATAGCATTAATTTCATCTGACATTGATCCAGTATAGTCAAGACAGAATGCTACATCCATACCATTTGTACATGGTGCTGCACCAGTTTCAGTTTGGAATGTTACTTGAGTAGCTGAACATACTTGTGTTTGACCACCATATTCTACTGTCAATCTTACTGTATATGTTGTTGAAGGAGATAATCCTGTAAATGAATGACTTACACTGTTACCTGGGTTATTAATAGTGTATGTAGCTGCTACTACACCATTGTTGTCTAGTATATCTATAATATATACAGCTGTTGCTCCTATTTGATTTACAAATGATACATCCACTCCTGTTTGAGTTACATTACTTGTTACTGGTGTTGGGCATGGTATTAAACCAGGTACCACATTTGATTGATTAGCTGTACAAGTATCTGCTCCATCAGTTACACTAAACTCAACAAGAACATTCATATCACCTTGTGTATTCAAAGTAGATACGTTAAAGTTAAGACCATTAGGGTTATTCTGTAAAGTAGAAACACTAAAGGTCTGTGTTAAGTTAGCACCTAAACTATCAGTTACAGTTATTTTACTAAATCCTGCTGAATCATTAAATGAATTAGGTATACTTGAATTTATAAAACTAAAGTTTATATTATCTATAATACCATTAGAGTTAGTACCTGTACTAGTAGTATATGCAAAGGTAATACCATCACATCCACTAGGGCAGCAATTTGTTTGAACGTTTGAAAGTGCATTATATAGATCATCTATAACTACCCAAGCATTTTGTAATGACTGTGCCATAGTGCTTGGTGAAGCATTCCATCCTGTTATAGAACCATAAGATGTTGATGAGTTTGCTAAACTTGTTGTAGAAGATGTTAGTGCTGTTTGATTTACTGCTGAATTAATAGCAGCTGGTAAACCTACTGCATTCTGTAAAGAACAAAAAGCACTTTCAAGTGCTAATACAACTACTGATACATTTGTTAATTGTCCTACATTACTCACACACGTTGGTACAATCTGAACTTCTGATGAAGTACCTGAACACGGTAATACACATGCTTCTAGAATTGATACTCTATTATCAATGCTAGTTAAAGTTGAATTGATTGTATTTATACTAGCTAAGTTAGTGCATACTTGATTAGCTATATGAGTTGCAAATTCATCTAAACGTAATTCAGTTACAGGATTACCACTTGGATCATTATACTGCAAACAAGCAGGTAATACCATCATTGGTAGGGAAGAGCTGCCTCCACCACCTGGGTTGCTAGGTACTGAATTACTATTAGCACAAATTTGTGTTACCATAGCCTGTAATACAGGGACTAAGGTTGTAGGAGTTATTCCTGGAATATTTAAACAGGTTAAATCTAGACCTGTTAAACTTGGATTAGCTGTTACACCATCTGTAATAATCTGGCATACTTTATCACCAATCTTTTTTGTTACTTCACTGATTGTATCACCAGTACAAAGATCTATACATGAAATATCTGGGCCTTGCCATATAACGCAATTGGATGAAATATTGTCACATCCATTTGTAGTGCCGCTTGAATTAGTTGGGATCATAAATATTTTTTTTTACTATAATGTACTGCTGACTTATGAACTATACAATTATAATATACAAAATTTTTTAAAACCAAACAAGAAAGTCTGGTTCTAAAAAATCTTGCAAATATTTATGAGAAGTATCTTACTTGGCTTCTTCTTCTTTTGGTTCTGCTATTTCACCATTATCAAGGTTTACATTGACACGCCCATACTTTTCCTCTAGTTCTTTTACTTTTGTTTCCCATAAACCTTTAGCTGATGCATGCTTTGATAGAAGATTTACTCTAGTAAGTTCATGAGCTCCTAAATCAAATATTGCTTGATTCAAATTACCTTGTGCCTCACGTACTTCTTTAAGTTCTTTAGCAGTTAATTTTTTTGCTTTTGCTTTTTTTGCCATTTTGTTGATTTTAAATTGTTACAAATATATAAATTATTTCCAAGATATTTCCGTCACAATTTTTGGTGTTTTAGAAAATAACTCTTCTTGTACTATTTCCTTCAAAGATAATAAATAGTTTTCAGATATTTTAGATTTTAAATAGTTAATTACTTCTTTCTTTTCTAGTTCTTTATAGTCACTGGTACTTATTTTATCTTTAGGATCAAAAACTACAGCCAATGCACCTTGTGCAGCAGCTGTCCTTTTTTTCTTGTATTTACCTACTGATCCATGTAGTTCATATATAATTTGTTCTATGGAGTCATCTTGTCTTGTCACCAAAGATACAATTTCCCAGCTATACACAATATCTTTTATAGTGGGTTCAGTAGATTTTTTAACAACTTTTTTGGTTGTTTTTTTAGCTTGTGGTTTTTTTACCACTTTCTTTTTGGTTTTTTTTCTAGCCATTATATATAGAGTTTTCCCAAATATAATAAATTTATTTATTCAGAATAAGTAAATTTAAGAGTTTCTTCTTCATCTAAAGCTAGTTGCTCAACATTTGCAATACATATGGCTTCTAAAGGATCTGACTGAGGTTTTGCCCACTCTAATACTTTAGCTTCAAACTCTGCTGAATCTTCAAACTCTACAAAGTTATCTACATCTTCTGGTAGTAAACCTATATATTGTACACCAGGTTCTGTATGTGAATATGTACCATCTGTTGCAGTAACGTCAAAGTAAATTTGTTCAATAACATGGTTTTTTCCTAACCATGTTTTTTTACCTTTCATTGCTGTTATTTTTACTGATGTTGTTATTGCCATAATTTATTATTTTAAGTTAAAGTTTGATCTGGATTATTTCTCCATACCTGCCTATTTATTACTGTATATTCCACTGTAATATACCAAGTAGGTTGACTACTAGCACTAATAGCTGAAGGTAACATAAGTTTTACAGGAGATTCTGTTGTACCCCTTTCTTCATTCTGCGGATTACTAAGTCCAAACAAATTATTATAAGCACAATATTGCCATGCACCATCACCATTTATAATAACAGATCTTGCTACACCTCCTAGAATTGCATATGTACTATTTGCCTTTTGTTGAATAAATTCTACAGCATATGTATTAGTTGACCATCCCGAACCTTTATTACTTCCAGTTTTATGTATAAATATATCTTTGACTATTAATAGCATACCAGAATCTGGAGTTGGTGTTACATTAACAGCATTAGCAAAACCAGAACCTGAAGGCCAACCGCCTTGTTCTAGTTTAGTGGTGTATCTATATGTTGCCATTAAGACTTTACCACCTGTTCCAAAACCTGCTGTAGATCTTACTAAACCTGTATTTGCTGTACCTGATAACCAAGTATCTTTATTAGTAGGTGTGTAAGCACCCATCTTAACATATCTAGGCCCAGATCCTCCTTCTACAAAGAAGTTTTGTTCTGTTGTATTACCTACATTTAATTCATTCCTTGCTCTAAATGTTCCATTAACATCAAATGCAGAACCTGGAGTTGTAGTTCTAAATCCTGTTTTTTTATTTACTAAATCTAAATACCAAGTAGGATTAGCTGGATCAGCACCAAAAGTCATGATACCTGCTCCAGTTATTTTTGTTCTTAAAGTATTGTTTGTTTTATTTAGTAATGAAGCGTTATCTTGAGTATTAATTGAAAAATCTCCAGTACCTCTGTGCGTAATATCTGATGAAGTATTTGCACCAGTATTACCTCTAATCATTCTTAATCCATAATCAGTGTAAGTAGTATCACCAATAAGGTCAATATAAGCATAACCATTTCCTGATCTACTAGCACCTATCTCAATATTATATTCTGAATCTGAAGATCCTCCTAATCTTAGAGTACTACCATTCCATGTGAATTCAGAACTAGAAGTTATACTTGAACCTCCATTCCAATAAGCTACTCTACCTGATGCACCACTACCAGTAATTGAGCCGTTTCCAGTACCTGCACCTATTAGTTCTCTTATCACAGCAGCTGTCATATCATCTGACAATTCTGCTTCTCCACCATTATTTATTATAGCTGGTATCCCAGTATCTGGAGATGTATTAGTAATTGTAATTGTACCTCCACTTGAGGTTGATGTCATTTCTGACTGTATTCCTGTTCCTTGTGCTATTGTAACAGTCTCTCCATTTGTTACACTTGTTGATTCAGTACCATTACCTTCTTTAATAGTCCATGATGACATTGATCCACTTCCGGTACCAGCACCAATCAAACTTCTTACTTCTGCTGCTGTAATACCTGAGTTTAATGAAGGTGAGCTACCATTGGATAAAATAGCTGGTGTACCTGTATCATTTATAACACCCAAATTATCTCTTGCATCAGCAGCATTATCTGCACCAGTACCACCATTAGCCACATCTAATTCTGCTCCACTCCAATCATCATTGCTAATAGCTAATGTACCTCCTAATGTCAAGTTTCCAGAGGTTGTTACTGTACCAGTTAATGTAAGTCCATTTTTAGTACCAGTTCCACCAACAGATGTTACAGTTCCATCACCACTTCCTGTACCAGCCCCTATATCACTTCTTATTTGAGCAGGAGTCCTACTTTTTATAACGCCACTATCACTGACTAAAATTTTACTAGCAGCAGAGCCTAAAGCACTTAAGGTGCTAAGTGTTGTTCCACTACTATTAAATCCTATTCTTTTTGTTCCTCCTGTTGCTATTTCTAAATTATCTGCAGCAGAACTATATATTCCAGTGTTAGTATCTTGAGCTCCAGTTCCACTCCTCTTTCCAAAATTTAAACCTGGTTTAGCTTTTGTACCTGGTGTAATTTGTAAATTAGAACTATTTGAAGTAGCAGAACCTTCAAACTCTGCGGTATTAACTCCACCATCATTTTGTATAACAAAAGGGTAGCTTGCAGAATCTTTTACAAAAGTACCAGTATTAGATTCAAAAAATCTTGAATTAGTTATAGAAGTAGAGCCATTAAATTTTACAAGTCTACCTGATGTTCCTGAGCCAGTGATTGTTCCAGTATTAGTTGTGAATCCAGCATCATTATCAAATATACTAAGTCCTATTTCGTTTGCAGCCTTTCTTCTTTCTGCTCCAGAATCTAATACTATAAATTCATCACTACCTGTCATTGCAGCTGTCATATCTGTTAATTCAGATAAATCTAAAGTAATAGTAAATGTGCCTGAAGTAGTTATAGTTCCACCCCCATCTAAACCAGTTCCTGTAGAAAGTCCTACACTTGTTACTGTACCAGAACCTAATCCAGACACAGAATCATCTACATACTTTTTGTTAGCTGCATCAGTAGCAGCACTCACAGTGTCAACACCTTGTATACGTCCTGTACCACTTAGTATTATATCACCACCACTAACTGTTAAATCACTTGCTATAGTTGCATCACCAGCTTCATTAACTCTAAATAAGAAACTATTACCTCCGTTTTGTACTTCAAACTTAGAACCACTTGTATCATTATTAGAATCTACTTTTATAATTAAATCTGTAGTAGATTGTAACTTACCTGCAAATGTAGAATTCCCATCTGCATCATTTATTGTTGTTGTATTTCTTCCTGCCCATCCGCTTGACCAATTGTCAGGTGAAGAGTTTATCTGTAATCCTTGTTCTGCATTTATATAAACATATTCATTTGTTTGTCCTGTAGCTTGACCATTAGACTCACCTGCATTAAGTACAAGTTGTTGACCACCATATGTTCTTATTTTATCAGCTCTTATTGAGTCTGCATTAGTAGCATCAATTCTACTTGAAAATGTTTTTACACCAGCAATAGTTTGGTTACCTGAAGTTCTTACTACAGTACTATCAACTGTTAATGTACCAGATGTGGTAATAGTTCCTCCACTTAATCCATCACCTGTAGCTACGGATGTAACAGAGCCACTACCAGTTCCTGCTCCAATATCACTTCTAAGCTGAGCTCCAGTTCTATACTTTACTACACCGCTATCACTAACTAAAAACTTGTCAGTATCAGAACTAGCATTAGCTATACTACTAATAGTTACTGATCCTGTTACGGAAACACCTGATGTTGTTGTTTCAAATTTTTTGACATTGTTCTCATATAGCTCAATTGATCCATTTGCAACAAAATTAGCATATGTTTCATTGCCCATAAATGCAGTACCAAAAAAGATACTGTTTGCTGCCTTAATTTCTAAACCATTTGTAGATGTATCAGCAATATAACTTTTATCTGTTAGGTTATTATGATAGATAGATAAATCAGTACCAGCACCAAACTTTGCTAGTATATTATCTGGAAAAGATATTCCACTACCAGAAGATGACATAGTACCTCCACTAAGTTGTAAATATCTTCCATCTAGATCTACTGTAACTGCACTAAGACCTTGCCTATTAAGTGTTAATATTCCATTACCTGTACCAAATGAGGCACTTGTAACATAATTATTAGTATTGATTAAATTTTGAAGCTCACCTAATTCTAATGATTGATTAATATTATTTACATCATCTTCATTATTAATCATCATAAAAAGAGAACCAGTATCTGCACTAGCAGCAGTACCACTATAACCAGGTAAACTTTGTATATCTATTCCAAGGGTAGCTGTACCACCTGAATAACTAAGAGTTAGACCATCTTTATTTCCTCCTCCATTAATATTAACATTACCAGCACCTATTGAAGATGCATTTGCAGTAGTAATACTTATTGTACCAGATCCTGTAATTGTTCCACCTTGTATTGGAGAAGTTGTTGCAATAGAAGTTACACTACCTGAACCAGCTCCTATATCTGACTTAACTTGTGCTTTTGTCCTATATTTAAGAGCTGAACCATCCCATACAACAATACCGGTATATGTAGCATTATCATTAGATATAGAGGATACTGAGAGTGTACCTGTAACTTCAGAATTATTTAAGAATTTTATTGCCATACCGGTATATTTTTATCAAAAGTACAAAATATAAACGTATTTTGAAAGGATAGCTATTATAACTATCCTTTCTAATACTTTATATTATCTTACCTTACTAACTAAAACTCTTAATGAATTTGCCGTTTGTGTTTGGGCAGTAGAAAGAGTTAAGCTATATGGAGATGATGTGTCTCTTACTACATCTACATATACAGTAGCACCACTTGATACTTCATATACTTGTACTATAACATCTGCAGTGCCTAGACCATGAGCAACTGACCAACTTGTTGAGTTACTTGATGGATATGTTCCTGCAAAACCTTGCTTATCTAAATGTGCTTTTAATGTAGCTGGAGTCACCATTAAGTGATCTCCTGAAGTACCATTATCAACTTCTGTTTGAGTTGCTGTCTCAGCTACACCACGTGCACCTTCAGTTGCATCAGGTAATGTTCTTGTAGAGTGTGATTGAATAACACCATCAGTCATATTTAACTGGTCAATTACAGTAACACCTGAAGTATTGATATCTGAGTCAGTACCAATAATTTTATTAAATGTACTTGATAACTGAGCATCACTAATACCGCCTGCTTTAATTGTAACAAACCCGTTTGCTGTTGCAGAGAAAGAAGCACTGCTAAATCCAGCAACACCTTTTTCTGTTGCTCCATCTGTTGCACCTGTACCTGCAATGTTTTGATCTTGTATAACTATACTATAAGCTGTCTCAGCCGGATTAGAACTTGCATTAATATCAGCATTAGCATAGATCATATCACCAACTTCTACATCTACAGTACTACCATTAAAAGATATAGTACCATCTGCAGTAACAACAAAGAAGTCACCTGTAGTAAGTGCAATGTTACTTGAACCTGCTATTTTAGGAGTGTTTGTACTTGCATCATATCCACCTTGGAATACACCAACTCCAGCAACAAGTGATTGAACTTGTCCTAAGTTAACAGCATCTGTACTAGCTGTACCATTAGCAAGAGAATTAATTTTATTATTGCTCATGGTTATATTACCATTTGGTGCTCCTAATACATTTAGTGGAATATCAACTAAACTTGCTTTTCTTACTGCACCACTTGCACTATCATCTCCAATTAAAATTGTATCATCTGATTCTGCATTACCACTCATGCCAGTTGCATCATTAATAATACCAGTAGATGAATAATCAACTGCAATAGTTGGATTGACTGTGCTAGATCCTGAAGAAATTGTTAAACCAGCTCCAGCAGATACACTTGTTACTGTACCTACTGTTAAAGTTCCTAAACTACCATTACCTAATACAACTTGTGAAGCTGTTCCAGCACCTGTTACTGCAATTGTACCAGAACTTGTTACTGGTGAACTAGAAACACTAAATGCTGAAGGCATAGATAATCCTACACTTGTAACTGTTCCTAAATTAGCTGTAAATGGTAAATTAGATATTAAGAATTTTTTTGTTGTGTTATCTGTTGAATCTACACCAGCTACAAAATCTGCTCCTGCAGGAGTAACTGCAGATAACTCATTAAGATCTAAACTATAGGTTAATGTATTTGGTGATCCACTGGCTGCAGCAGCATCTAATCCTGTTCCACCTATAAAGTTTACTGTCTCACCATCAGCAATATCAACAGCTGTTCCACCATCTCCTTTTAGTTTCCAGTCTGTATATGCTCCAGCAGGAGTTGCCCAAACGTTGTCACCTCTAAGGAAGGTAGTAGCACCTGGTGATCCAGTTGCAGAAAGATCTGCTGTAATTGTACCTGTAGTTGTAATAGTACCTCCTGATACATCTACAAACGTACCACTAGTAGTACCTACAGATGTAACTGTACCATCTGCTCCAAATCCAGGCATATCTGAAATAAGAGCTTTTTTAATTGTATTATCAGTTGCATCAGAGAACCATAGTGTGTCAGCACCAGCAGGAGTAGCTGTAGTTGCTGCTAAAATTGCGTTGTCTGTACCAGCATAATCAATGTTTACTGTTGGAGTAACTGATGCTGATCCAGATACTGTGATACCTGTTCCGCCTGATACAGAAGTAACTGTACCAACATTAGCTGTAGCAGTAGTGCTTATTGTTAACTTAGCACTATTAGTTCTAGCTACACTAATTAAACCAGTACCTGCTATTTCTACATCATCATTAGTACCATCAGATCCTGCTAATCTTATTTTGGTTGTAGAACCAGGTACAGATAAATCATATGTTGTATCACCGTCTGATCCTGTTTGAATGCTCACCCAGTTTCCGTTTTCACGTACTCTCAGTTTGTTAAGGCCAGTATCATAATAAAGCTGACCATCTCCATAGACTGTAGGGGCACTCCCTAAGTTTTGGATTCTAGCTAATTCCAGCTGATTCCCAACTAAGGTAATATTGTTTAAAAATTTAATACTTGCCATAACTTTGTTTTTTTAATTTCTATATATAATTTTAATTTAAATATGCACATCCGTTAAATGCAGAACCAAATGTTAATACTAAAACATTAGAGTTAGTATATGCTACATTTCCTACAACAACTGTATTTCCACTATCAACAACTGTGACTGATGGAAATCTACCTAGATTATGCGTAATTGTCCACTGTGCTAATGGAAGGTCTTGGCAGAATACAAATGTTCCAGCATCTGCTATAATTTGCTCTAGATCTAAAACAGTACAAACATTAGTTGGTATTTCTGGACAAGATTGACTTGCCTTAACATTTACCTTAGCTAATGGTTCTACAAAAGTTCCAGATACGCCTGATGCAACTACAACTTTTGATGAAGCTGCATTTTGCCAATCACATAATTTCTTATTTACTATAGCGTCTTCAAAATCTGTATAGCAACATGAGTCTATACCAAATTTAACTGTCTTAAAGTTTGCATATGCTTGATTTGCAAAATTTTGTTCAGTCTTAATCCTCTTCAATAAAGAAAGCTCCTTCTGCTGTGCAGAGTTACTTGATGCTACTATTGTTGATGATGCCATAATTATTTGTTTCTTAAATCTTGTATCTGCTGTCTAGCCAACTCAAGTCCTAGGTCTCTGGATGTATCTAACTTTGCATCTGCTTTTGCTTTACATTGTTTACAAACCACAACCCCATTTCCTAAACTAGCTTTTTGGCATCCACAAGTAAATACTTTACCACAGTGTGCACAATTTGCCATTTCTTTTGGTTTACATTAAATATTTAGAACTTGAACCACAGTTACCTGAAGGACAAGCTATTTTTTCTAATCTATTTTTTGCATAATTATAGAGTTGCATTCCCTGTGCAGCTGCTTGACAGTATTCTACATTTGATACTGCTGCATCTATCATAGTTCTTATATAATACATCTCTGCTAATATTGCTTGTTTATCTGAATCTGGTTGACACGCCTGTACATCTAAGTCACATAATACTTCATAGTATCTTGTAAGTAACTTAGTTACTCTTAAATGATTATATTCTACATAAACTTTAGAGTTAGGAGATACACTATATTTTACAATGTATATTCCATCAGGTATATGTTCAGTCTTTGTACCACAGTCTTCCTTCTGTAATGCAAGTGTACATGCCGTAAGGCACATATCAAACTCTTTATCAACTTTGATTAAAACAGGTACAGTGTACCCAGGCAATGTTATTAACAATTCCTCACAATCTACCGCTAGCTGTTTAGAGTATTGACTAGTATCTTTTATGCATAGTAGATCACAATTAGATACCGTTGGAATCTCTAAACTTAATATATGTTTGTTTGCCATTTCTTATAACTTTAGTACACTATATAGATAATATACAAAAAAATCAAGAATATATAAAATAAAAAGAGCAGGAGTTTTTGGCTCCTGCTCTAATTAAGTTTAAGAAAAACAATATCTTACCAATAAGTATTACTTGTTTGGAAAGGTACTTTGTTTCCATTATCACCAGCCCATGCAGATAAACCTTCCATTAAGTCATCTAACTGACCTTGTGCTGCAGCGTCAGAACATTTTACATAAATTTTGTAAATGTACTGATCATTATCAAACACACCAGTTGGATTGTTAAATCTTGGCACAGAATGCTTGATATAATATGCTCTATAAGTAGCACTTCTATCTACAGCAGCTAACAATTCATCAGACATTTCAATTTCTCTGATTCTTGCACTACTAGCATTACCTTGATTGTAAGGGCTTTGTCTGTATCTCTCTGACAAAATTAGATCTCTAATTACTTGCTCACCTTGAGTTTGTTGCATTGATCCTGGAGTAGCTGAAGCAACACCACAGTCATTACATGGGTTACCAGTTTCATCTAATTGAGAAACAATAATCTCAACAGGCTCAGCATTAAAGTGATCTCTAGTATCAAAAGAACAGTTGCCAAATACAGTGTCTACATATGCACCTACAAAGTTTACTTTAGCAGAAACTTTTACTGCACCATGAGGATCAGTAGAAGCTACATAAGTACCATCTTTACCTTCTGCAATAGTGTAGATTTCTTGTACAACTTCACCAGCTGCATCAGTTTTAGATACAACTAATCCACCATCTTTAACAGAGTCAACAATAAATTCAGCGTCTGCTCCACCACCTGTAATAGTTATTACATCAGCAGCAGCGTAGCCTGATCCTACATCTGCAATAGAGAATGTAGCAACAGCACCACCAGCAACGGTGTCAATGTTCACTTTTAAACCAGATCCACTTCCACCTGTAGTTGCTACACCTGAAGCAACAGAGTAACCTGATCCACCCGCAGAAAGCGTAGCACCAGATACACCTGCAAGCTTTTGTTCAGCAACAAAAGGTTTGATTAGAGGATCAGCTAAAGCCATATCAGCCATATTAGCTAATACTAAAGCAACGTCAATATACTCTTGACCATCTATACAACATACATTTGCTGAGTCAGCAATTGCATAAGCATTGTGATTTAAAAATCTTAATGCTGGAGATCCTTTAACGTCAATTCTCATAAATTGAGTTTTACCACAAGGAGCACAATCAGAAGCTAATGATAAGCTTGCTGTTGCGTTTGATGCAGTAAGACAGTTAGTTCTCCATAATTCAGTAATGTACTTAGGATTAATTCCTTTTGACTTTACTGATTCTTTGTAACCACCATGTCCTGGATTGTTTCCAATAGTATCTTTAGAATAGAAGGATCCTTGGACAATGTAAGCAAGTTCACCTGCAGATACAGCTGGTACACCAGCTCCACCAGGTAATGCTACAGATTCCCAATCTTTTCCATCTACTAAAGCTAACTGACCGGCAGTCAAAGCACTTGTTGCAGTATTAGCAGTTAATAACGTGCTATCTGCAATAAACGTCTTGATAAACGAATGATTAAAATAAGCCATAATTTCTAGTTTTTAATAAATAAATAAATAAATAAATGATAAGGGTTTTAAACCTTATATATATAATATACAAATTTCTTCATATATCACATAATTTTTTTAATTGTTTCTTTCTGCTGCTTGCATGCCTCTTTGCTGTTGATATACATTTTCTATATCTCCTGCAATTAGTGCAGCTGTGTCATCAAGGATAACTTCAACTAAGTCATCTTTAAATTCACAATTTACATTAGCTGTACTTACTAAACCAGTATATGGATTTACACAATCCACCACCTCAATAAGCACAGGTTTTCTATAATAAGTTAATACAGGGTTAACAATGTCAAAGCTGCTATCCCTGTATATTCTTATTCTATTATCTATCATAGTACAGAATGTTTCTCCCCATTCAAAACTTGGATTCTTTAATGGATCCCTTAATAAAAGAGGAACATTAGCTTCTTCAGCTAAATATACTGTCATAGATCTTGGTGTACAACAATCATCTTTTGCTTGAGTTGTAACCCTTTTGTACTCTAAATATGTATCAATTGGAAAATTAGTTGCTTCAAAGTATGTGTCAGTAACATTACCTGTAAGAGATAACTCTATTAGTAATGGTTGTAAATCATCTATTCTTTTCTTAGATAACTCATCACCTTCTTTATACATATTTCCACCGTGCAGGTTTCTCCTACACCACTCTATCTGAGCCTTATTAAAAGCTTCTATAAACTGCCAGCATTCAATGTTATCATAATCATTACTATCTAGCTTATTTAACCTTTGTTTAAGCTTTATAAAGAGTGTACTATTTTCCATTATTTAATATTTTATGAGTTCCAATATGGTTCAACTTTGTCTAATAATGACAACAATGTTTCTTCATTTTCTGGATCTCTAAGGAAATCTAAGCACTCATTAGGTCTTTTACCCATTCTTACTCCACTGTCAATTGGTTCCATCCAACCACCAGCTTTAGTAACAATAAATCTATAATAAAGACCATCTTTAATTAATGCTCTGATTTTTAACTCCTCCATATCCAATCCTGCAACCTCCAGGAATTGTGATGCAGCTCTCTTCTTATTACCCTCAGCACCATTTCCATTCACATAGTCATCCATGTTTTCAAATAATACATCATTAGGTGTATTCTTTGTATATTGTACACTATCAGCATCACATACTTTTGCAACATAAAGTAGCTTAGTAGTGTTAGTATCATATAACTCAGTTAACTTAGAGATAGCTCTGTTTCTGAGTTTAGTGTACTCTGTTCTAGTAGTTAAAGTTTCTTCAACTGTATCTAGATAAAACTTTGGTTCTTTCTGTGCAGATTTTGCCTCCTTTAGTGATTTTGCAACTATAGAAAACCCACCTGCTTTGATTGCATAAAGTTTAATTTTATCATATGGATCAACTTCTGGATCTAAAAATACAGGGTCATTACCACATCTAATTTCAATCTTATCCCAGAACTTAGAGTTGTCTGGCTTCATTACTGTAAGCTTATTCCAAAACTCTTTATCTTTTGGATCTACTACATTTGCAGCAAGTGAAGCTTCTAAATCAGCAACTACAGCTCTGATCTCAGCAATCTTTTCTTTCTTTTCTTTTGGAGGTAAAGCTTTTACTTCTGGTGCAAATTCATTCAACCCTGTAACATATCTCTTTACCCCATTTAATTCTAAACAAGCTAAACTTTCTTGATGCCATACGCCATCATGAAGAGCTAAGCCATATTGTTCTAACCCCATATTCTCCTTGCTAGGATTAAAATAAGGTCTAATAGCTATTGTGCTACTTTTCTTTTTATGTTGATATTTCTCAACAATAGTGTAATCTTCCATAATATTGGTTTTAAAAATTAATAATTGTTATACATAGTCAAAAGTACAAAATCTTGTACAATCTATTATTATTAATATTTCTAAAAGCAAGACGTTAATCTTGCTTCAAGTTATTTGACGTTAGTCAATAACAATTTTTAATATTCCAGCAGTGTGATAAATATCTCCCTTTTTTAAGCCTGCAGCTTTAGCAGCAGCATTGTCAGCATAAGAATCAGAATCAGCAATATCACGTATCCAAGATCTAACTAAATTTACATGTAGTAATCTTGCATTACCTGTTTCTGCTCTTGAAACCCCCTCATATGCTGGGCTCTCAAATTGAGATTTTAATACAGCTAGTTGTTTTGGTGCTCCCATGATATTTATTTTTTAAAGGTTAAAAATAAAAGGGAGGAGGTATTACCCGCCTCCCCTTTGATTACAATTCTTAGAATGATCCTCCCGTAACTGGGTTTCTCATTACAATTTTTAGAACTTTAGTCGGATCTTTAACCCATACAGCTGGCATGGTCTGAGTCATATATACTCTATATCCATTGAACTGACCAGTAGATGCAAATCCTTGAGTTCTTCCCATGTAGTCCATAGTACCATTTTGGTAGAACCACTTAAGTTGATTATCCCAAGAAAGTTTCAACAAGTGAATGTTGTCATTTCCTTCATCAGTTACATCAAATATAATAAAGCTAAATGAACTTAGAGGTCTACCATCAATTAATGGATTCTCAATATCATTAGTGTTTAAGTTGTCAAATGCAGGATTCAATACAAACTTAACGTTAGCTAAGAAAGGAATAGTAAAGCTTGTGTAAGCAAAACCATAATCTAAATCCATACCTTGTCCACTTACAGCTCCAATTTGAGATGCATTTTGAACTAAACCAGAACCATACACTTCATCAGCAATTGCTTTGTTGATAAGTTGCATACCACCAATACCTGTTTGAACAACAAGTGATCTTTGTGGGTCTGGTCCTTTAAATTCAACTTTACCTTGGTAGAAGTTGTAGAGCTCAGACTTGAACATGTCAAGAGTGAAAGAAGACTTGTTGTATACTCTCTTGAAAGAGTTATCCAACTGTGACCATAAACCAACAGATAATCTGATATCATCTGGTCCGTCTTGCTTAATTCTACCACCTTTACCCCACATTAGGTAAGTTTCAATATCTGTAGCAATTTTAGAAAGGTGTGCTGCTTCCATATTAGTAATGAAAGTACGTGTAAGAGTACCATTTTCCATAGCTTCTCTTGCACCAGCTTTACCCATAGTTGCTACTAATCCTTCAATACTAGGTACTGATGGATTGTTAGGATCATTGTCAAAGTTTCTCCAGATTTCAGTAACAGGTACAGTACCATCAGCATTCAAACCACCTTTGATCATAAGATCAGCACGGCTTGAAATAGAATAGTGTACGTGTGCTTCAGCTCCTCCTACAAAGTTGTAGAACTCTCTGAAACCAGAACCTGTTTCAATATCAGAAAACCTCTCACCATATTCACCTCTAGCAGAACCTTTTCTAAAGAATTTTGTTCCTTTAGCTAGGTACTTATTATCTAAACTAGCAGCGTTGTTATTGTTAACTAACTGCACAGTATAGACAAACCCATCACCTGCAGGGATAATATCATCTGCAGTGATATACAATTCAAGACCATTATACTTATCATAAGTGATAATATCACCATGACCAAATGATCTCTTGTTGACCTTAATCTTAAATGTAGTGCCATCTACACCTTTACTTGCGTTCTCAGGTTCAATGTCAGCCACAATATAAGGCAGGTCTTGAGCAATAGGAGTTTGCCATTTATACTCACCTCTAGCGTTGTCCACCAAGATTGTATTCTTTCCACCAAAAGAAGCCATTTGATATAAAGGCATTTCAACTTTTTGAGTCATTGCCCATAAATCAATTGGTCCCATATCCATAGGCTCAGGGTTACCAAGCATCTGGGTAAGGTGATAAGAATCAACATGAGAACTTGCTTTATAGCTTGTATCTCTTAGGAAAATCCCATTATTTAAAACTGGAGTTGCCATAATTTGATTGTTTTTGATTGTTAATAATTAATTTCAGTTTATATATTTAATTGTTGTAATTAAATTCGTTTAAAAATATTTGTTGGCCTTTTGATCTTTCTTTTTGAAGATGTTCTTTTACTTTCTTCATTTGCTTGTTGCACACCTAATGATGTACCACCTGCATTTGATTGTTCAGTCTTCAACTTTCTGACCGTTTTCTCTACACTTTTCTGAGCTCCTTTATCCATAATCTTTGCTTTGTATCCTTCTGGATCCTGTAGCAACCACAGTGCTTCAGATATTAAAGAGTAGTTTGGCTCAACAAACTGATACTTTTCTAGTAAGTGTCCTAATAAATTAGTGTTCTTTCCACTTACTGAAGGATAATTAGGTTGTACCAACCCGTGATATAACATTGCTTGAGTCTTTCTATCAACTTTAATGTCACCTAATTTACCATCTTTCAAAGTATCATATACATTCTTCATATATGCTTTAGATGCATTCTCTTGTTGTTTCTTCTTAAGCTCTTGCTCTTGAATCTTTTGTGCAACAACCTTTTCTTGCATCTTGTCCAGTTTAGGTTTAAACTTGTTAGCTTGTTGTTCTAACTTACCTAAATCTTTCCATATTTCAATTTCTTCTTGAATCTCTTCAGTAGTACCATATCCAGTAGCACTAAGATATTCAGTGATAATTTTTTCTTGATCAGATGCTTTCTTTACATCTAGATCTCTTGTTTCTTCAACTTGGGCAAGAGTTGAAAACAATCCTTTTAAGTCTTTACCACCATCTGCTACATATCTTGCAGCAATTTGTAATTCTTGTGGTAAACTTTGAAAGAACTGTTTTGGAGTTTCTTGTCTTACTTGATTTGCTTTTTCTTCTAAGTTAGCTTCAATTAACTCTTCCCAATCCTTTGCACTATATTCTTCTAATGGTTTGTCATCATCAAAAGGAACTATTTTATCTTCCTTTATTAATTTACCAAAAACATCAGATATACCTGATATAGTTTTTCTACCTCTCTTTGCCTTTGGCTCTTCTTCAGTTTCTTCAACTTCATCAAGAGAGTTTAAAATTTCTTCAACATTTTCTTCTGTCTTAGTCTCCTTGCCTTCTTCTGCTTTGACTTCTTCTTCTTTTACCTCTTCTTTAGGTTCTTCAGCTTTCTCCTCAGCTTTATCTTCCGTCTTAGCATTCAAATCATCAGCATCATTTGCATCAGGATCTAAAAAGGCCATATCTGACTTTTTTCCAGTGCCAGAGAAAATGTTTGTTGGCTTTTTAGAATCTTGTTGGATGATGTCAGCACCACTTGGTGCAGCGTTAAAAATCTCATCCAAATTGATATCTACTTGTTCTACGTTACTGTTCACAGTATTTGTTTCTGTATTACTCATAATTGTTGGTTTTAAAGATTTATACTTCTTACATATATAATATAAGAAACTTTTTTCATTCTAAACTTATAATATTTGGAATATTATGAAAATAAAATGCAGTATATAGCTAACGTTTATTTTTTATCTTCAGATTTAGGAGAATCATACTTATTTTTGTTCTCTTTAGCTATTTGAAGTTTGGTATCAGCTATTTGTTTTTGTGCAGCTATCTTTTCTTTTTCTACAGCTAGCCTGCTATTTTCCATTGAAGCTTTAGTAGCATTTTTCTGACGCTCTAAGTTCATTTTCTCTTGATATTGTGTAGTATCTCTAATATCTTTCATAGCATCTTGATAATCAGACATTTGGTTTTGGTTTATATCTACCATAGAACCATAACCGGCTGATCTAATCTCAGCTAAAAGCACATCATTTTGTCTATCTTTTTCATTTTCTGACATCTCAACTTGTAGCTTTTGTTGCTCTTCTTGAGCTTTTGCCTGTAGTTGTTGCTCTTGCATCTCACGTTGCTGTTGCATATCTTGCTGTCTTTGTTTCTGTATTCTCATTTCAGAGTCTTTTAATATGTCAGAAACTTCAGCAATTGAGTCAGCCTTAACAATATTACCAAGCTCATATATACTTGCACCACTTGTATTATTAGTAAGTGCTAATTGTTTAAGGTTTTCAAGTATAGCTCTGTGATTTGTTTTAGTAGTAGCAAATACATTAAAATCTCTAAGTAGTAGATCTGTACCATTTATAGTAAAGTTTACTTTCTCAGCTTCTGTAGATATATAAGAAAGTCTTACACTTGGATTAGTGCTATAATAATGTTGTGCTAAATCAGTTCTCATTTGATGTACTCTTGGCATTAAATGATCTGAATGTTGTACAAAGTACATTTCTGTTTGTGCATATGATTGCTGCATTGCTTGTACTACACCTGTAGCAGTTTGTGCTGATACAGCTCCACCTAAACGTTGTGGGTTTATACCAATTGCATCAAAACATTGTTGTTTAAAATAATTTGCAAGTTGAATTCTAGACATCAATCTATTAGTCTGCTCCATATTAAGAGTTTGATAATGATTGAAGTTAGTTGCATTCTCAGTATTTGTAATTGATGTATCAAGAGGTAGCATCTGGAAATCCTTCATTGCTACATATGCTTTTGCATAATTATTCTTACCCCAGTCCTCACCCATAGAGTGACGTGGTAAAGCATTTTGATCAAACATAATCACAGTGCCTAATTCATCTATTAGAATGTCAGCAATCTGGTTATTAACCATATTATATCCAACTTGATATGCTTTCATCAAGTCTACTAAAGAAGTAGATCTTGTATTTCTATCTGAGAATACTCTTCCCTCAACAGGTAACTTACATCCATACAATGAATTGTTACCTTTAAATTGAAATGGTAATCTGCCTGGTTTAGTTCTATCAATACCTAAGTAAATAGGATTAATATTATCACCCATAGTAGATCTCCACATTGCAGGTAAGTTTGGACCAATCTTAACACCACCCCAAACTTCATTGATCCATATCCAATCTATATGCTCTCCTGCTAATAAGTTTTCTTTTGATTTATTTTTAAATATAGAAGTATCATATACGGGCTTTTTAGTTATCTTGAAAGTTTCATCAACAATCTCTTGTGTAATTTCACCATCATCTTCTATTTTAGTTAAATGACCAACTCTTCTTTGTGTCTTCCAATATATTGTTGAAACTCTCATCAAGTTTCCTTCACCCCACATTTGAATATCTTCACCTTCATCAAGAATCTGACTTAGTATATCACCACCTCTTGCTGGATCATCCCAATAGTTACTTGTAAACTGTCTGTATGGTAAACCTGGCATTTGAGTATTCCACTCATGTGATCTTTCTGCATCATAGTATGCACCATCATTCTGATATCCATTAACTTGATATTGTGCTGATCTTGCAGGATATATTTTTTGTAAAGACTTTAATTGTTTCTCATTCATTAAGTAACCGTATCTATCTACTACATCAGATACAGTCATCAAATCTACTTTACCTACATAATTAGAATCAGCAATGTATCTTTGATCTGGAGACTTTTGATAGAAAGTTAATACAGGATTCCACAGCTCTACATCATAATCATCTTCTAACATACGGAAATGCCAGAATTCTCTATCTGCAATAAGCATATCTCTGAACCCTCTTTCTTCAAGTTCTTGCATTTTGAATCTTTCTTCATCTACTGCAAGTTGATGAGAAGCCCATTCTTCAACCATACTTCTATAAGACTTACTAAAGAAATCTTCTATTTCAGGTAAAGACTTTAAACTCTCTGGTGCTAATTGTTGCTTTGCTTCTTCTGAGGCAGGATCCATTCCCATCTCAATCATCTTACGTACCATCTGTGCTTCAGCATCAGCCAATAAAGCTTCTTCTATTTGAAATCTTTTTTGTTCTAACATCTCATTATATGAGATATCATCTATAGCTCTAAACTGTACTTTGGAATATCTTTTAGCAAATTCACCAGTAAGTACATTTATAACATTTGGAACAATAGGATAAAATTTTAACTCAAGTGCTGAATCATTCTCTTGAGTTAAGGTGTCCATTAAATCTTTGTATTCATTATCAGGCTCAACTATATAATCAGTTTTATCTATAATACCTTTTGCTAATTTATAGTTCTTAAGAAGTCTTCTTGCATTGATGCGTAAGAACTCTATTCCTTGTAACTCTAACCAATCAAGGTTCCAAGCTGCCCAATCATCTGTCTTTTTAGAATATGGTAAGAATTGTACTGGTTGGGTAAGACTTGAAAAAGTTGGTCCTTCTTCTGCCTTAGCACCATTTTTAAGTTGCATTGCATTTAATACTCTCATCTATCTAATATTTTTGAAACCAGATCTCTTAATTCTTGTTCTGTTATAACCATTTCTACGTCCAAGATTTTTAAACGGACTATACTTTAATTTACCAATTTTTTCTGAATTAACCAAAGAATTGTCTTCTGTTTCACGCCTTTTAGTATAACCTCTGTTTGATTGTTGAATCTTTGCAAAAGCCACTAATGCACAGAATGCCACCATTCTATCAACGTTTAATCCTGGATAATAGGCAAGCATTTCTTTTATAAGCATTGGATCTGGTATACGTTCAATACCTAAAGTTTGAGACATGACATTACCTTCAACATCTAATTCTTCATCTATAACTTCTCTTAAAAATTCAATACCATATGATATCAAATGGCTTTTAAATAAGTTACCTGTATTCTTCCAACCATACTCTTGATATACAGTTCTGTTTGAGCCAAGGTCTTTTAAAAATAATATCTGTTGTTTAGGTACTAGATATCTTTGTTTTTTTCTAGCAATCATATGCTGTATAAATAAAGAAATGTTATTCTCAACAATAGTCCATGCATTGTACCATTCAATAATCATTTCTAATCTTTCATGGGTTTTATTTATATCATCATACCTACCACACCATGATGCAACAATTTTATCTTTCTCTATAAAAGTTTCTGTATCACCAAATTCATTAGTTCTTATTACTTCTGTTGCATTCTTCATTACAAAAATACTACACAAAGAATCTGATGTAGTTGTTTTACCTTCTGATACTGGGTCAATAGATGCATAGTATGCACCAAACTGTGGATTCTTAACTGGTCTTTCCCATACAACAATAGATCCACTTTTATCTTGCATTTTTTTATCTACAGGAAACTTAGATATAGGAAGTTTATTTGTACGGTTTGCAACTATACCCTTCTCATCTCTTTCTAAATCAATTAACTCATATGGATATTCTTTCTCTTCTATTTTCTTTTGTTGTTTAGTAAGTATACCCTGTGGAAATATAGACTCTTTTCTATATGCAAATGCTTCTGCAATATTTAATGGTTTCTGAGATATTCTAAGTTGAAATTGTTCTGCATTTAACTCAGTCTTCCATCTTTCTCTTTCTAGCTTGATAGCATGTATTGCTTCTTCTATCTGAGAGTTGCCGTATCTATCAATATAAGGTGGCATAGACCACTGTTCAGGAATAAATAGTCCTGCCATACCAATAGTACCATCAGCGTCCATTAGATCAGTTTCTACAGCATATATATCATTTGCTGTAGGATTAAGAATCATATCTTTTAGTGGATTACATTGCTCAAGATCACCAACAGATCCTGCTGCTATAAACATACCAGTAGTTACCATACCAGAAGACATTGCTGGTCTAAGATATTCATAAGTTTCCATCATCTTAGGTGCAATACCAGCCTCTTCATGAAAGAAGTAAGTACACGGACCACCAACACCTGTTGTTGCATTCTTTTCAAAGGATGCACCTTGTATTTTAGACTTAAGACCTCTTGAAGTTTTTCTATTATTTACTTTTACTTCAATTTGTTGTTGCCATAATAATACTTTCTCTGGATTACTTGGTCTGTACCAAGCAGTATGCTCATTTAAAAAAGTTTTATATTCTTCTAAAAACTTCCATGAACCTTTATCATTTATATAATCTTTTAATGATGCACCTATCTTACATATAGATCCTTCTTCAAACCAATACTGGTTTATGATCTTAGCCATATGAAAATATGAAGATGCTATCTGTCTCTTCTTTAGTATGGCAGAATGCTGATTGTTAAGCTCAGCAATAAGTTCATACAAAGCCATGTGATATTGTGCATCTCTAACTTTTGCAAAACCATATTTCTTTTCTTCCTTATCAAAGATAGGTAAGAAATTAAGCCACATATAATAGTCTCTAGTTAGATACCATTCTTTATCACCATCTTTATAAATAACACCAGTTCTACATTTGTTTTTCTGATCCTCCCAATAAGCAACAAAGTCTTTAGACCTAAAAGGTTTATTACAATAAAACCCTTGAGTATTAAAGACTTTTGCTTCATTGTTAAACTCCCAGGCTATATTAGTAAAATTATATTTACCTGGTTCTTTAAGAATGCTTTCTAAGTATTCTCTAAATTCTAGATCTGATTTAAATGTAGTTTCAGTCCATTTTCTATTCTCATATGTAGGTATTACTCTACTCATATCTTATAATTGCAAATACATCTCCTGCTTGAAGAAGTAAATGCTCCTCACCTTCATGCTTCATAGGTGTAGGCATAGCATGCTCTGCATATTGCACAACATCACCAATACTTATCTCCTCTACCTCAGCACCAATACCAACTACCGTACCTTTATATTCTTTTTTTTGTGCAACTTCTGGAATTATAATGCCACCTGCTGTTTTACTTTCTGCAGTGTGTCTTTTAATAAGCAGTCTTTTACCTACTGGAATAATTATTTGTTTTTTCATTGTGTGGTTTTTTTAATATATTCTTGTTTATTTTCACTATTATACCATTCATCAATGTGCTTATCAAAGTGCCATCTGTAATCAAGTCCTGAACAAAAAACCTGATCACATCTACTGCACTTTATAATAGGTTTGCACACTACATCTGGTCATATGCAAGTCCTGCACCCCCACGTACAGAACTTTGCTGTTCATCTTTCATATCACTAAATGCACCTTTGTAAGACTGTCTAATTTGTTCAAACTTAGCAGCTGCATTTACTAGTGCATTAATATTACCATCTCTACCATGCTCAATTTGTGTAGTCTCCATATACTTAGCAAGTCTATCTAACATAGATTTAATACCTACATAAGCTCTATATGTTGGAGTTTGATATAGTTTCTCACACATATCCTTTGCATATCTAATTGTAGGATCTTCAAGAGATTCTTCTAATTTTATTTCTTCAATTATAATATCTTCTTTTTGATGCTCCGGTAAATTAAAAAAAGGATTCATATCTGGGTTAGGACACGTCATATAAAACAAATATTGATATACTTGCATATGTGTATCTGGATACTCCTCCTTTATCTTTTTTAGAAAGGGTAGTGTATAGCAGTGTTCTGTTAAAACTACTTTATCATTCTGTATGTCAAATAATCTTACTATCATGTTAAATCATCACATAAAGTTGCACAAGTAATATTGTCCATAATATTTTTAATTGAAGAATATGAATTTGAAACAAATATTGGTGCCATTATACCTCTTATGTATACTTGACATCCTGCTAAATTACCATCTTGATCAAAAAGTTTTCCAACAGCAATTATCTGATTTCTATCACAATAAAAATCTTCAGTTTGACTAAAATTAGTATAAGGTAAATCTACTGACTCTCCATTTATTATAACTGTTCTTGTTTCTTGAACAGGTATTATTTGTTGAAACTGTATATTATTTGGGGTTAAGTAAGGTATCTTTGCCATAATTATTTATTTAATATTTGTTTAAAATCTTCATATCCAATAACTAAAATTATTGGTGAAGCTTGATTTTGTAATAATACTTCTATATGAGTATTTTTAAACTCACTAGTTGATACATGGAAGTATTCTTTGAAATATACTACAGTGCTCAAATCAATAGAGATCTGTGTATATTCAAATCTAAAATCTGTAGGGACTTTAGACTTTAATGATTGTATTGCAACAGCTGCAGTAAATTCAGTGTACTTCATCTTTATACTTCTTGCCAAGATCCACTACCACCAAATGCACCACCGCCTTCTCCAGCACATGCTGCAGTAGCATTACCACTTGTACCCCAAGTTACTTGTACTGCTCCTCCACCATCAGCACCAAAGAACACACCAAATGTTGTAGCTTTTAGTAATGTTTCTTGACTTCCAAAATATATTGCTCCAACTGCAGTACATGATCCTACACCAATACCTCCTGAGCCACCTTCAAATCTATATGCATTTCCAGATGAATCTGAAAAACTTACTTCTACATGAGTATAAAATAAATATGATTCAACACTTACTTCACATGCATAAGTTGTAACACCCTCAGAATCTTTGTTAAATACTGGTACTGGTGCTAGATCTAAAATATTTCTTAGTCCATCACCATTAGGTGTATTAGGATTAATTCCATTAGCAGCAAACCATCTGTCTGCTCTTGCTCTTCTTTCTGTTTTTTCCATTTTTAATAATTTAAGTTAAGTTAATGATTGTCTTTTAACCACATCATCATGGAATTTACTTCATCCTTAAGATATGGTAGTTCATAAATTTTGATATTATCTATCACGGGCTCACCATTAATATGTTCATTAATAGGATACCCATTTGCATCTGTACCAACTTGTTTAAATTTTACATGTTGGATAGCTAACTTACCAATCTTAAGTTTAGGGTTGTGCTTTTTAATAATATACGCATAAATACTCAATTGTAAGTTATAATGATTCAAATTACAATCATCTAAATGACTTACAGGGTTATACATTTTATTAGTAATACCTTCCCAATTGGTAAATCCTTTTTCTTTTATCTCTTTGTTAGTTTTATAATCAGTGATGTTTATTACACCATCAACTATCTCAACTAAATCAGCCTGTCCGCATATGCCAACAGACTTTAAATACACTAAATGTTCTGGATAAACTCCATTATCTAACTTCTGAATAGGTGCAATTTTGACACCATTATCATCAGTTAGTGGTTTAACTATAGGTACTTCAACACCATTACGTTCAATAGTATTAAAGTCAAGCATATCTGCTTCTCTTTGGTTATGATACCAGTTACCTAATGTTATTGCTCTGTCTGTTTCACCATCCCATGCAGCAAGTATTTCTTTAGGTGTTTTACCATACCATTTAGATCTTTTGTTTTTAGAGGACTTCTTTGCTTGACCTTCTCTGTCAAACTTAGGTTTAAACTTACCTACTAAAGATGTAACACTCAACCAAGTAATATTATCTTGATCTATGCTCTCATATAAATGCCCATCCTCTTTAAATATTATTGCCATATTATATTGATATTGTAGTATACCAGTAACCTTCTTTGTTACATTGTATACTTGTTACTTCATTATCATAAATATAATTAATTGTTATCTCCATTTTTTTCTATTTGTTGGTTAATTATATCTTCTTCATCTTCTGTTGTTAGTGCATCCCAAAAACCTTTAGGACACTCAGTAGACAAAGATCTTACTTTAAATGCAAGGCTGCAGCCACATTCAGAACAACAAGGTTGAGTCCCTGGTGCTAAACAACTATCTCCTTTAGCATCAAATAAAGAACATTTTATACATATCTGGAATCTATCAGTAGCAACTGCTTCTACGTGTTCTTTTTTGAACATGGTATTTTTAATACCTTCTGCAATCATATCTGCATTCTTAAATATATCTAGATATTTAGACCAGCTTTTTGCCATTTTTAAATTCCTTTTTATTTAATATATCTTGTTCTATCTGTTTCATTGCAGCTTCCATTTGTTGAATATTCTTATGAATATCTTCACTCTTTGCAAAACCAGAATAAGTTCTCTTTTTTAAATTACCTAAGATACTTTTATTCTTTTTAATTGACTTATCTAATTTGCTTTTTCTAAGTATAAAGGTTCCTAAACCATCTACTTGAACTCTAGGAAAATCTAAATTAGATAATGCCTTTCTAACTTTGCCAAAGTAGAAACTTACAAAGTCATCAACCACTGATTGATGTACTCCTACTTCTTCTGCAATTCCTTCTTTTATTTTCTTATAACTCTTGGGTTTCACTTCCTAAAACTTTATAATCTAGTAATACCAATCCTTTTGTCTGTACATTTATATCTTTATTAAGAGTAATAGTTTTTTTGTTAGTGCCCTTTTTAGTTAATAAGTTTTTCTTTTCAGCTTTTGTAATAGCATTTCTTGCAGATTGTGGGCTTTTAAATATACCCTTTGATACTAAATCTATACAAAATTTAGTAAGTTCAATATCATCTACTTTAGAAAGCTCAGCTAAAAACTTTAGATCTGAATTGCTAATTAATATATCATTAAAGAAACAATACGTAAGTATCTGATATCTTGATGATATATCAATATCCACTTGCATTTTTAAATCTACTTTATTAACTATTGCCATATTATAAACTTAAAATCATATCAACTAAATCTGGATGTGGATAGCAATCTGACTTACCGTGTCTTACATTACCATGTACAAGTAAACCTTTTACTTTACCATAGTAAGCATCCTCAATAAAATCAAATCCTTTTGTAGGTCCATATTTTTGGATAAATTGTTTTAAACCTAGTCTAATATCAACTCCATCTCTTTCTCCTACATATCTCAACCATTTTTCAGTTGCTTTTATTTGTTCTTCAGAATAAGCATGCCAGAATAATTTACCTTTAAATGCTTCATCTAACTGGATTATTTGTGATTCAACACAAACACTCCCAACATATGTCTTCATATTCTCATCAAGATAACCCATAGAGCAAATCTCAAGTCCAACAGAATGTCTATTCATATAACCAGATCCAGTTTTACCAAGATGAAAACCTTGTGCACCTTCTGGAAATGCTTGTACCATTACACCATTGTATTCATCATTTTCATTTCTATGATTTACACCACCTAATACAAACTCTGTAGCTATTCTACCTCTATCATCTCTACCCCAATGATCTATACATCTGTATGGGTTAGAGCCTCCAGCTGTATGATGTAAAAATATATACTCATTATTCACAGGTCCTTCTACATACTCACCTTTTGGTAAGTAATGTCTATGTATTATCTGGTCATATTTAGTAGTAAAATACTGAGCTTTAACATCAGTATCTTCATCTATTTCTTCTGGTACTGCATAGTCAAGATTAAGGAGCAAAGCCCACATATCATTGTCTACAATACCTGAAACTGGTAAATTTTTATCTAGTTGGAATCTTTCTACTGCTTTTTCCGTCATAGGTCCAAATACACCATCAGCAGATATTCCTAATTTTCTTTGTAAGGTTTTAACATCAGGCCCTTTACTGCCTATCTTTAGCATTCTCATAACTAATCAACCTTCTCAGCTGCATTTTCCATTGCTTCTTTAAATGCTTTTGCTTCTGGTGAGTTTGCTTTAACACCTTCTTTCTGGGCAGCATACTGCTGTGCCATAAACATTTGTGCTTGCATTCTCTCAGCTCTTGATTTTTCAATTAAAGCTAATAATGATTCATACTCAGCTTGTACTTCAAGATGAGGTATGTTATCTTTATAAAATGCTGTTATTTCTTCTCTACGTTGTGCTAATTCCTCTTTGCTAAGTTTAGGATCTTTTTCATTCAACGTGTTTTCAGTTGGTTCTACGTTTTGTGCCATTGTAATTAAATTTAAAATTAAACATTAAAGCAAATATATACAATAATAGTTTAAATCAAAAAAGTTTAATGACTTTTTCTTAAATTTTATTACGTTCTAATATAGTTATTACGGATTTTAGATCTCTTGAGTTGTAAAAACGTATGCCTGCTTGATGAGTACCTGGGCATATAAACTCTATATACCAGTCTTTCCCTTCTACTTGATCATTACCAACAGAAAAAAAGTCCATACCAGCTATACTATAGCTATAGTAATAGAGATCATCTTCAGTTTTGACTTTCTGAAAACCTAGTTTCTTTATTGCTGCCTCTGTCATACCCTACCATTTTACCTTGTGTGACCAGTATCTAGCTGATAACTTAGATGGTTTTGCATCTTGTGCATTATGCCTTGCATAATATGATTTCTTTCTTGCTTTGTCTTTAGCTGACTTAGGATTTTTACCAGCTCCTTTAACACCCTGCTGACCAAATCTAATTAATTTAGTCTTATCACCTACTTTAGCTACAACAACATGTGACTTTTTTGGATGATTGGGTGTACGTTTAGGTTTATTGTAACCTGATACACCTGCTCTTACTAATTTTGGATCTTTCTTTTTTGCCATATCAAATAATGTTAAGAGTCAATTGATGCACCTGTTCTTAATGTTGTTGAATCTGTACATCTATATCTAAAACTTAATTCAACTGCAAAACTTCCAGTTGACATTTCGTTTGTTGTGATTTTATTTGTAGTTGTAAGTGTATAGTTTGCAGAACGTATAAACTGAATATCATAAGCAGCTGATCCACTTACATCAGGATTTGCTATGTATAATGCTGGAATAGCAGTTCCTGAATCACTAATATTTACATATGACAGTAAATCACCATTAAAAAATTGTCTTTGAACATGTATATCATAAGGAAATGCATCCTTAATAACTAATTTTTGAGTTACATCAGTCTTTGTAAAAGATCCTATGCTTACACTTAGATATACATCTACCATATTACCAGTTCTAGTCCAATATCCAAATTGGTGATTATAATTAATACCAGATATTCCTGCAGATACTGAAGGTGTAATAGTACCCGTTGTTTGAGATATTCCACCACCACCTCCACCAGTAGCTGTTTCTATAACATTTCCACTAGCATCAACAGATAAACTATAAGCAGCAGTTCCTGTTATTGATCCTGAGCCATAATCATCTAGTTGTAAACTACCATCAATATTTAATTTACCAGAACCTGCAACGCTGCTAAGTTGTGCATCAGTAGTAGGACCTGATGGATCAACAAATTTTATAGGATTTCCATCTAACATTGAAATATCTTGATGAGAAGTAACTGAACCACCTTCAAACTCAACTCCAGTATCAAATCTAGTTCCTGCAGTTGGTTGAAATATAATCTCACCACCTGAATCTATAATCTGTACATCTCCTAAAACTCCATTTGGACCATCTGTCCATTTTACAAGATTATCTGTTGTCCCACTTCCATGATTACTTGTTTCAATTACTTTTCCTGATGAATCTACTGATAGATTATAAGCAGCAGTACCAGTTTTGCTACCGGATCCATAATCTACAAACTTTATAGATTCATGTAGATCTATTTCTTTTGCTCCTTCAGTAGTCTTAATTTCAAGCATAGGGTTATTACCTGCTGCTCCTAATTTTATTCCTTGACCAGTATAATTATATAAGAATGCAAATCCACCACCATCATCATCCCATCCAAAACTTGTTTTATATTGACCATCCTGTTGTACTAAGTACTCAGGATCTCCACTTACAACAGAACTAGGTTTATTTATAATAAATCTATCTGCATTTTCAAATCTCATTTGGTATAAACCATTACCAAGTTGCCCTTCTCTTAGTTGACTATCACCAATTACACTGTTTGGTCCATCTTTATATACTGGTAAGAAGCCTGTAGTACCACTTCCTGTCACTTCTCCTGTATCAAATTGAGCTCTAAGATCTTTTATAGAGATGAGTTCATTATGCATCTTAGGTGTGTTAAAAATGCTATCATCAGCATTAGGTCTTCTTCCTAATACAAGCATATCCGTATCCTCATAAGTTTTTACTACCCTTTTACGGCTTAGTAAACCCATCATATCTATTAATATATTACCCATTTTTATTTCTTTTTACGTCTTGTTGTTCTTTTACGAGTAGTTTTCTTAGCTCCTGTTCTATTCTTACCTTTATGAAGTCCATGACTAGCATGTTGTTTACCTGCTCTGGTTGCAGCTCTTTTCTTTTTATTTGCTGCAGCTAACTTTTTTCTACCACTTTTGGTACTCTTAAGCTTTGAAATGGTCTTAGAAGGTGCATATACCTCACCTGTCTCTGAACTTTTCTTTCCAGAGGGAGTTCTCCATTTTTGTTTAGTCCATCTATCTAGACTTTTTTGTTGTTTTGTTTTTGCCATTACCTTTATGTTTCTTTCTAATAGCTTCTTTACCCTTTTTGAATATAGAAACTACTTGAGTCTTACCCATAACCTTTGCCCTTTGTTCACCAACTGTTAGTATCTGAATCTTTCTAGCAAAAGGTTTATTAATCTTCTTTACTTTAGCCACTGTTGCACGTGCATCAGCAGGAGTAGCAAACTTTATCTTTACAGTATCCTTTGGATTCTCATCAGTATAAAGTCTTCTACCAGATCCTTTTGGTTTCTTACCAGTCCCTACTTTAGGGTCTCTTTTCTTTCTAGGCATTACTTGCTATGTCTCTTCTGTACTTTAAAGTTAGCAACTAAGGATGCTCCCTTGTGAGGTACAAACTTTCCAGAGTGCTTCATAAGTTTAAAACCAGATCCGCTTTTCATCCAATGGAATCCTGCTGGAGCTTTTACGCCTTTAGTTCCAGTTGAACCACCTTTTTTATAGTTTACAACGCTCTTAGGCATTGTTCCTTTCTTTTTTGCTGCTTTTATTCTTTTTGCTGGCATAATTTATAATTTAAATTGTTATTATTTCTTTTTTCCTTTATAACCCCCACCAGCTGCTTTGTAACGTTTAGCTAACATTTGAGCTTTACGTGCTGACCACTGTCCTGGTCTACCACCTTTGCCTCCAGCTTTTATTGAGTTAAATAATCTTTTACGAAGTCCCGGTTTAGTATAGTTTCCACTACTATTAACGGTACTTTTCTTTTTACTTGATTTCTTAAGTGCCATAATTATTCTCTTATAGTTTCCGGATACGCTTTATGAAGAATACCTAAAAGCTTTTGACACTTTTCATACTCTTCTTTTTCTATCCAATGATCAATCATATTCTCTAACTCATGTTTTTTTGGGCCTGAATCAGGATCAAAGGCCATAACCATTTGTTCTTTGTGATCAAAGTTATAACCCAACAATTCATCAAAAGTAATTTGCCCCGAAAGAACTAAATAAGCATTATTATACGCCTTATCCAATAAAATTTCTTCTAGCTGTCTTTGCTCTATTTGACTCATAATGTCATCCTTCTCTTCTGGGTAATTATTTTTTGCCATTGTATTTTAATTAAGTTAGGAACTCTTTTATAAGAACAATATAGTGATTTTTGTAATTTTATAAAAGTGATTGAGCCACAAATATGCCCCGTACTCCTGTAAAATTTTTTTTGCCCCCCACCAAAAAGTTGTGTGTTTTGCATTCTCATAGGGTTCTACACTTCTGCTCCCCAGCTACAAATTGCGTAGTGGATACCCCCTATGCTTAAAATAATTGTATAACTTAAATAATTAAAATTATGTCAGTATTCTTCAGAAAATTAAGAATCAATGAAAACACAGGCACAGCCACAATCATTGTAACAGACAAGCCTATCTCTAACAAAGTAGGAGAACTTGCAGGAATGAAAGTAGGAACAAGAACATCACAAAACATAACATTTGGTGTCTTGTCTCTTATAGACCCTGAAACAAACCAAGTGATGAGAGCAAATCATCCAACAATTAAAGCATTGCAAAACAAACTCAATCAAGGAGATGAAATGCAAGGCTTTAAACTATCTGATAATCCAGTAGTAGATTTAAACACAGGAGAGGAAACAAACCTGCGTTGGGTAGAGCAAGTGTAAATATTGTAAAGAATAGTAGACTGTGTGTGTAAAAGCACACAGTTACTGCTATCTTCTCTGCTATTTAACTGCAAACTACCTGCAGGTCTGCTCCCAAGCTATATTTTGCACAATAGTTACTAATTAATGCTGCAAAAAAAATAAATTATGTGTGTTGCACAGAGAATGTGAGGTCAATATACCCACAAAAACCCACTTGTTACCACTTAATATTTTATATAGCACCTAATAATATAAATATAGCTAACACAACAATAACTAGAGTAATGTGGATCAACAATACCAATAAGGGCTTTAGTTATTGGTTAGCTTGTATAGTATTATGTCTTTCCTCTATAGGATAATAGGCATAGTACCCGCAATATTGCAAGTAACCACTAATACCCAAATCGTATGTCAACATTTAGAAGTATAAAAGTAAAAAGGCAAGTAGCAAAGCAAAAGGCTAATGCTTACAGAGTAATAAATGGTAAAAAGTATTAAAGATTTCACGTGAAGGAGCAAACAAAACTGTAAAAGTAAAACATAATAACATATAGGCTCAGTTGTAATAAGCTGTTACAAGGTAGATAACAGAACCATGGTTTTCCAAGTTATTCACCATATGGTCTGAGTCTTATGGCTTCCTCCAACAATAATAACAAGTATGAAAATAGAATTTAATAAAACGGAACCCTTTGTATCATGGGGCAATGCTATAGGTATAGTACTATATAGCAGAGAGAATGATACACATGTTAACTTCTTTACTGGTGATATGACTCATAGTCGTGTTATCCGTGAAGAGTTAGGATCACCATCATTGGTGGAATTAAAGCTAGAGCTTGAAACAAATGACTCGTTGAGATATCTAGCTGAAGAGAACAAATTAATAACCGTAACACATCAGCATACAATAGACTTTCTAGAATATGCTACTAGTTACAATTAAAAACAAGTATTATGAAAAGAATAATTTATTTAATGGTAGTATGCTTTATAGCACTACCTATATTACAATCATGTAGCTCATCAAGAGGTATGTGTAAGTCTAAGAAGAAGTATTACAAGTCACAAAAGTGCTGGAATGCTAAAAAACAAAAGATGGTAAGATGTTGAGATTGATTCCAATATTCCTTTTTGCAGTATTGATTACAAGCTGTGAAAAGGAGCCTTTGGAACCAGAGGTACAAAATGATATCCTAAGAGTATACTCTATTGGGTATGATAATGCCATGAACTCTTATCTTTATGTAGCATATTGGGAAGAACATCCTGATAATGGTACACTAGCAATAGATAAGTTTCTAGATAACTATGATCATTTCTATAATACCGTATGTGGAGACACTGGTAATTATATATGTACTAATGATTACTATCACTTCTTTAATAGAACGTTAGATGGTAACCAATGGTTATCTAATCCAGATGTTGTGTTTTGGTCAGTGAATAATTATTTTCCAACACCAAATGCTATCTTTAATGATAACAACTCACCTGTAGGTAATGGTGCACATTACTTTGCAGAACATGACATTAACATAAGTATTAATAATAATGATAATATCGTTTATCTCAATTAAAAATCAGAAAACATGAAAAGAATATTCAGAGCAATAATAAAGATACTATTTGTGGTAGTTATACCAGTAATAGTATCTGCTCTGGTTATTAAGTTCTTTCTTAATTACCAGGGTGAGAATTGGATAGGTGATCCTATAGTAGGATTAGCTGTCTTAGGAATAGTAGTAGTATGGGCTAACGCATTGTTTTACTCAGTGTTCTTAGCCAAGACAAAAGTATTACCAAAGATTATAGTGAATACAGTACCAATGTTTGGATTTGCAATAGGTGCAGATCTATCACGTAGTCCTTGGTCATGGATAATCCTTATACCTTTTGTCTCAATAGAATTTAAAACACCGTATGAAAACAATGAATCAAATACTCTTTAGATTACTATTAGTCTCAATAGTATTTGGGTCAATAGTAACTTGCTGTTATGGGCAGCAAAGTAAAACCCATAATATAAGAACCTATTTTCCAGTACCAGAAAACTATGAAAGAATCTTTAAAGATGCATATTCAGAGTGGTTGATTGAACATCCACTCAAGAATTTTAATCGTGTAAAGTACTTTGATGGTAGAGTCAAACATAATGATGGCATTTATGCTGCTGTATTTGACTATGATATTGGTAAAAGAGACTTACATCAGTGTGCTGATGCAGCTATATATCTTAGAGCATCATATAATTATGCAAGTAAGTTTCAAGATAGGTTAGGATTTCACTTTACTAACGGAGATCAAGCGTGGTATTTAGATTATCTAAATGGTGCTACGTATGTACCCGTTAATAATGGTGCTGACATAGAGATAGTATGGAACAAACCACGTAAAGATAACTGTGATACGTTTAGAAAGTGGCTTGATGCTGTATGGACCTATGCTGGTACCTGGTCAGTAGAAAAATATGATACTGAACCAGTGAGTATTTTAGAAATACAACCTGGTGATGTCTTTATACAGGGAGGATTTCCTGGTCATGCAGTAACAGTAGTTGATGTAGCACAAAATGATAGAGGTCATAGGATCTTTATGCTTGCACAAAGCTATATGCCTGCACAGGAACAACATGTATTAGTAAATCCGGCCATAGGTGATGTATGGTACTCAGCAGATAATATGTCATTTATTATCACACCTGAGTGGACCTTTGAGCCAACAGATTTACGTAGATTTATAAAATAAAGACCACATATGGACCACTAACAATACCAATAATAAACTATATACTATATCACTAGTAGATAGGCCTTGTCGTGAAAGCTATGGTTGAGTAGTGGAAACCAAAAGGGGTAGATCTCTACCTTTTTCTCATACTTGTTTAGGTATGGGTGACACCCCTTTAAACTTTTTAATAAATAATTATGTCAAATAAAACAGTTACATTACCGGAGATCACAACAAATAAGATCTTCAAACAAATTATAGATGCTAGAGCAGTATCAAATAAACTTAATCAAGATTATATCTCAGATATGATTTTTAATGCCTTAGATGAACACACAATACAGCATATCATTACACTTATGCTAATGGATGAAGAGTATAAAGTTCTTTCTATAGGAGATTATGTACGTGTAAAGCCAATAAGTTATCATGAAGGACAGGAATATGAATCAGATGTCTTGAAAGATATGGGTCTTATGCACTCTAGCGGTAAAGTATATGGCTGTATTAAAGGTGATGCTTCTTGGTCATCAGGTTATAACCCTTTCTATAGTAAGTTGAAAGTTGATCTTCACTATCATGATGAAGATAAACAACTTAAGCTTGTAGAGAAAGATATTAATCCTCTTGAACTTGAGTATGTAAGTAAAGGACATATAGCTTACTTTAAAAATAAAAAGAAAACTAAAGAAAAAGAAATATGCCTAGACTCTCCAGAGAACTTATAAGTTCAGAATACAAAAAGTACAAAGGACCAGATCCGTTTGGTCTCTATATGAATACAAAGTATCTGTTAAAAGACCTCAAACTTGCTCAAGAGTTAGATAACAACGTAGCATTATTGAGGTTATTAAAAGATCATGTACCAGAAGAAAAGAGATAGATATGGAATAGTTAAGCATCAAGTGCTCACTGATCCAAATTTATCTATACAAGCAAAAGGTTTGTATGCAGTGTTATGCTGCTATGCAAATGCAAACAGGTTATGTTGGCCTTCAATTAGCACATTAGCTGATGATACTGACACAAGTCAAACATCAGTTAAAAGATGGATTAGAGAGCTTAAACAACATAATTACATAAGAAGGAAAGGCAGAAAGCTACAAATAATATAACCGTTAGCTATATTACTGCTGATTATTTTTGAAACAGACCAAATATGGGCTTTCTATATTGAGTCAGAAAGGATTATATTATTATCTTTGAAAAACTATTAATAAGATAATGATTATTCAACTTCCTAATGGACGCATAATAGAATGTTCACTTGAACAGTATCTCTCATTGACAGATGAAGAGTATAATGATCTTAATGGTCTTAGTTCAGCATATACAAAGGAAGTGGGTGACCCGTTTTACAATAGGTTTTCTAGAACATCAATTGTTGATGTCATTGTCTCAGAACAAATTGAAGAGAATGAACCAGCACTAGATGAAATAGAAGCTTTTGAAAAACTAGATGACCCGTATTTTCACTCAGATGATATTTAAATCATCAATTATTATTTTATTCACCCTTTAAATTTTTTAAAAATGCAAAATTCAGTAAACATCCTGGCGGATGACATGGGTAATGTTATACGTCAATCAAGTTCAAACTCAGAGTATGGCTATGTAAGGCTACAACAACAAAGAGTAACCTTTAGTAATACAGGTTGGGTTAAGAACTCAAACATTACAACACTATTACATGGTAAGATGGAAGATCTTCAAGCTTTAAATTTAAAAGCTGATGATACTTTACCAGGTAAAATTATTATCAAGGAGTCATTAGAGCCATTTAGCAATAATGATCCTGATAGAGATTTTAAATATGCAGGAGAAACAGGCATTATATGTGCTGTTGATGGCCAACCTATCTATAGGAAAACATTCTTTGTAGCAGATGCTAACGCAGAGGATGTACTTATTGCTCATACTAATGGTGATGCTATTAGAGAAGCAAATGGTCAAAACACTGCTGTAAAATTAGATAAGGTCACACCTGCTGAAGCTTTCGGAATTGATAATGAAGAAGCAGAGACAGAGAAAGTTAGTGATGATGTAGAAGAAACTGTAGCTGAAAAAGAAGAAGTTCTTGAAGAAGAAACTTTTGAGCTGTAATCAGGTTTTCTGAAGATGAAAGGGGATAGTTAAGTGGCTCAGGACCCACTTGCTATCCCTGGACATCAATTCCACTATAATCATTTACTAAACTTTTAAATAAACATGTATGTTATCTCAAGATCAAATCCAAAAATTAAAACTTAATGAAAGAGAATTAGAATTAAGCAAACGCAGAGAGCGTTATGAATACTTAGGCTTATTGTCTGAGTATCAATTACATCCACCTTCAATAGTAAATACACTAAACTACCAGAAGTTAAACCCGTATCAACATTTTTTATTTAAACGTGTGCTTCATGGTCTTAATGTGTATAAACCTGAAGAAGTTAAGAAGTTACACTGGGATAAGAGAAGAAGGATTACAAGGGTATGGAAACGTGGGCAAAGAGAAATCAATGCTTGGAAACAATACCTTTGCAATAAGAAAATAAATCAGTATCTTAGGGAAACTTTTAAACACAGTCCTTTAGCACAGTATATTGCAAATATACCAGCTGAAGAAACTTTAGAAGATTACAATAACACAATGACATTCAGAGACTTAGGTCTAACATATGAAGATGTTATACTTAAATTCTTGTCACTGGGATTATTACCACGTAATTACTTTAGTATAAAACCAAATGAGTATCAAAAAAGTCTCAAATAAAATGTCAAGGATCAATGCTAAGTATGCTAAACAGCGTAAAGAGTATTTGTCTAACAATCCTATCTGTCATGCAAAGATCTATAAATGTTCTTTGCATGCCACAGATGTTCATCACAAAAATGGCCGTGGTGTATACCACTTAGATGAATCCACATGGTTACCAGTTTGTAGAAACTGCCATATGTGGATAGAAGAACATCCAGCTGAAGCCTATGAATTAGGTTTTTCAGGCTCAAGATCATAAATTTATGGTCCCATAGCTCAACTGGATAGAGCAACAGCCTTCTAAGCTGTAGGTTCTAGGTTCAAGTCCTAGTGGGATCACATATGGCCGGATGATGGAATTGGTAGACATGACAGACTTAAAATCTGTTGGGCTGTAAGCCCGTGTGGGTTCAAGTCCCACTCCGGCTACTTGCACTCTTAGCTCAGTTGGTCAGAGCAACCGGCTCATAACCGGTAGGTCACAGGTTCAAGCCCTGTAGGGTGCACCTTGGAAAAGAAATGATATGAACAAAAGAACTAAAATTATAATGATAAGGATATTAGCCTGGTCATTAATAACAGGAATAACAATATTTATATGGTACAACCTAATACATTGGATAATGTTTCTAATAGGGATATAGTCCAATCTGATGCACTTAAAGTTGCATTAGCAAATAAAAGATGTGGCTTGGGTATATCAATGGGTGTTGGTAAAACACGTATTGCTATTGAACATCTTTACAGTAATTATAACCCTCTTATATGTGCACTAGTTGTAGTACCAAAACTCTCTATCAGAGACAGCTGGATAGATGAACTAAATATTAGCACAAAATACAGTGATCTATTAGATCATATTACATTCACTACTTATCTATCACTTAATAAACATAATCCAAATGATTATGATATAGTATATTTAGATGAATGCCACAGCCTAAAAGAGTCTCATGAGACATTCTTAAACCAGTTCTCTGGTAAGATATTAGGCTTAACAGGGACACCACCTAAGCATAAGAACTCAGAAAAGGGTAGACTTGTGCAAAAGTATTGTCCCATGAAATACCTATTCAATGTAGATAAAGCTACTGACTCAAAGATATTAAATGACTATAAGATTATTGTACATGAGTTAGAGTTATCTAAACTACCAACTTTAAAGAAAAAGAACAAAGCCGGTGGCTTTTGGTATACATCTGAGAAGAAAGATTATGACTATGTAACGTCAAGATGCAGGGAAGCACAGACTCAAAAGCAAATACAGTTTGCTAGAATCATGCGTATGAGAGCATTAATGGACTATACAAGTAAAGAGAGCTATGTAAAGAGTATGATCAGTAACATTTCCACTAAGTGTATTGTATTTGCAAATACTCAGAAACAAGCAGACAGAATATGTAAGCATAGTTATCATTCTCAGAATCCTAAGTCAGAGGAGAACCTTGAGTTATTCTCTGACGGTAGGATAGATAAATTATCTTGTGTGTTACAATTATCAGAAGGTGTTACAATACCCAACTTAAAACAGGGGATTATTATGCATGCATATGGTAATGAACGTAAGACTGCACAACGTATAGGTAGATTACTAAGGCTAAATCCAACTGAGACAGCAGTATGTCACATATTGTGTTACAAAGGAACACAAGATGAAAGATGGGTTGATCAAGCTTTAAATTCATTTGATAGTAATAAAATTCAAAGGTATAATCCACTAAATAGATAATTATGGGAAAAATGAAAGAAATATACATGCAAATGATAGAGCATGAATATAATGGTGATTATGATGCACACATACAAGAACTTGCTAGACAAACTTGTGAAGAGTTTATATCTGCACCAGAAGAAGGTTGTAGCAATTGTGATACACCAGTTATAGTTAGGAATGAAAGTACTGCAATCTGTGAAGCTTGCGGTGTAGAATATGTATATGTAAATGGAAGTAAAAGATTTAAATGATGAGAAATATATTTAAAAAAGTTCCCAAGCGTTATATAACATTGGCAGAGCGTAGGAGAAAAAAAGAAATGGAAATGCAAATAGTTAATATAGTAGGTATAATATTTATAGCTATGATATTAGTTATGGGTGTAATACTTTTAGTAGGATGACAACAAAAGGAACAATAGAAATTGACGTAGAAGGAACTGAAGTAGAGTTCCATTATACTTATGAAGCAGGAGATCCAGGAATACACACGTATCCTAATGGAGATCCTGGAGTGCCTCCAACAGGGCCAGACGTTACAGTTACAGCAGCATATGCTGTAGTTGAAGATAAGAATGGGTCTCAAGTATATGTAGATATTCTAGATGTACTTGAACCTCATATAGATTTAGATAGTATAGAAGAACAAATCATTGAAGATAATGAACCATAATGAAAAAAAAGAAAGAACAATCAAAGGAACAAAGTATATATTAGAGAATGGTAGATGGGTAAAAGCCCCGTCTACAGAATTAGATCCACATGACCCAGATTATAGTTGGGATTGGGATCTAGAAAACAGAAGATAATGGATGAACATGTGAAAAACTTGGTGTGTCTCAAGATTAATCACGCATTAGATATGCTGATTGATATTGATATACACCCAAGTTCTGATGGAAGGAAGCTGGATACAGCTATTATCTTATTAAATGAGATAAAAAACATATGTGATGAAACACTTTTATAATAACGCAAAAGAATATTTAAAAATGACAGAAGAAGACAAAAAATACAGACAAGGCAGATCCAAATTTCGGGTGGAACAAACTGAAAAGGTGGCTGGATGGAGCATCGTGGGTTGCCTTGTTTGTTTTATATTAATTGCTTTATTCTCACACTGTACACTATGAAAGATCAATTGTTTGTAGAGGCACGTGTGAAGGATGGTGAATTACATTTCCCTATAAAAGCTTATGAGTTAAAGTTTAAAAACTTTCTCAAAGAGCAGCCTGAAAGCGTAAGGCTAGATATATTCATAGGAGTGAATGATGGTAAGGGTAGTAACCCGCAGTTAGCTAGAGTTCATGCTATGATAAGAGAGATAGCTAATGAAATAGGTCATACATTTGAAGAGGTAAAACTACAAGTAAAACGTAGAGCAGGACTATGCTTTGTTAAAAATAATGTAGAGTTTTGTAAATCCTTTGCTAAATGTGATAAAGAAGAATTAAACTTAGCTATACAAGCAGCCTTAGAAATAGGAGACTTTAGTGGTATGCAATTAAGATGAGCTTACACCAATTTTATCTGCTATATCAACTATCTTTTTCCAGGCTTCAGTATCAAGTAAGTCTTGATCTTTATTACCTTCATTAATAGCTTTAGCATTTGCTGTTATAGTTTCAAGTAGATCAGGAGGTAAATCAACATCAACTTTTTTGACTAGACCTTGCTCTCTTGCTTCATATCTAAAATATTGAATTAGGGACATTAAGAAATATAGGTGTCTTTCAAAGTCATTACTAAGACTCATGTCATCTGTTATTTCTTTACCCTCAGCAGTATATGTAAGTATTTTTTCAATCTTAGCTATAATGTCAGGAATCTGCATCTGCTGTTCTTCAGAGGCGTCAAGAATTAATTTTGATACAATTTGCTGAAGACCAATAATATATCTAGGATTAATAACTAGACCCTTCATATCTTTATCAAAGTTATAAGAGTCTATTTGCTGCTTTCTAGTATTTTCTGACATAATTATAGTAATTTAAAACAAATATATGGAAAAAATTAGCGTTGACATAGTAAAATTAAGAGAAAATTTAAATGAAAAACTGGAATCATCAGGTTGGGACAAGATGTTATCACCTTATGTGAATGGTTTGAACTTTGACTATATAGTAAATGCTTTAGTAGATAATGTTAATCAAGGTAAAAGATTTACCCCAAAATTTAAAAACATATTTAATGCATTTAAAGAGTGTCCATATGATGATCTTAAGGTTGTCATGGTAGGACAAGACCCGTATCCTCAGCTTGGAGTGGCTGATGGTATAGCATTTAGTTGCTCCAACAAAGGAAAAGCAGAAAAATCCTTACAATACATACTAAAACAAACCATTGGTGATTATACTGAGACAGGAAGAGTTATGTATACACCAGAAGAATGTGACTTAAGACGTTGGGCTAACCAGGGTGTGCTATTAATAAATACAGCACTAACTGTAGAGGTCAATAAGATTGGATCACATTATCATTTATGGAAAAGTTTTGATGAGTATTTGTTTGAAGGATTAAATAGATGTTGTCCTGATACTATTTTTATCCTTATGGGTAAGAAAGCAGAGGAATGGCAAACCTATTTAACAAATTGTAAAGTTCTAAAATGTGCTCACCCAGCATCAGCTGCATATAGAGGTGGAGAATGGGATTGTAATGATGTCTTTAATAAGGCAAATGAAATCCTAAAAAAGCAAGATAGAACTTGTATAACTTGGTAATTTTTCCTATATTTATAAACCTCAAAACCAACATATAAATGTCTGATTATCAGAAACATAGTGCAATAGAAGCGTTCAAACGTCAGTTCAAAACAGAACATGGTGTTGATGTATATGTATTCTTACCAAAGGAATCACAATATAAAATAGATCTTAACCTACTTGAACGCTGTACATACAAAGCATTTATCAAAAATAATCCTGATCTAAAACATATTAAGTCTATGAAAGATAGAGTTAGACTTAGAAGATTCATGGGTTATTATCAAGCAATGTGTCAATTAGCTTGGGTAGATGGTCACAGGAAAAACTATATAGCAACTCATTTAAGAAAAAATCATGCCTCAATAATAAATGCTATTAGGCAGGCTGAGAACTTCTTCTTTGCAGAAGATAAAGATTTCTTGTATGCTTATAGAGAAATATTAAAACAAATTTTACAAGATGTGGGAACTATTCCAAAGAATCTTAAAGAGAAACTTAAGTCCAAATCAAGTTCTGATCCTATTTGGGATGAAGCAAGGCGTTTCATTGCCCAAGACAACTGATAAAGATAAAACTGAATTAGTAAACTTAGGATATTTAAACCTAGAAGATGGACAATATACACTGACAAGAGAAGCTAAGCTTCTGATAGTGTCACTTGATAATTATTTTATAAAAGCTAAGAAGAAGACTGATATCCAGCTTATGGGTAAGAATCATGTAGATAAGATAAATGCATACAGAGAGATATTCCCTGCTAAGAAACTACCTAGTGGTAAACCAGCAAGGAATAATGTAAAAGCTCTTGGTGAAGCATTTAGATGGTTCTTTGAAACATATGATTACACATGGGATGATATAATAAATGCTACTAAAATGTATGTAAATGAATACAGAGACAAAGAGTATATGTATATGCAAACTAGTCAGTACTTCATATGCAAACAAGATAAGCATAGAGTAAAGCATTCTACATTAGCTGACTACTGTGATATGATACTAGAAGGTATCAATACAGAAGATGAACACTTTAAAGAAAACGTTGTATGAAAAAAACCACAGATGCATGGATTGGACAATATGCAGCCTTTAATGAGGCACTTAAATATATGTATGCTAGATCTACCGGTGAGGAAAAATCTATATATACACCCTGGCCAAAGTTCAATGATGCTACTACTGATGGTTTAGAATGGAATACACTAACTGTTATTGGTGGTAGACCTGGCTCAGGTAAAACACTAATAAAAGATCAGATAGTAAGGGAATCATTCTTACTTAATCCAAATGATAAGTTCAGAGTTTTAGAATTTCAGTTTGAGATGGTAGGAAGAACCTCAGCTATTAGAGAGTTTAGTTCTATTACAGGTAAAACCTATAAAGAACTATGTAGTGCAGGGTCAACACTTTCTTCAGATGTATTAAATCAATGTCATTTATATGCAAAAGAAAGAGTTAAGTATCCTGTAGATATTGTATCTACACCTATGACTGTAAATCAAATGCGTGAACAGATAGATAGATATATGAACCATCATAAGGGTATACCAACAATGGTAACATTAGACCATAGTATGCTTGTTAAGAGAGCACCATATCAGAATAGTACATTAGATATGCTATTTGAGTTAGGTGAATTCTTTACACAGTGTAAGAGGGACTATCCGTGTTTGTTTATTTGTTTATCACAGTTAAACCGTAACATTGATAATCCAGATAGAGCTATAGATGGCAAGTATGGTAACTATATTCTTGAGTCAGACATATTTGGCTCAGATGCAATGCTACAGCATGCTGATACTTTAATAGGTATTAACAGGCCAGCAAAGCAGAAGATTAGATACTATGGTCCTGATAGATATATAATTGAAAATGATAGGACATTGGTATTACACTTCTTAAAAGCCAGAAATGGTGATGCAAGAATGTCATTCTTTAGAGCAAAGTTTGAACAAATGCAAATAGAAGAGATGCCAACTCCAGGACAACAAGAAAGAAGATGATAAATACTAAGAACATAAATAAAAATAAGATGGGACTAACACCAGAGCAACGCAAAGTAAAAGTTGCAAAATTAAAAGAAGAGCATGAGGATTACTTTCAAACAGAAGGTAAGATAAATGCACTATATATACCTAAGATGGCTTACAGGCCAACAGGTAAAGATGACTTACATGTATCATTCTTTCCAAGTGAACTTGAGAAAAATGAAGATATATATACTGAGTTCGTGAGTATAGATTATGAAAGTGAAGATCCAAAAAGGACTTTATACCTAGTAAAATATAACCCACATTGGAAAGATGAATATGAAATGATTACATCTAGCTCAGGATTTCAAAGACATATCATACCTGTAAGTGAACTGAAAGTTATTAATGATGTAACAAGTAGATCAGGCAGTCAGATAATTGACTTTGCAAATCCAAACTTACCTAACCCTGATGAAAATATAGTTTCAGAAGATAGTAAACTGATTGATAAGTTAGAAGATATTAATCAGTCAATAATAACATTAACAAAAGTAATAAATAAATTAATTAAATAATGGCACAAAGTATTTTAGTTATTGCTGATTCAGGTACAGGAAAGTCTACCTCTATCAGAAATTTAGATCCAAAAGAGACTTTCATTATAAACATTGCTAACAAACCTTTGCCTTTTAAAGGTTGGAAAAGCAAGTATACACAAATAAGTAAAGATAACCCAAAAGGTAATCTTACTTCAGCTGCTACAGCTGCTGGTATCATTAAAGCTATGAAGCATGTTAATGATAAAATGCCAGAAGTCAAAACAATTGTTGTTGATGACTGGCAATATATGAGTTCTTTTGAGTATTTTGATAGAGCACAAGAGAAAGGTTATGATAAGTTTACTCAGATTGCATCCAACTTAGCCATGGTTGCAAAGCTTCCAAAAGATCTGAGAGAGGACTTAACAGTTTTCTTCTTAACTCATTCAGAGGACTCAACAGATATCAATGGTAATAGGAAAGTGAAAGCAAAAACAATTGGTAAAATGATTGATAATGCTTTAACTTTGGAAGGTCTATTCTCTATTGTATTATTTGGTAGAGCTAAGAAAAATGATGATGATGGTCTTGACTATGGTTTTGAAACACAAAACAATGGAGAGAACACATGTAAATCACCAATGGGTATGTTTGAGGATTTCTTCATTCCTAATGACCTACAGTATGTGAAAGAGTGCATACAGAAATATGAAGAGTAATTAATTAATAAATAAATTTTAAAAAGTAAATTATGTTAAGTACAAAAGACATGTCTGCAGGGTCAGGCAGTATTAAGCCAGTTCTTGGTCCAGGTAACCAAGTTGTTAGAATCAATTCAATTTCATTTGATCAAACACCATATGATGTAAATGCATACAATATTATATTGCATGTTGAGTCAGAGCCAGTACAAGGAGAATTTCAAGGTTTCTTGAAAGATATGAATAATCCAAATGGCCCACGTTATGAAGGTCAAGTTGGTAGAGTTAGATTCTCTCCTTATCCATACAAAGATGCTACATTACCAAGCGGTAGAGAAGTATCTAGAGATACAGAGGTATTGAAAGCTATGGTATATTTATCAGAGGTTCTTGATAAAAGAGAAGCTCTTGATAAGATTGAGGCACAAACAATTGAAGACTTTATGGTAGAGTGCAATAAGTTATTCTCTAATAGTGAGTTCTTCAATGCATGTTTGGGTGCACGTGAGTGGGAAAATAAAGAAGGTTATATTAATAATGATTTATTCTTACCAAGAATGAGTAAGGATGGAATTCCATTGGAAGCCGTAGGCAAAGAGAGTTCTAGACTTCTTACATTTGACAGTAATAATACTAATCATCTAAGAAAATTAGAGAAAAAGGAGGCAGTAGCAACATCTACATTTGAACCTGCAGCAGCTGCAGGGGATGACTTTGATCTCTAATATAAACCAAAAGAGTGGGCTCAGTTAACGCTGGGCCCATTTCTTTTTAATATATTTGGATCATGTTTAACACTAAAAACTTTGTATTAGAAGGTTCAGATGTTCCAAGCACGTGGGTATTTCAATACTATTTAGAGCTACCAGAAAGTCTAACAGGACAAGACATTAAGATTAAGTCTATATTTAATCCTAATGAGAGAACACCAAGCTTTTGCATATATGTAGATAAAACTATAATGCAGTATAAGTTTAAAGATTTCTCAACTGGTAAGAATGGGAGTAAGGTTGATTTAGTTAAAGAACTATTTAATCTAGAATTCCATGAGGCTATGAATAAGATAGTACAAGATTACAATACGTACATTAAATCATCTGATTATAAAGATATCAAGATAAAACCAGCAGCTAGATGGAAAGTAGATTACATCAAAGAAAGAGGTTGGACTATTGAAGATAGAAAGTTTTGGTTATCTTTCAGGATAGGTAAAACTATATTAGAAAAGTATAATGTTAAACCTATAGATTATTATAATCTAGTTAAGGAAGAAGAAGATGGTATAAAAAAGTTAAAGATAGGTAGCAAGTGGTGCTATGGTTACTTTGATAAGGATGGTAATGTCTATAAGATATATCAGCCTAAGAGTAAGAAGAACAAATTCTTTAAAGTTAAATCTCATCTTCAAGGGTATGATCAACTTGAATATAATAAACCATATCTTGTAATATGTTCATCACTTAAAGATGCAATGTGTCTCAAAGGTATAGGTTATAATATTGAGGTAATTAGCCCTGACTCAGAAAATACTATGATTAAACCACACATAGTAGAATACCTGAAGAAGAAGTATAAAAAGGTAATAACAGTTTTTGATAATGATGAGGCAGGTAAGCATGCAATTAAAAGGTATCATGATACATATGGTATACATGGTGTATATCCTACACTAAGTAAAGATATATCAGATGCAATGAAAGAGCACGGACTAAAAGAAGTTCATGCAATGCTTAAGCCTTTATTAAAGGAAACACTAAATAAATAATATGCATAAACATAGATGGTTCATACCAGGTAATGTTCCTAGTAGCAAGAATGGTAGAAGATGGACCGGTAAATATTTTATTGCTAGCAAGGCTGTAGTTAACTATAGAAAGGCTACTAAAGAATATTATGCTAAATATGCAGATGATTTTAAAAGTGAAGTAGCAAAACAAGAGTTACCAGTAAAAATTTGTTTTGAGTTTATAAGAGGTACAAGACATAAGTTTGATTATATTAATCCCGCACAAACAGTACAGGATGATATGGTTAAGCATGGATGGATTGAAGATGATAATGCTGAGTTTATTATACCAGCATTTGAACAATACTCTTATGATAAAAAGAACCCAGGCGTATGGATAGAATTAATAATAGAAAATGACAAAGAAGAATTTTAAAAGAAAAATAATTACAGCTGAAGAGTTTTTTAGACTCAAAGAAATGTTTATGGGTATTGAAGAAGACCAAGCTATAGCAGTAGAAGTATATAAAAATAGTGGATTTGCAGATAAAGAAATTGTAGATCTATTAATGGCTAAAGCATTAGTCTTTGAACCCAGGAGAAAGTTTTGTGATGCAATAAAGTTCACATTTAATCTGCCCTCTAATAAGGAAATACATGCTTATATGGAGGAATATGAAGCAGAAGAAGTATACTATAAAATTTTAAGAGATATGGGATATGACAAATAATATTCAAGAGTTAGTTTCTAGAACTACTAAAACATTAATTTTTTCTGAGCCCTTTTACGGGCTCTTTTTGATTGGACTTAATAAAGAGTACATTACTACTATACCTACTGCAGGTGTAAGTAAAAGAAATATAGGTGTCCAATTATCTATAAACCCTGAGTTCTTTACAGAGCTTAGTGAAGATCATAGATATGGTCTTATAAAACATGAAATACTACATATTAGTTTCGGGCATATGATTATGAGAGATTTATATAGTGATAAAAAGTTATTTAATATAGCTGCAGATCTAGAGATCAATCAGTATATAGCAAATCATCATTTACCTGAAGGCGGGCTGATGCTTGGTAGTTTTCCTGAACTTAATCTTCCTGAGAGAGCCGGTACTAAAACATATTATGATTTATTACAACAGGCTAGAGAAGATGGTACATGTCCAAGTTTAGATAACTTGATGAGTCAAATGGATGGTAACTCTTGTTATTGTCATCCAGGTTGGGATGAGATAGAAGATCTATCAGAAGCAGATAAGAAACTATTACAAAAGCAAATAGAACATCAGATTAAAGAGAGTGCTGAACAAACACAGAAGAAACATGGTACAGTGCCTGGTGAGCTAGCAGAGCTTATTAATAGACTCTTAAATGTAGAACCACCTAAGTTTGATTGGAAAGGTTACTTAAGAAGATTTGTAGGAAACTCAAGTGTAGTATATACAAAAAAGCTGAGACGTAAGTATAATAAAAGATACTCAGCAAATCCAGGACTTAAGATTAAATTTAAGAATCACATCCTTGTTGGTGTTGACACAAGTGGATCTGTAAATAGTGAAGAGCTAAAGGAATTCTTTGGTGAACTTACACATATGCATAAAACAGGACATAAGATTACAGTAGCACAGTGTGATACTGAATTGAAAAGTGTTAAAGAGTTTAATCCAAATAAAGATTGGGAGATACATGGTCGTGGTGGAACTAGTTTTCAACCAGTAATTGATCACTATAATGAAAAGAAGGGGAGATATACTGCCCTTATATACTTAACAGATGGTGAAGCTTATACACCAGAAGACTGCCCAAAAAATACCTTATGGGTACATAGCAGTGTTTCTAGTATAAATGATGAATTACCAGGATTAAAAATAAAATTAAATTAAATAAAAATGCAAGTAAATTTAAATGTAACGGAACTAAAAGGTTTTATTAACCACATTATTGAGAATAATAGATTTTTACAAGAGCAGGGTAAAGGCCCAGTATCAGTAGAAGTTGTAGGTGAATCAGGTATTGGTAAAACATCTACAATTGTTGAGCTAGCAAAGGATAATAACTTAAACTTTGTAAAGCTTAACCTTGCTCAGATTGAGGAGATAGGTGATCTTGTAGGTTTTCCTGTTCGTCAATTCCAAATGTATAAAGAGAAGCAGGTCACTGTAAAAAACACACCTGATAACTTAGCCATGGTAACAGCAACTCAAAGAGCAGCTGGTGCTAGTCTAGCTAATCTAAACACAACAGTAACCAAAAAGGTTGGTCAGTGGGTAGATGAACTTGCCGTACAAGAGTATCTAAAGAATGGATACAAAATGACAGGTAAGAACAGAATGTCTTATTGTGCACCAGAATGGATTGCTGATAAGAAAGAAGGAGGCATTCTATTACTAGATGATTGGAACCGTGCAGATACAAGATTTATCCAAGCAGTTATGGAACTGATAGATAGACAAACTTATATCTCATGGACTCTTCCAAAAGACTGGCATATTATTCTCACAGCAAATCCAGATAATGGAGACTATATGGTAAATAGTGTTGACTCAGCACAGAAGACTAGATATATTACAGCAAATCTTAAGTTTGATGTAAATGTTTGGGCACAATGGGCAGAAGGAGCAGGTATAGATACAAGATGTATTAACTTCTTGTTGCTACACCCAGAGCTTGTGACACAAGAAACAAATGCAAGATCCATCACAACTTTCTTTAATGCTATTTCTAGCTTTGAAAAGTTTGAAGACAGTCTACCTATGATCCAAATGATTGGTGAAGGTAGTGTTGGTGATGCTTTTGCATCTATGTTTACCACCTTTATTAATAATAAGTTAGACAAGCTTGTAACACCTGTAGATTTATTGACTCATGATAATGAGCAATACATTCTTAATGAGTTAAGAAGTTGTATTGGTAAGGATGATACTTACCGTGCAGATATTGCTTCTACTCTAGCTACAAGGCTTGGTAACTATGCTGTGGTATACTCTAAAGAGAATACAGTAACACAGAAGATTACTGATAGATTGAAGACTTTATGTACTGCAGATTATTTTACTAATGATCTTAAGTATTTAATTGTCAGAACAATCTTTAATGGTAATAAAAAGAAGTTTAATAAACTAATGATGATCCCTGAGATCATTCAAATGACAATGAAGTAATATGGCAAGTAAATCAGTATTTCAGAAATATGATACTGATGCATTGGATTATTTTGATTTGGCAAGTGACCCTATTTATGGGGTCATTGCTGGATCAAATGTTGAAGATGTATTAGTTACACAAGATGAAACAACATATAGTAATATCCGTGAGATAATTGCAAAGCCAACTGAAACGGATCAAACATTTATAAATAAGAAGAAAGCTTTTGTTCTTCCTAGTAGCCCGGTATCTAATGATAAGATAAAGGCAGCACTAAAAGAACATAAGATTACTGTAACTAATGATTATACACAGGCAGACTTAATTATAACTCATGATGAATTTGATGACAAGTTTGAAAATAGTGAGACAATTAAGACAACTAAAATGATGTATAAACTTTGGAACTATGAAACTACTTCAGGTGATCCTACTAGTAATTTAAGTCTTAATCAAATGATTCAGAATTGTGGGCGTCATGTGATTATAACTCCAAAGATCACAAATAACATGCGTTATTATGCTTTAGATGTTGAAGATAGTCTCTATGATACTTGGGCTATTACAGGTCTTGCACTTAATCTAGCATATGAAATATATGTTGGTAATAAAAGCACTGTGTCAATTGAAACTGTACTACACACATCTGCAACAAGACAGCCTCTAAATGAAGATGTTGTTGACCAGGTTATTAGAATGTGGAATGCAGGGGGAGATGATAGAGAAGTTGCTACGCAGTTATTAACTACACTTGACTATACAACAAATCATCATTTGATGTGGAAGTTGACTCAAGAGTTAGGTAGTATACATTATAATCACCATAATAAAGATCTCAACCACTGGATGACAGCTAGCAGGTGGGAGTTTTATTATAACCAGAATGCAGAATCTATGATACAATGGATGGAAGAAGAAGGTCATCTTAATAAGATAAGCTTCAAATATCTAGAACCTATAGTTCGTAAAGATATAACTATCCATAATAGAGAACTATATGTATTCAAAGTATCAGTTAAAAAAGAATATCAAAAATATTTAATATGAAAAAGTATTATGAAATTAAGATATCTCTTGAAGAAAATTCAATTGCTATGGATGCTAATGGCAACTATGTCATTAGCACCGGCATTGAGTTAATAGACGGAGGTATATTTATAGCAAACACAAATAGCTGGAATATAACAGCTGAAGACTTAAAGTATTGTGATATAGTAGCTAATAAAGATACTATTGATTTACAAGATAAGTCATTATATAGATATCCAAAATTAAATTTACCTAGACAAAAGGTAGATCTACTTAAGGATAAGTTTAATTTGAAAGTCGTTAGAAACAAAGACAAAGCAGATTATCATGTTATATCACATAAATTTTTAGGAAGTTTATTCCATAATAATTGGAACACTGCTATATCATTTAAAGATCTTTATAAAGTATTTCAAACATGGAAAGAGAATAACTTATTAGGAGAAACTGCTTTATTAAAGTGTAGAGATATATTAGAGCTTGAAAGAGATGCAATGTTCTTAATCCATAGACCGGGATATTATTATGGTAGTAAAAGTGATGACTATGATAAGTTTTGTGATAATGTATTAGAACCAGTTTCAGCTGCTAAAAAACCATATGAAACTAATAGAATTTTTTCTGTTAATCCAAGTGAGGTAAACTCATTTAAAGATATGGTTGGCTCTAAAAAATTAATAATGGATGGGCAATTGCTTGATATTATTGATGAAGATCTGGCAGTAATAGATAATACTCAGTATGAGCAAATAGAAAAGATGATCAATAGTAGTGACAGAGATAACAGAAATATGGCGGTAGAAATGATTGCTAATTGTAATATTAACAAATCATTTGACGTTGTTTCTGGTATTTATTGGTGGCACTATGATTGGTTTAAAGATACTGATCACTGGAATAGTGTAAATGTTAAAGCTATGCGTCAGCAATTGAAAGATTATGAAGGTGGCCATAGTAATAGTGGTATCTGGTCTTACAATGCATACATAGAAAAGCTTGCAAAAGACGGAAAATTAACTAAATTTGCAGTAGATAGGACAAGAGAAAAGCTTATGAAAGATTTCTTAGGTCAGTATGTTGGAAAATCTGCTCAGGTCTTTGCAGTAGATTTGGATGATTTAAAATTAAATGAAAAATTTGAAAAGCAAGTTATAGATGAATAGAGATCATCAGAAAGAAGAAGAGTTTTATGCTGAAGCGTTTAACTTCAGCTACTCTTCTCTTAATAAATTAATTTTTTCACCCTCTTTGTTTTACAAAGATTATATTTTACAGGATAGAGAACTAAGAACAGATAAGCATCTTATTGAAGGTAAGCTTATACACTGTTTATTGTTTGAGCCTGAGAACTTTGATAAGAAGTTTAACCTGGTACCAGGTAAGACACCAAGTGATAATGTAAGGAAAGTCTTAAAAGATATGTCTTTACATACTGATGCTAAAACTTTAGTTGACTGTGAAGACTTTATAATTTTAGATTCTTTAAAAGATCTAAACTTATATCAATCTCTGAAGACAGATGAACAAAGAATAGCAAAAATCAGAACTGAGGATAATGAACCTTATTGGGCATTCTTATCTAATAATAATGTAGATGTAATAGATCGTGCAACTTATGACAAATGTTCAGAAGATATTACATATCTAAAAAATAATGATGATGTAATGTCTATATTTGCAGAGACCTCAACGGACTTTGATTTGGATCCTATTACAACTTATAAAGAACATTATTTACGTTCTGAAATGGATGGTTACCCTTTTGGATTACATGGTTATGTAGATTACTTAAAGATAGATACAGACAAGAAAATAGCAACTATATGTGATTTAAAAACAACTAGTAAAACTATTGCAGATTTTACTGAGACAGTTGACTTTTATAATTACTGGTTACAAGCTGCTATATATAGTAAACTAGTGTATGATTTTCTAGGGGATGATGCGGATGAATATACAATTGAATTTAAGTTTATAGTGATAGATCAGTATAAACAGGTATATGTCTTTGATGTATCTCAAACAACCTTAGCTGCTTGGGCAGAGGGGTTAGGAGGCACTTTAAAGACTGCTAAGTATCATTTTGAGGAGAAAAACTACTCTTTACCCTATGATTTCTTGGTAAATAAGATTAACTTATAGTATGAAGGGTGTTTACACAGACTATTTTCAAAAGAGTAAAGTCTTTCTGTATCCTTTATTAAGGTTGCAGAAAGGCATAACCTATGTTCCTCAAGAAACTTATGTTGCTTGGGAGAATATGTATACTTTTGAAAGTACTAGATTTCTGTGTGAATATAAATACAATAATGTAAATAAGTTTAAACTTTTCAGTCATAAAACTTTAGAAAGACATCCATTGTATGAAGGCTCCGTAGAGCTAGATGACGGTAGACACTTGGTCATATTTGATTTTACACAATATAAACATGATTTTAATGCATTTGTACAAGGCAGATACTCAAAGTTTAGTTTAGATAGTAAGATCCACATAATAGACTTCTTTGGTGACAAAGGTAAGATTGCAGACTATATACAAGGTTTTCTTTCTCCTCCAGATGTGCATGAGAACTATGCAGATTTTCTTGGTGTAAAAAAGGAACTACTTGAAGAAGTATATGAAGTTTGTAGTCCACCTGACCTAGTTAAAGAAACATTAGTTGATAATAATTCTATAATTTATCAATTATTAAAAAATGATTCCATATCTTTGGAAAAATAAATCAATAATTATATGGCACAAATTGGACAGAATATGTTGCTAGTTCACTCTAGCTTCAGAAATGCTAAATCTTTTACACTTATACCGGTGAGTTTAGACTCACCTTATGTTGAAGCTATGTATGACCCATCATCAGGGATACTAGCTGTTATTAGTAAAGTTATGAAAAAATCTTTTCATATGATGCCCAGGTTAGATGACAACGGACAACCTATGAGGCTAAAAGTTCCTAATAAACAAACCGGGAAGACTGTTAAAGAGCAAAGAGCTCAAGTTGAAACATTCTCAGAATTTTATATTGCTGATAAAGATGATATAGATCTTTTCATAAATATGTTTGCTGTGAATGCAGAGCAGTTTGATTGGAAACAGTACGTGGTTGATGTTGATGAAACTAAAACATCACCTATAATCATGCCAGGTCAATAGGGTTTCCTATATCCGTCCAACTCCTTATTGGTACTGGTCAAAAAGGCATGCACACTGCGTGCCTTTTTTTTGTAAATTAAAAATGTAAAAGAATGAAACACTGGGTAATGGACTATGAAACACTATCCAATTGTTTTGTTGGCGTCTTTGTACATTATAAGACAAATGAGAAAAAAGTTTTTGTTGTACATGAGCTACAAAATGATTTTGATAGCTTCATAGAATTTCTTAGAGAGAATGTTAATGATAAACAATGGCATATCTCTTACAATGGATTGGCCTTTGATTCACAGGTCACTCAATATATTATAGAAAATCACTCTCAATGGGAGGATTACTCAGCTGATCAGATTGCTAGAACTATTTTCAGGTATGCACAGAAATGTATACATAAAGCAAATAATAAAGAATGGTCAGACTATCCACTATGGAAACTCAGTATAGGTCAGATTGATATATTCAAGATGCACCACTGGGATAATCCTGCTAAGCGTTCTAGTCTTAAGTGGATACAGTATAGTATGGACTGGCAAAACATTTTAGATATGCCTATTCATCATGATACAGAAATTACTAAACAAGAAGAGTTAGATACTATTATAGAGTACTGTGTTAATGACGTTGAGTCAACAAAAGAAATCTTTAATAGATCTAAATCACAGATACAATTAAGAAAAGAACTTACTAAAGCATATGGCATTAATTTATTTAGTGCCTCAGAACCACGGATCAGTAAAGAATTGTTTGGATACTATCTATCTAAAAAGCTTAACATTCATAAAAGTGAAATCAGAAAGATGAGAACTTTTAGGGATACTATAGCTATGAAAGATATAATCCTACCATATGTAAATTTTACTTCACCAGAATTCCAAACACTACTAGATAGATTTAACTCATTAGAGATAGATCCTAGTAGATTAAAAGGCAGTTTTAGATACAGTGTAACATATAAAAATGTTAAAACTGACTTTGGCCTTGGCGGTGTTCATGGTGCTAGAGAGAAAGGTGTGTATGAAAGTGATGATGATATGGTTATTATATCATCAGATGTCACTAGTTTCTATCCTAATCTAGCTATTAGAAATAAATTTTCACCTGGTCACTTTCCTAAAGAGGAGTTTTGTGATCAGTATGAATGGTTCTTTAATGAAAGAAAGAAGATTCCTAAGAGCAACCCAATGAATTATGTATACAAGATTATACTCAATTCTACCTTTGGTCTTAGTAATGATGAGAATAGTTTCTTTTATGATCCAGAGTTATGTATGAAGATTACAGTAAACGGTCAACTTACTTTGATGATGCTCTATGAGCAAATCATGGAAAGGATACCTGATGCTGTAGCATTATTACATAATACAGATGGTATTGAGACAATGATACCAAGACAATACTATGATGATTATATGAAAATATGTGAAGAGTGGGAAGATATTACTAATCTCCAGCTTGAACATGATGAATATCAAAAACTGGTCCTTGCGGATGTCAATAACTATATTGGTGTGAATAACTATAAAGATGTTGATATAACCACGTGGAGAGAATTAAAGCAATCACAACCACATTATATTTATAAAGTGGACAATGATAAATTTTCATTTGCACCCGTAAAACTCAAGGGCCGTTTTGATTTTCATAATCTTCAGTTACACAAAAACAAATCAAAGCTTGTTATTAAAAAAGCTATCTATCAATATTTTGTAAATAATATTCTACCGGAAGACTATCTGGATAAGAATAAAAACATACTTGATTATTGTATAGGTGGTAAATCAAAGGGTGATTGGCAACAAGTAGCTAGGTTTGTGGAATCAGGTAACTACACAGAAGAGCATCTACAAAAGATAAATAGATACTATATATCTAATGGAGGTGTAAAGATTATCAAAGTAAACAAGAATGATGGGCGTGAGATACAGTTAGAATCTGGTAAATGGTTACAAACTGTATATAATAAAATGGATATAGCTCCTAAATGGGAAACATATGACATTAATAAAGCCTATTATTTATCTGCTATAGAAAAAGAGATAAATGATATTCTTGCAGTTAGTAGTAATCAATTAAAATTATTTTAATGTATAGACCGTTACCACCTTCAGTTACGGTTAGACAATCAGTTATAGATGGGTTAGGCCTATTTGCTACAGAAGATATTGCTTCTGGAACAGATTTAGGTGTAACCCATGTATATGACCAAAGATTTGAAAACCGTTACGTTAGAACTCCATTGGGTGGTTTTATTAATCATGGTAAAGAGCCTAATGCAAAACTCATTGGTTGTAAAGAATCAAGAGATATAGATTGTGGAATTCTGCATCTTCAATTAATTAAAGATGTTAAGTCTGGAGATGAGATTACCACACAGTATTCTCTCTATGAAGTAGATGTAAAAGATATTACAGTAAACGGAGTAGAGATAATAGCTGGCACAGAGGCTGCATATGTGATAAATAAACCAATAATAAATGATTAAGGTACAGAATACTAAAACCTTAATTACAAAACCCAATAACAATAGTGCAAACTGCATAGCCCCCAATGTAATCTATGGTTGCATGGGCGGCTGTGTAAACACTTATTGTTATATGTCTCGTTATAATGGACGTAGAGTTTTTGTAAATAAGAATGTTGATCAGATTTTTCAGTCTGTAGTTGAATGGGAAAAAACTTTTTATAAAGAACCGGATCAGCAGGACCCTATATATACTATGGTAGATGTTGCATGTAACTCAGACTTAGTTCTTATGCAAAGACATATGCCAGAACCACTTATTGATTATCTAAAAAGATATGATGATCACCCCCGGCTTAACAGTACTATGGCTACTAAGTATCCAGGATTACTAAAATTAGATGTAAATCATTTTAATAAACCACCTAGAGTACGTGTAAGCCTTATGCCTCAGAAGTATTCAAATATACTTGAGCCTAAAATGCAAAATATATTGAGCCGTATTGAAGATGTAAACCGTCTCAAGGATTTAGGATGGCAAGTTCATATTAACTATAGCCCGCTTGTATTTCATTTTTATTGGAAAGAGCTATATTATGAACTGTTTAGTAAGGTAAAAGAAATAGCCGGGATAAATAAATGTGAGGTGATAGCACTCACAAATCATAAACAACAGATGGCCAGAGCATCAGAGCTTGCAAAAGAACTAATGAGAAGGTCTTCTGAAATAAAAAATGCATCAGGTGTTATGCGTTATCCTTTACAGCATAAAACCAGACTCCTAAATGAATTCAAAGACATATACAAAGAATTTTTTCCATTAGATACCATTAGATATATATTTTAATTTTGGTGAGTCAGTATTTTTTATTATATTTACACTTTAAAAGTTTAAGATATGGGATATAAAAAACCAATAAATACAACCAGAGCATATCTGGAAAATGCACCTTTACCAAATCACGGTAAGAGTTATACAGTAATATCACATAAAACAGTGATAGACAATACATTAGACCTACTTAAGAATAGTGGATTCAAAGTTCTAGAAGAAAAGTATAGAACTAATATGAATGCTAATGTTGCACAGGGAGTATATTATATTCAACCTACATCAACAGATCAACAGATTAATGATGAGAAAGAGTTGGGTATGATGTTTACCTGGGTGAATTCATATGACAAGAGTACAATGTTTAATTGTACAATTGGAGCATATGTAAAAGTATGTAGTAATGGTATGTGTGCAGGAGACATGTACCACTATAAAAGAAAACATACTGGAGCTGCGGATACTGATGTAAGAAATCATATATCTAGTCAGATTAAAAATGCTGAGAAGTATTATAAAAGGTTAATTAGTGATAAGGAAACAATGAAGCAGATTGATTTATCTACTACACAAATGTCAGAGTTGACAGGAAGGTTGTTTATAGATGAAGACATGCTTGACTCACAACAAGTAACCTGCATCAAGAAAGAAATAGATAAGCCTTCTTTTAAGTATAAAGGAGGGACAGGAACTGCCTGGGCTTACTACAATCATGTTACGCATGCATTGAAAAAAGCTCACCCAAGAGATTGGATGGTAGATCAGAAAAACTTTCATGATTTTATAACAGCTGAGATTCTCAATCTTTCTACTGTAAAACCATATGAAGAATGGATACTAAACTTTGATAATGAAGATTTAGGTATTACCAATGCTGATACAGAGCATGGTATTGATGTTGAAGTAGAAACATTTGAGCCAGTAGAGGTTGATACTGAAATCAACTACAATAGACTATTACAAGATGTTTACATGGGTAGATAGTGGGAATATATATTGTAATAGTATTAGCCATAGTTTGTTTTTACATATGTAGTAAGAATAACCTTGATTATTAAATGGAGAGTAAAACCAACATGGGTCCAAGTTTTTGCATTCTTGGGCCCACTCTCTTATAACATTTTTGTTATATGTCCACCCTATAAAAGAATAACGCATGAATGCCAAAGAAAGAAAAGAAAGGCCAGTATTTACTGGTGTACTTAAATATTTCCCTGATGCTATTATGGAAATAGCAAGGGTATCGTTAGCTGGTAATAAGCAACACCACCCTGATAAACCATTACACTGGGATCGTAGTAAATCAACTGATGACTATGATGCTCTCGCTAGACATCTTATTGATGCTGGTACTGTAGATGATGACGGAATTCGTCATACTGCAAAAGTAGCATGGCGTGCATTAGCATGCTTACAAAAAGAACTAGAAAATGAAAAGTCTACAAGCTAAATCCTACACTGTTAAGCCCTGCTCTAACCTCATTATAGTAATAAGATTGAGAAGCACCATCTGTCATATCAGGTCTATATTTAATTCTAGTTGGAGACCCGTGTGACTCTGGATATAATGTATCATTTACAGGATCATAAGCTGATGCTGCAGGAGGATATCCAAATCCATTTGCAATTACACCACCTGTAGCGTTCAATCCTGTTGGCCCTAATAAAGGTTCAAGATTATCGTGACCAGGAGTATAACCTCCAAGAACATTAAAGAAAATACCTCTATATATAGTATTATTTCCAGCAGCTGTTTCTAGAGCATTTATAAAGTTCTTTACAGTATTAACATCTGTAGTAATGTTACCTACTGTACTACTTGCACGGTCAGCCCAAGTACCACCACCGGTTCCTGCTAATCCATAATCACTAGACTCATCAGCAAATCCCATTACAACTACTCCATCAGCATCAGGAAAATATCCACTTGGACCAATTGTATTACCTTGACCTCTATTTCCTAAATGATCAATTTGTCTTTCAACAGGGTCATGGCACCAATATATATGAGAGTCATAAAAGTCTTGACCATTAGTTGCCGGATCAGTATTACCACTTCCTTTAGTACCACCTGTTGCATAGAAATCTTGTAACAAGTTTCTTAAATTAGTTGTGTCAGCATAGTCTGCATCTTTCATAGCTTGTGTTGGCTTAAATGTAAGGACTGTACCAGATGTACTAGTAATACTGTTACTTAGTGTAAGGTTTTGTGTACCACCACCACTTACTACAGTAGTTCCACTTGGTACACCACTTCCACCTGCAGTTACTTCCATTCCATCATGAATAGCTAAGAATGCTTTAGAACATGTACCTGTAGAATCATTTATTTTTCTAGTATTAGCACCATTTGTTAAAGTAACACTAGAACCTGAAATAGTAGTAGCTTGTACCTTAACTTCTGCAGCACTTACCATTCTAGACATTACACTAATAGTAGTATTCATAGATCCAGAAGTATCACTCCAAAATACAAAATATGTATCTTTTGTTACAGCTAAACCACCAATTGTAAATGATTGTGAGGCTGTACTTGTTCCATCACTAACATTTAATTGAACTGGGAAATTACCACCAGTATTAGGAAAAGTACCAGTTAATGTTCCAGTACAGTTACCGTTATTAGTAAAGGTTAACCAGCTTGGAATAGTCTGAGATGGGAATGTTAAACTACCACAAGGTGTATCTGCATCTGCAACTGTCCAGTTGTATGTCCATGTATCACCACCTGTTAGGTTAGGATATGTATTAGCAGTTACAGGGTCGGTAGATGTCCATTCTGGAGCATCATCAACAGCATTAACTGTTACAGTTACTGTAGCTACGTTACTATCACAGTATCCATCATTTGCTTGATAAGTAAATGTTATTGTACCAAAGAAATTAAGATCTGGTGTAAGTGTAAATCCACCAGTAGCAGTATCAAAAGTAAATGTTTTTGCATTATTTGGTTGCTGAATAACAGTATATGTTAAACCATAACCACCATATCCATCATCTGAAACGTTTACAGTATTTGATAATCCTGTATCTTCATCTATAGTAAAGTTTAAATTATTTGCAACAGGACATGCATTATTAGAATATATTTTACAGCATGCATCCCAGTTCATTTGTCTATCTGAAACACCGGGAGTATCATACATTTCACCCCTAATCTTAAGCTTTTCTCCGTATAGAAGAGTTGAGGTCTGATATCCATTATCAATTGCCCCAGTCCAACCAGTACCTATACTTGCTTGATTCCAAGATGTTTGATTAAATACTTGCTGTCCAGTTCCCCATGTTGGGAATCTAAGAACATTATCTGCTAGCAAACTACCAGTCTTGACATTTTCTGCAATTACAAGAACTCTATCACCATCAACAAGCCAATTCATATCTTTGATATTCTTAATAGGTGTAGTTGAGTCATCCAGTTTTACGTATGCATTAAAGTTACCATCAGTAGATGCCCAGCCATCAGGTGTCATATCTAATGTATCAAAACCAACTGCAGGTTTGATTGATGCTGCATCTCTAAATTTTACTTCGTTTGCATTACCTGTATCTCTAACAAGTACTTGAGTAAGTGTATCATCTTGTGCAACACTATCTAATTTAACTATGCCAACATTCTTTAGCATACCATCATTTTGCACTTGGGTGGCTGGAGTATTTACATCTCCATCTTGTATTAAAAGAGAATCTCCTAATGAATCTCCATCAGGAGTCCATAAAGGTAATCTGTATAGTGTACCATTACCATCTACATAAGGATCATCTTGCCATGAAAAAGTAGTACCATCAGAAATAAGAATCTGGCCTGCAGTACCAATAGGTAATTCTACTTTGTAGTTTGTTGGATCTCCTTGCCATAGTGCACCATATGTAAGTGCTTCTACTACGTCATCATCTTGCCATTTTACTCTACCATCAGCTAAACCAACAAGTACTTTGTTAAGGCTACCTATATTACCTAATGAATCATATACAGGGCCTTCTAGTTTTAAATTAGAGTTTATGGTTGTTGTCTCAGCTGGAGTACCTCCAGGGACATCAGTACCATGTACTACATTCACATTTGCTGTAAAAGTAGTTCCATCCATTGTGAAGTTAGCATCATCTTCTAACTCACCATTTGGACCTACAATAACTATTCTATCTTCAGTTAGATCTTCTACATTTGCACTAGCAAGAGTAGCTTGACTATCAACATCTAAAGTTCCAACAATTTGAGTATTACCTGTGCTTACTTGCACAGTAAAGTTACCTTGACCTATATTAAAGAATGATCCATTAAAAGTAAGATTACCATCATCTTCTAGTTCTCCATTAGGTCCTACTATGACAATGCGGTCTTCTGTAAGATCTAGAATATTTGCTGAGCCTGCTGTTAATTGCAAATCAATAAGTGCATTACCATCAACATTTAAGTTATTATCTACATCTAAATCACCAGCAATATTAATTTCATTTCCTGCTATATTCTGTGATATAATTGTTTTAGTAATAGTAGCTGTTTGACACTCACCTTGAAAGACGGGATCAGTCCACATAGTGATATGACGTTCTTCTGTTCCAGTAGGGTCTTGTCTAACCATACCTTCTTCTGTAGCACACTTGAAGTCTCCCCATTTAATAACAAAGGGCTCCATAGTTGGATTATAAGCAGCCCCCGTATTTAAGGAACTGTTTCTGTACAGCTTACCAAACTCAAAATGATCCCTAATTCTATCAAGTTTGATCTTCTTTTTATTTCTCTTTAAGAGTCCTAAGACTTCTTGTGTATATACACTCATGATTCAAATTTTATAAAAACAGTGCAGCCAGTTTTACTGAGCTTACAGCTGAGCAAGTTATTTTAATATTACCAGATGAGTCATTAAATGCTTTAGTCTCAAAAGGTCCTAAGAAACCTTCTTCACCCGCAGCTAAATTTAAGACTGCATTTTCTTTTTTTAATGTTCCTAATAAAGGATCCACTACAGTTGTAATCTCAGGCACAACAGTTGCTGTAATTGCTGATCCACTATCATTTTGTACGTGGAAGAACTGTTTGCCTGTATTAGCAACCTTGTCTCCTTCAGTTACAGTAGGAGTCACGTAGACAGGCTCTAGACCTGCTTGTGTTATTTGTTGTGCTGTTAATTGTGCCATAGTTAATTATTTTATCCTTTTCTATATCCTTTCTTAAAAGCTGCTGACTGAACAGGTTCTGCTGCTCTAGTTGACTTTTGAGGAGGATTTAAATTACTTTTTTTTGCCATTCTAATCCTTGCTTCTACTTGCTTTCTATTCTTTTTTTGTTGAATAGCTTGTGCAATAGAAGTAGGATCATAGTAGGAGTTTTCCATATGTTCTTTCATTGTTCTATTATTTACAAGTTATGTGTGAACCATCACAGTTTCCATTTGGATCTTCTGTATGTCCACATATGCATTGATTATTCTTCATGATTAATATCTTTTAGATTTTTTCATTTTTTTCTTTTTCTTCTTCATGGAGCCACCTCTCTTATATATTTCTTTTCCCATTTCTGCTCCACCCATTGAGCCGTACATTTCTGTTACGTCTCCACCGTCCATCATTCCTAATAAACCGGCAGTAAGGTCACCATCTCCGGCACCTCTTGTTTTCATGTATACTTTATCTTTACCCATGATTTCTAAATTTTATTTGTTATTACTAATTGTTTTAAATTTTTCAGCCCCTCTGGAACCAAAATAAGCCACATAGACAGTAATTAAAAGTGACTTGAGTAAATCTACCCAACCACTATCTATACTAAAGTCTATATTAAAGCCATCTAACAAGATAAATATAACTAATGAAACAGTTAAAAATATCAAAGTTAGAGGTCTTGTATTTTTAGAAAGGTATGAGTCAGACTTCATATCAGCCTCCCATCTCTTACTTACTTCTTGCTGCTCAACCATGTCTTGTTCTAGCAGCTTTAATGCGTATTCTTTGTCTTCAGCTGATAGAACTTTTGGATCTTGTCCCTCTATCAAACCTTTTACAACACCCAGTACTCCTGCATCAGGCAATACATCACCAACAACGCCTAATATACTAGGTACTTTTTCAGTGAGAAATTGTCCCACCTTGGTTTCTTTGAACTTCTTTTTAGGTTTTGTACTCATTACGGATATATTTTTATTGTTAATGGTGTTCTATATAATAAATCATCTGCCAAAGTTGACCCTCCACTAGGTGAATGCGTCATTGAACTAATTTTAAATCCATCATTAGCTGCATCATAAACATGTGCATATGCATATCTGTTTTTAAATGCCATACCTATATTTATGACTACTTTGTCTGCGTCAGCAACAGCTGAACTATATGTTAAATCATACATTCCTGCATTTGTACGGGCAAAAGAAAATGTTTTACCTGTTGAATTATGCAGTATATTAGCTGTTGGAGCTGAACTACCAGTTTGCTCTATCAACATCTCAGCATATACATATGGCAATGTTATGTCAACAGTATTACTATTCTGTGCAATACTTAAAGTATTATCAGGTGAAGTTAGACTTCTAAATTCTAAATCAACTCCTGTCTTCTGCTTAAAGAAGCCACCACCATGACCAACATTACTTGCAGTATTAGCTTCTCCACTACCACCGCCTGTTGCACTTATGGTAATTTCATTACCACTTTGGCTAATATTAACATTAGAACCTCCTACTAGAGATCTAAAGTTTAATGTTTCACCAACTTTATCTTTCCAAATACCAAATCCACTACCAACATTAGCAGCAGTGTTTGGCTCTCCTGATGTGGTTATCTCTATATAATCATCATCAGCAGATGTAGCAAGGGTGAGGTTGCTGCTCAGAGACTTCAGAGATCTGTAAAATACAGTACATGTCTCAAGAACTTCATCAGATACTGTTTTCTGATATACTTGACCAGTGCCAGCAGCTGGAGTAGCTGGAGAATTTGCGTGAGCACAGTGTTCTGCAGCAACCTTAAGATCCCTTACTTTTATGATCTTAATACTTTTATAAGGTATTGGTGAGGCAACACCTGTCATTTCTGGTTCCTCATTAGTACCTAGAACAAGAACATCATTCAGTTCTGCCTTCTTGACAAACTGGCTTCTTCTTATTAAACTTAATACGTCAGTTAAAATATTCATTATCCACTGTATGTATTATGGGTACCTCCACCTAACTTAGCTTTCTTACCACCCTTATTATATTTTTCTAACATAGACTTTTCCATTATCTCATCAAGCTCACCGCCCTTGCCTAAAAGTAATTTAAACTTTTGCCTACTCATTTTTTGCTTTGGTAACTTCTTATATTTCATCTCTTAGATATCTAACGTTAATGTTATAAATAACAAATACAGCTTGAAGGTATAATAATTATTCTCTTCATCTGGTTTGATACACTCCCATCCCAAAGCCAATCTATCATGCGGCCAATGGAATGCTATTTCTAAATGCCAATCCATAGTTACTTTTGCTTAGAGTCTTTTTTAGAGCACACACCCTCACGGCACCACCCTAAACAGACTTTACCAAAAGTTAACCATTTTATTAGTACACATATGTTTCTCATCTTCCTTGACCTCTATATGGTTTAATATAATTTTTACTTCCTTTCCCCTTACTGGTCTTAGTTTTAGCATGAACACCTGGCCTTTTTTTCTTAGGAGGCTTCTCATATGCTTTTACTACGTATCTAGCCATTTTTCTTTCTGCCTTTTCTTGCTTTGCCTTTTAAAGCATCATCAATATCACCAAGTTGATTACCAACTTGTTTTATAGCCTTACCAACATCTGCTAACTCAGCTGCAGTAAGTTTATATCTCTTCTTGATTTCTTTCAGTGTCTTCACTGCTTTCTCATCAATAGAAGTTTTAGACCATAAGCCTACCCAATAGTCTTGTGGGCTATAGGTCCAAATAATATTTACAAATTTTTTAAACATAATAAAGTATTTTAATAGTACTATATGAATAATATACAAATTTTGTATCACTTTAGCAACAGAATACGGCATATAAATGCTATATTTGTGTGGCTGAGGCAGATACGCTATATACATAATATACAAAAATTATGTGAAGTTTAACCTTAAGAATTGAATATATGGAACAACCTAATCCTATGACATTTAAGCATAAATTTAGTTTGGAAATTTTACCAACTGAAACTTTGATAGGTGTCAAAATTATTAATTGTGAAGTCTTGTGTGATGATAAACAATATCATCATGTAGTTGGCTTTGAATTAGGATTTATATTTTTTACTATCTCTTATGTAAATTTAATTAATTAGGCTTTTATGTCTCCTTAATTTTTCTTACATTATAATTACTTGACAGCTGCACTTTCATCAGAGAGGGTGCGGCTATTTTATCCTATAACCGTAAATAGATTATTATGAACAAAAACATTTTTAAACCCAGAGTAAATATTCTGCCTTATGAATACCCACAATTATTAGAATATAAAGATGCAATAAGACACTCTTATTGGATAGATACAGAATTTAATTTTACAGAAGACGTACAAGATTTTAAGATTCATATTACTCCTGGGGAGAAAGATGTTATTAAGAAAACAATGTTAGCAATTGCACAGATTGAAGTTAATGTAAAAACTTTCTGGGGTGATCTATATAAACGCATGCCTATCACAGAAATTGGTGATGTAGGTTTTACTTTTGCTGAGTCAGAAGTAAGACACAAAGATGCATATGCAAGACTACTTAGGATTCTTGGGCTAGAAAAAGAATTTGAGAATGTAGTTGAAGTACCAGCTATTGCAAATAGAATTAAGTATTTAAAAAAGTACTTAGACGGTACAAGATCTAGAGACAATAAAATGTACACTAAATCTGTTTTATTGTTCTCACTCTTCATAGAACATGTTAGTTTGTTTAGTCAGTTCTTAATCATGATGAGTTTTAACAAAGAAAAGAATGTACTTAAGGGTATCTCTAATGTAGTTGAAGCTACTAGTAAAGAAGAAGAGATACATGGTAACTTTGGTGCTGAGCTCATCAATATAATTAAGAAAGAGAACCCAGAGTGGTTTGATGAAGATTTTGAGGAGTTAGTATATTCTGCATGTAGGAAGGCTTACAGTGCTGAATGTGGTATTCTTGATTGGATATTTGAGAGTGGTGAACTACCATTCTTACCAAAGTATACTATTTACAATTTTATCAAGAATAGATTTAATAATTCACTTGTAAAGATTGGAATGTCTCCCATCTTTGATGTGGATAGTGAAGCATTAAAAGTAACTGAATGGTTTGATGTTGAAATTACATCTACCAAAGAAGGAGATTTCTTTTATAAGAAGTCTGTAGATTATAATAAAAAGAGTAAAAGCATCACAGTTGATGACTTATTTTAAAACCAAAATAAATGGAATATAGTAAATACTATTGGCTAAATGAAGATAGCCGTAAATTTTTATCAAGAGGATATATATCAGAGGAACCAGAACAAAGAATAAAAGACATAGCAAATACTGCAGAGAAGTATTTACACATGCCGGGCTTTGCACAAAAGTTTGAAGACTACATGTCTAGAGGTTTCTATAGTTTATCTACACCTGTTTGGATAAACTTTGGTAAACAAAAAGGTTTACCTATCAGTTGTTACGGATCAAATATAGATGATAACTTAGATAGCATATTAAATGCTGGGCGTGAGATTGGTATGATGTCTAAGTATGGCGGTGGTACTAGTTGCTACTTAGGTAATATAAGACCTAGAGGATCTGTAATATCAACAGGAGGACATGCAGATGGACCTGTACACTATGCCAGAATATATGATACAGTTGTTGATGTGTGTAAACAATCTGAAGCTAGACGTGGTGCTTGTGCTGCATACTTACCTTTAGAGCACCCAGATATCATGGAGTTCTTAGATATTGGTACTGAGGGAAACCCAATACAAAACTTGCAGTATGGTGTTACCGTAACTAATAACTGGATGGAGCAGATGAGGTCTGGAGATAAAGATAAACGTAAGATATGGGCCAAAGTTATTCAAAGAAGAAGTGAGTTTGGATTTCCATATATAATGTTTAAAGATAACTCTAATGACAATAGTCCTTATAAAGAAATAGGTATGGAGATCACTGCATCTAATTTATGCTCTGAGATTCAATTGCCTACAGATACTTATAACTCTTTTGTTTGTTGTCTTGGTTCTATCAACCTATTACACTGGGATGATATTATAAAGACTGATGCAATAGAAACTTATGTATTCTTCCTTAATGCTGTTATGGATGAATTCATTAAGAAGGCTGAAGTAAAAGCAGGCCTTAAAAGAGCTTATAACTTTGCAAAGGATCATAGAGCAATTGGTTTAGGAGTGTTAGGATATCATAGTTTGTTTCAGTCAAAGCTAATTGAGTTTGAATCTCTTGCGGCTAAGCAGTTAAACAATCATATATTTAAACACCTAAAAGAAACATCAGATGCTGCATCTAGATGGTTATATGAACACAGAGGTTATAGATCCTTACGTGAAGGTTTTGCAAACACCACACTGATGGCTATAGCACCTACTAAATCTAGTTCATTTATACATGGTGCTGTGTCAATGGGTATTGAACCAATCAAGTCTAATTACTTTATCAAGGATCTTGCAAAGTCTAAAACTATATACAAGAATCCATTTTTAGAATGTGAGTTAGAAAAGTATGGTTTAAATAACAAGAAGACCTGGGATAGTATATTAAAGAAAGATGGATCTGTACAGCATCTAGACTTTCCAACTAAAGCAGTGTTTAAGTCATTTGTAGAAATAACACCAAAAGAGTTAGTTCTTCAGGCGGCACAAAGACAGAAGTATATTGATCAGTCACAGTCACTAAACTTGATGATACATCCATCAGTACCAGCAAAAGATATAAATGCTCTTTATATATATGCTTATGAAGAAGGTGTAAAAACTTTGTACTATCAATTCAGTCAAAGCTCAGCTCAAGCATTCTCTAGAAATATATTGGATTGTGCAAGTTGTGAAGGTTAAAGACCTGCTGCTCTATTAGGAGGGACAAGCGTTTGTTTCTTACCCCCGTGGTATACATATGCATGTCCTTCCTCTATTAAAGTTTTACACACGTCTATCTCTATACCCTGATCATTCAGTATAAAGATCTCTGCTAGCACTCTACCATATTTACCTGTGCCATAAGATCTAATTCGGAAGAACATCTTCTTTTCTGATACATCTGATAGTAATTCTTTAGTTCGTGCCTTTGCTGCTAAGCCTTTCTTCTTCTCTTCTAAGTTCTTCGTCCTACACTCCCAAGTATCTACTCCGTGAAATCTAATTCTTTTCTTTATCCAAGTATCAAAACCTAAATCTATCATAGCGTCAACAGTATCACCGTCAACAACTCTGACCAACTTAGCTTTGTATATGTACTTTTCCATGATTATTAAAACTGGCTAGCTTTAGATAGTTCTTCTATATCTGATTGTAGCTCTTCTAATGTTACTGGACACTCTAGATCAAGACCAGCTTTGTAAGTGAATTCTTTGAATCCTTCTTTGAATACAATAATAGTAGGAGCCATTCTTACTTTATATTTTTTCTTAGCTCCAGGTGATTTAGCAATATCACACCTATAATATTTAACTCCTTCAAGTTTATTCCAATCTGCAAATGCATTGTCCTTATTAAACTCTGCATAAAACTCTATAACTATAATGTCTTGGTCTTCTCCAAATGCACTTTTACCTGAGATTGCACTATCAAATCCATCATCTGTTACCCAATCTTGGGCTGATGCAGTTGTACCTACTAGTAATAATAGTATTAGTAGTACTTTTTTCATGTCTTTTATTTAGTACTCAATTCATAAAGACGTTGCTCTACCTTCTCTAATGTACCCTTTATTTCTTCAACGTCTTCTTGAGTGTTCATAATTGTTTCCCTAATTAGTTCATCTTTAAGATCATACTCTACTCTATCAATAGGTGGTTCTGGTTTTTCCATTGCTAGTGCTATATCTGCTTTTAGAGTAAACCACATAGTAGCTAAGGTTATTGTAAAACCTATAATCATACCTATTGTTTTTAGATCTAAAGTAACTTTAGTTTGTTCTCCAATCTGAGGTGCGTTCTGTGCCATTTTTAATTATTTAGTTTTTAATTTAATAAGTATCCATATGGAGTTGATTCAATGTCTTGCCCAATTGGAAAGTTTTCTAGTCTCATAGATACAGTCATTGTATCTTGTATGTAAGGATTATAAAACGCACCTTCAGCAGTTAAACAGATTAAGCCTGTATGTGGTCCTCCTAATTGACCTGCATCTTGTACTATTACTTCATTCCAAACTACATACTCTTGATCTCCCGGTATTTCAACACCAGCATATTTATTGTCTGGGTTTTCCCAGGTATAAGTTCCAATATCTAATAGTTCTCCATCATCATTTGCATCTGAGTCTAAACAATATAATGCAAAGTGTTGTCTATCTAATCTAATTTCACCATCATCTATTTGTAGATACAATATAAATATCTTCTTAAGAAATCCATCTACATATTTACTTCCCGCAAATGAATTTACTTTAGCATATCTTTCATATGGGTCAAATGTTTCACCATTTAAAGTTATTTCAAACACTTGTTCTAATACAACCTCTTCTTCTTTTTCACAACCCAATAAAAAGAAAATAGATATAAGTAATAATAATTTTTTCATTTTATCTAAATGTATAATTTACTCCTACACTGCTTTGAAATAGCTCACTATCCCAAAATTTACCATATTCACCTTCTATATATAATCCAAAGTTTTTGCTGAGTCTCCAGCCAAAATTTACACCTAGATTATAATCATCCCATTGTTCTGGTTCTGAATCTTTTTTTAAACCTCCTTTACCCCAGTTATTTCTATTTAAATAACTAAAGTCTTCATCTCCCATAATATATTTATGATATGGAAGTATGTAATTAGCATAAGCATGCAACCAGAAATTATTTTTATAATGATAGAAATCAAATCCAACAATAGGAGCAATCTCACCAAACGGATCAATAAGATCCCATTGTTCATTATTATATCTATTAATTAAATCTCTAAACACAGTATTTCTAAACTGTAGATCAGAGTATGCTACTATTTGATCTTGTGGATTATACCAATACCAATCAAAGTTTTCTACTTCTTCTCCTGTATTAGGATTAATACTTGTTGACTCATAGGCTACATCATAATATCCATATTCATATCCTAAAGAGTACCAAGGATTAGCTGGATATTCAATTACTTCCCCTGTCTGAGGATTAGTCCATTCTTCAGTTTCATTTAACCAAATTTCAATTGGGTTATACCCATAAGCACGTTCATGAGTACGGAAGATTGTACCCGCAGATATGCTAAACTTTTTACCTATTGGAAGTCTTAGTCTTACTTCTGCTGATTTATAGTTTAAGTTTATACTACCAACTTCTCTTGACTCAGCTTTAACAATATGATGTTTACCTGTATGCTTAATAAAGTATCTATGATTCTCAAAGTCCTCTCCACGTAGTCTTTCTTTTTCAAAATGAAATTGATATTCTAATCCCGCTAGTGCTGAGCTAGGTGCAGTAAATGCTAATTGTTGCTCTGTTCCATCATACCAGTTTCTAGGCTTTCTTTCATAGTCAAACCTAGCTAGTTTTCTGATTCCCAATCCAATTCTATAATCAAAGTCATAGTATTCTGTTACATTAATTACTCTTGGAATACCATAAAGATCACCATCTGCTGGTCTCTCTACAAAAAAGTCTTGTCTGCTTGATTCATATGAACTTCGTGCATCTCCTGCACCATAGATAGTTCCATATTGTAAGAAATCTTTATATAGTGCTTTGAAAAATTTACCCTTATCTCCCTGTCCATAAGAAAAGTTTGGTATGCACAATAAAAGTATAAGTACCAACAGACTTAAATAGTTTTTCATATTTAAAGTTTAATAATTAATCTAAATTCTTGTTGGTCTATATAATAATATAACCATTCTTGTTGGTGTGTACAAATCTTTTTAATGAAAATTTGTCTTGTTTAAACTTACTTAATAAAGAAATCTTCCATGTTTAAGTAAGCATCCCATTTCTGAATAGTATATAAAATAGGAACAGCATCTTTCCAGTTCTTATAAACCTTGAGCTCTCCCTTTCTAGGCTTGTTCTGGTACACATACTCAGAGTTAGCGTAGAAATCTTTTTCACTTTGTACCATGTATGCAAGAGGTGTCATTACAGTTAATGATAATGCCTCACCTATTTCACCCAATGTTCTAGTAGAAGCTATAGGTGATTTTAACATCTGGAATTGTTGCTGTAACCCCGGAGGAAGTGGTGTAAACATAATAAGTTCTTTATATGTTCTATCCGCTTGATACTTGGCCATATTTTTAAATCTCTTAGTTACCTCATCATCATCATCTTCTCCTGCTAATATTGAGTTTAATATCTGACTCAGTAAGAATACGGATGACATAATACCAATCTCACCCATAGTTCTGTAGAAACCAAACAATTTATTCTTTGCTCTCTGATCTCTGTTTCCTCCTTCACCAGTAAAGCCATACTCTTTTAAGAAACCTTTACCATAACTACTCATCTGTAGGTTACCTTTAGATATTTCATTCTTCATATAAGATAAAAACTTAAGGAATGATATATATCTACCTTCCATCCATCCTAAGTTCTCATCAAAGTATTCTCTTTGGTATCTTGCTCTAATAGCTGGAGCAACCCACTTATGGAACTGAGCCGCAAGATTACCAATAGTTGTGCTTTGCATAACCATTCTATCTTCTCTTGCATAGTTACCATGTATTTGTTTGTTAACCTCTCTGATTTGATTTCTTAATTCATATCTAAACTGATCTGTATACTCTACTTCAGTACCATTCTTCTTAACAATAGTATCATATCCTTCTTTAAGAACATTCTTATGCGTCTTAGCATCATAGTCAAATGCATCATATAAAGATAAGGTCTCACCAGTTGTGCTATTTTTTATTGTAGTATCCATAAGAAGGGCCATACCCACCTTAGTCTGTACATTATATTCTGCAGAATCCTGAAGAACATATCCCCATTCAGCAGCTCGTGCAAACCAACTTCTTTCTCCTGTAGTTGCAGCAGACTGCTCACGTATATCAGACATCTTATCCATCATTCTAAATAGATCTACAAATGCCTCGTACTTACTATTTGGTTTCTTTGGATCATAATCTGATTTATTTAAACCTGGTATAACACCTAATGTTGCTATGTCAGCAAGATCTGTAGTATTATAACTTGTTCTCTTTATTAGATCCGGTATTGCTCTTTTATTAAACTCTAGACTTGCTCTCATAAAAGCAGCCTTACCAAAGAATCTACCACCAAGAAGCTCTATGTTATTGTTTATTCTACCAATAACGTAGTTATTAAAGTTACCAAAAGGGTTAAATGCAACATATGACAAAGAAGATAGCTGAATTAAACCATCAGCAAGTTTATCAAAGAAGCCTTTAGATACAAGTTCATTGTCATAATAAACCATAGACATAAACTTCTTAGCTCTTCTTACAACATTTGCTTCAACACCCTCTCCTTTTTTCTTACCAATTTTTTTGAATTGACCATCTAACCATTTACCTGTCTCTATAGAAGTATCAGCAGGAGTATACTCTCTATTCTCTAATACTTTAATCATAGCATTAAGAGTATCTTCAATGGTACCCATAGTCTCATAGTTCTGTGCCATAGCACTAAACTTCAAAAGACTTGTAGTCATATCAGTACTAATTTGACCTAGGGATGGTGTAGCTCTAAGTCTTGATAACTTACCATTAAGTATTGCTAGTTCTTTATCATACTTGTCTTTAACTATCCTGCCCTTTTTATACTCTGCTTGTAGATTACTAATCTCTTTTTCTACAACTTCCATTTCACCGTCAACCTTTGGTCTACCTGTATAGAAGATAGGAAGAGTACTAATCATATTACCATTCTCATCAGTTACAACACCCTTTTGTTGAGATGTTTGCTTAAACATATTCCATGCATTACTACCAATAGTCTTAGCATATAGTTTAGTAACTAGATTTGGTTTGCCTTTAAGATCATCAATAACATTATTTTTAACTAAAGGCACACGTCCAAGCATCTGCGTTCTTACACCCACTGGTAATTTATTAAGTAAATCATTCTCATATAAGTCTATAAATAACTCATAGAATTCTTTTTTAGCTTGACCTAATGCATCTGTAGGACTCATGATCTCTACATACTTTGCATTACGCATATCTTCACCTTTGCTAGTTATTTCTCTTGCCTCTCTATATTCCGGCTTTGGAGATCTAAATGTTTGATCTTTTACTATAGCACCGGTAGGTTGACCATTTACTCTAACTGCTTTTGTGTATCCAATAAAGTCATAGTACTTTGCTTCATAGATTGCATAGTCTCTATCTGATATTCTAGGTTTTCTATACCAAGTACCATTTGGACTAGCCTCACTACCAGGAACCCAGAACTCAAACTTATCTCTTTCAGCCTTGAATTCATCTGTATATCTATGATATTCTCCGTCAGCAAGATCACCATTCTCATCTTTAGTCTCTGCTCTAAAAAATTCTGATAACCTGCTTTTCTTTTCAGCTAATGCTTTATTATACTTTATATCTTCTTCACTTGCCTCATCAAGATTCTTTATATCTCTATACTCATAAGGATGTCCATCATTATCATACAACTCATTTCTTAGTTCCTGTTGTAGGTTATAATACTGCTGTCCTATTTTTTGTGTATAAAACCCAGTAAAGTTTCCTTCTGAATCTCTCTCAAGCATAAAATCATAAAGCTTTTCAACATCACTCTCTGATGATAGTTTTAAAAGCTTTGCTCCAGCTGCTCTAATTAGTGCTTCTCTGTCACCAATCCTGTCAAGTAATTCTTGTTTCTTTGCTTTATAAATCTTATCCATTAGTGCAAGTATGACATCAGGAGATGTTGCCATGTCTCTTGTCATATACTCTGTACCATTGATATCAGGAGCAATCTTCATAAGCTCATCTAGATCTTCCATAGTAAATACACTTCCTTCTCCTCCAAAGTCTCTACCAGATCTAGTTTTTATAATCTCTTTTACATAGTTATCAATTGCTGTATCTATCAATCCAGGCTGATTTGTACTACCTCCACTTAGTTTATTTAGTTCTAGTTGTAAAGAAAGCACTAAGGATCTTTGTGTAGCATTTAATTCTTTTGAATCTGCAATAGCATAGAGCCCCTCAAAGGTTTTGATAAATCTATCAAAGTTAAGAGCATAGGTAATATACTCTGACTTACCAAAGTTTTTAGGATCTTGTATATAGTCAGAAAAAGACTTAACTTGTTTTAAAGCATCTCTTAATAATGAAGAATAAGCTTGAGACCTAGAGATAGGACCCTCACTTATTGCAATACCTATATATGCTAATGTGCTTGCAATATTTTCTTGAGTTTGTTCCTTTGTTCTATCCATAAAAATACTACTCTTAATTTGCTCAAGAGCTTTCTTTCTATCTAATAAACCAATTCTATAGTTCTCTAAAGCACCTAAGATTGTATTGTATTCAGGATATTCATTTGGATCAATAGAGTCTGCAACAAACTCATCTTCTTGGAATTCTTTTTCTCCTTTGTAAATTGCATCTTCTGCATTTTCAATAGCACTCTCTAATTTTTCTGACTCAACATTATCTGTAATTCTTGGTACAAGCTTGTCAACATAAAGAGCGTTCTGAGAAGCTGGATGATCTACCCATTGATCTGCTTTTATATTACCATCAAACTTTTGATTTTTACCCTTACCAGTAATGCCGGCTACAAAGTGTATTGTAGATGCAGCATAGTCTCCATCATATACAGTATAACCCATGTTCTCAAACATTCTCCTGTATAAGTTGACTTGTAAATTGTGTTGACCTCTTGTAGATAGTGTATCAACACCAGCTTGTTTTAGTAAGCTATCCTCTGAAAGGTCCCATTCTTTATCATATAACTTTCTTTGTCTTCTGCCAGATATAGTATCTGTATAAGACAATGTTTTTAATGAATTCTTTGTGGTCTTAAGATCTACTATTTTTATCTTACCATTCTTATCTATAATTACTAAGTCTGCTGTACCTGCAAGTTTTGTAGCTTCATCAAATACTACAACCTGTGACAGAGCAACAGATCCCTCTGGCATTATGTTAGCAAGAGTTGTAGAAAGATTGTTATAAGTTTCTTTAGCTGTTTCTTCACTAAGAATTTTCATCTCAGGAATAACATCTTCTAGTTTTCTATGTGTTACTATAGCATCTAGCAATGCATCTACATCATTACCTATATCTAAATTAAGCTGAACATCTTCTTGGTTCTTAAGCTCACCTTTGATGGCAGTTGTTACTGATGTATATATTTCACCATTAGTAATATCTACATATGTATGATTCTCTTCATTAAGAGTAACAATTGTACCTGATGACGTATCATTTAAGTTAGCTGACAAAGAATCAATCTCTTGCTCACTTGCTCTTGCTTGGAAAAATAGTCTGTCTATAATCTCTGCCTGTAATCCGTTTGCCTCAGCAAGAGCTGCATCAACAACCTTTTTCTTTTCAGGGCTTAAGCTATATCTTACTTTACCATTTACTCTACTCTCAAGTTTAAATTGTATTCCTTCTGTATTAAGAAGTTTGGCAATATCACTCATACTTGTATTAGCATTTATCTCTGATACAGGTATAGCTCTACCAGTAAGGTATTCATTTAAGTTGTTTATTATATTTCTAAACCACTCAAGTACCTCCTTAACTCTATCTAAGAATCTTTTGGTTGGCTGATTCTCATACTCCTTATTAAAGTGTCTAGATAAAGCCTGTGTTACAATTTCTAAATCTCTTTCTACATCATTAAAACTTCTCTCCTCATTGTAAGAATCTTCAATTTCTTGAACCATCTCTGGAAAGTTGCTTCTTGCTTCTGCTAGTAAGCTATTAAATAATCCTTCATTATCTATTTTAATTGCATCTACAAAAGGGTGTAACATTTCTTCTATTGCTACTTCATCAGTTACTCTTCCTTTTATTAAATATGCTACGCCATCTACATAAAAAGATCTCATCTGATCAAATGGCACATTGTTTTTCTTCCACTCTGGAAAGCCTTCATACATTTGTCTTGCCTGACTTACAGATAACATTTGTACATTTATCTGTGGGAACATTCTCTTAAGATGCATTACAACAGCTCTAGCTCTTGGAGTATCCCATGATCTAGAAGACTCTATCATATCTTTAGCTGAAAACATATCTTCATTTACAGTAACTCTATATGTTTTTGCTGTTCTTTCTAGTGTAACTCTATTTTCTGGTATATTATTTATCTGCAGATATCTCTTAAGTCTTTTTAGATTAGATGCTAAGTACATCTCATCATATTCTCTTGTAGTTGGGTTTGAGTTATTAACATAAAAGCTACCCTGATAACTATGTCCAATTCTTTCTCTACGCAAGTTGTTCAGCAATGCATCACTAAACTGTCTTTGTCTTAATGAAAAGGCAAGTTTTTGATTACTAACAAAGTCTTGTGCTTCTAAAACTGTAGGAAATGTATCTACATTGTTGAGTTTCTGCCAGTTATTTACAACATTAGCAGTATCAACATCTGTTTTATACACATCTTTTAGTGCTTTGTATTCCGGTAAATTTACATTTAAACACGTAGCCATAACTTATTATTTTAATATACAAGACTTAATAAAGTCTAAATATTGTTCTGTATCATCATAAACGCCTTCTTCATATTTCCCTATAAAGTCTTCTAAAGATAATATTTTTTGAGCTCTTAGCAATCTCATTGCGTCTTTATTTCCTTGGATGTTTGCATCCCAGAAATTTGCTATCTCTGGATATTGCTCATCTATTTCAGTTTCAAAATCAAGCATAAGTTGTTCTTCAACTTGACTGACTTCTGGTAATGACTGATCAACATCATCAATAACATTGGCCTCTGCCTCACCTCTATCTTGTGCTTCAGTGTCCATGCCAAGTTGTTCAAGCAATGCTGCTGTATTAGCTAAGTTTACAGCTTCTGCTTCAGGATCTAATTGTACTTCTACTGAACTTTCTGTTGCTTCAATATTACTGTTATCATTTTTAAGAACCTGCTCTTGAATACCTTTGGTTTCATCAATAGCAACGCTATCTGTTATGTCTGTTACAGAAGTATCTTGGTTCTTCTTTTTTACATAGTCTCTTACACTTTTATAAGTAGGTCTATCACCAAACATAAATCCAATAGCAGTCTGTTGATTTGATCCCATAGTCTCTACAACCTCATACTTATTTGATTCTTCTATTCTACCATAGGTTTTATAATTTGTAACACCTGATAAAATATTTGTAACACCTACTCTTAAATATTTTGGTGGGTTTTCTATTCCCATTTTTTCCCAAGCTACAGTTACAACATCATCTTTTACTGATACACCTTGAGGTAAACTACCAGTAACTTCATTACGTACAAACGTGTATAACTTTGCACCAGAAACATTAGACAAAAGATATCCATTCTCAAACTCTTGTTGTAATTCTTCTTGGCTAATACCAAATACAGACTCAAAACTTGCTTCACCTCTTAGGGCCTTCTCTACACTGTTAATTTGATCAAGGTAATTACCTATAACAAAAGGACTGATAGCTTCTAAAAGTGATGCATATTTAACTTGCAATCCATCTTTAACCATTATATAGTTTACAATTGACATTGCATCATTCTTAGTTTTTACTGAGCCAAACAGTTTTGCAAAGTCACTTTGTAAGTCAACTTTTTGTGCAGCTGATAGATTTCTAAAAGTATTTGCATTTGCAAGATTAAGACCTGTTTGGTTATCAACTTCATTAGCACGCAGGCTAATTATAAAGTTGTCTAGGAAGAAGTTGTTTGCACCTTCTTCTGTACCCTTTAATCTATTTATTATATCATTTATAGATTCATAATCTGTTGGATATAATATATCATTACTTAGTGTAGCAACTCTTTGTTGATCATTCTCTAATTGATTTTGTTGGTATGCTTTTATTGTTAAGTAAGACAATAGATCTGTAGAAATACTTTCTATTACCTCTTCATTAAAGCTAATACCTCTAGTATCCATATTGTCTAGAACACTTGATAATATAGTATTAAAAGATGCACTTGCAGTTAAGAATGTTGCAGGTAATAAATCATCTGTAATCTGATAGAATATTTTTAAGTATTGATTTTGCCAAGTCTTACCTTTATATATAGGAGATAAATCCATAGGTGCATCTTGAGCAAATAGTGATTTTATATCAGTAGATTTTTCTCTAATGCTAGCTACATTTTTACCTAAACCTTTAGATAAACTTGTAACAGCTCCCATCTTACCAGTGTAATTTTTAATTCTCAATACTTGGCTAAATAATGAAAGAACACCTTTAAGTTCTCCTGCACTTTCATCTTGTGGGTTATCTATAACATCTAACAAGAATCTATCATTAACAGGCTCTGCCTTGACTTCTTTCTTAATCTCTGCAAGTTTGTTCCTTACTAAAGTATCCATACCAGGATCAAGCTTATCTTTTTTATTAAGAGCTTCTGAGTATAAATCTTGTATGACTGGATGATTGATTAATAGTATAGAAGTTTGTATAGGTACACCTAATGCTGTCAAGTTAGCAACAACACCCATTGCATGTCTATTTAATCCTAACTTAGCAACAAGTCTATCTTTTGCATTGTCTGTTGCCATAGTAATTAGTGCTGATAATGTATCTTGTTTTCTTTGACCATTATCATCTAGCGTTCTACCAAAGTTATTATATGATTTACTATTAATACTTATGCTTTCATTCAGTTTGATGTTGTACTCAGTTAATAAACTTAAATATAAGTTAGGTAATACAATAGCACCAATAGAAGCACCCTTGTTAGCTCTAAATGCTTTTATCTTACCTGATAAATTATCTACATCAACGTTGTCTTCTTGAACTCTTTCAGCAAAAACTTCAGACTGACTTGCTAAGAAGTCAAGGGTATCTGTAAGTACATCTGTTGTTGCTGGTTGATATGATATAGGATTACTTCCTTCTGTAACACCACGGTTGCCCATAAGTGCATATCTATAGTCAAGTACATCATTATTCATAGGTGCCTCATATGGCTCTCCATGTTTAGCTACATACTCCCCATACTGTTTTTGTGTAATAGGTAAGCCAAGAATCTTTAATGCATTTAGTGCATTTTCTGATAAGCCTGCATCAGTTGCAATATCTTGTTCAACATCATCAACTGAGTTTTGAATTCTTGCAGCTCCTTCTCTATTGTTATAGATACCTAATGCTTCTGAGTACTGAGTTCCTTTCTGTTCTACTTTGTTATTTACATATTGAACATACTCACTGTATTTTTCACTTACATTTTTACCTTTACCATACTCAATAAACTGATCATCTTTTACATAGAACTCTTTTATCTGTGCAAACACTTTATCAATATCAAAGTCAGCACCTGATATTTCTATTAGCTCTTCTGCAAACATTGCTGATGATCCAAAATATACAGGTAAGAAATCAACCATCTTCATATTTACTGTAGAATGATTATCTTGTGATGGTATTCTTACACCAAACATTTTAGCTACTACATCAGGAATAGGTGCATCAGTATTTTGTATTAAGTCCATAACCTCTTTCTGGTGAGCTGGCATCATCATCTCAGTATATCTCTGCCCTGTAGGTTTTCCTTGTGCATCATACTCTATAAGGCCAGATCTTAATCTATCTAATACAACTACACCTTCTTTGGGTATATTGTTATTTGTAAGATCTTCTATGTTAGAAAGCTCAGGCTTGTTACCCATTCTTTCCCAAACATCTTGTCTTATAACTTCTGATCTTACTGGTACTCCATTCTCATCTATTTCAAATACTCTTCTATATACACTATTACCAAAGTCAGAAACAAGAGTTAATGAAACACCTGGTGTTCTTTCAGATAATACACCTCTACTGAAGTAACTAAAGAACAACTGCTCAAACTTCTTAATAGTAATAGGGTTATTAAGATTATAATTTTGAACACCGTCTGTAGTAGAAAAGAACTCTAATAAGTTACTACTAGCTTGTGATGCTTTTAATCCAGCAACTGCATAATTTAAGAATGCAGAAAGATTTGGAGTTATAGCTCCTTCTTCTTTAGATACTCTAAACTCATCAAGAGCGGTATCCAAACTGAAGATTAAATTTCTTTTGTTTTTATATTTTAGTACAACTCTTCTTGAGACAGCATCATTATATGCTTGTCTGATTTCCCCAACAGTCATGTTAAGTCCATCAACAAACACATCATCTTTTTGCTCTGATGTTGCAATTTCTTTTATCTGTGTAGGATCTACTATTTCTAACTTATTAGATGGATTTAGAACTTGTAATCCCATAAATCTTGCATCTAGTGTAGTATGACCATTACTGAATGGACTATCTGTTTTTAGATCATCAAGAGAGTTAATACGCTGTTTTTTCATTTTGATTGCACTCAATGGAGCTGCAATACTTATGGTGTCCTTTGTATCCTCAATAGCCTCAAGCTTTACTCTTAGATTGTGAAGTGCTACTCTATTAGGTTTAGGAACCCATTTAGAACCATCCCAGTTTGAAGTATAGTCAGGTGTAAGTACAAAAGCAGACATCTTTAAGAATGTACTACCATCACCATAAACAAGCTTTTTAGAGTTAAGCATAGCCTGCATTTTAGCTAAACCTTCAGGTGTTTCAACTGTACCAAATATTCTATCTGAGCTAATTGGTATACCGTTTTCTACATCTGTTATCAGCTTTGCTTGTGCTGGACTTAACTTACCAAAACCAAAGAACATATATCTGAATGCTTTAGTAGTAATATACATTTGTGCATCCGCAACATCTATATTACCTGACTTAGGCTCTTCTAATGTAACTAAACTAATATCTTCTACTGGATGAGTTACACCTAGTTCAGGAGCAGTAACAGCACTATATGCACTATAGTATGATGCATTTTGCATCTTAGCTCTTTTAACTTGATCAACAGAATCTTTTAGAGATACAGCCTGATCACCAAGCAGTATTTCATTTATTGCATTACTATTAATCCAATCATTAAAGAATATCTGTTTTAGGTTATGTGTCTCATCAAAGTTTAGGTTCAGTGCCTTTGCAGATGCTATAGTATTCTTTCTAGATACACCTTGTGCAACAACTAAACCATCTGTTATGTTTTTAGATATCTGATCTTTTATCTTAAGTTCTGTAATTAGTTCTTGGAACTCATTAAATTGTATTTCTAAATTATCTACAACTTCTTTTCTTAGTTGTGTCATAGTAATACCTGCAAACTTTAGTGACTCATCAAGAGTTATAGGATTACCGTCTTTACCTTGTGATACTGCAATGCCTTCTAATTTTGTTTTAGTTTCATTGCTTAATAGAAGTCTAGTATTGTGAAGCTTATAAGCTCTACCATCAATACTATTATAACCAAGTATCTCTTCTCCTGTAAGTGTTGCTTCATTTGATTCTCTGTTTATTCTAGAGAATTCAGTTCTTATTTGATTTACATATACATCTACAGCTTCCTCTGTTAATACCGCTTCACCATTTACAAAATCAACAGCTTTGATTACAGGAAGATTAATCATATCCCCTGTGTTAGAAGCTTCCATAACTCTAATTAATACAGGAGCTAGTGCTGTGACAATAGCTTTACCCTCTTCATCTAAGCTTTCTACAGTTTGTACTTTATTACTTTTTGTATTGAATAAAGCAGTGTAATTATTTATAACACTAAGTGCAAACTCTTGTGGAGTAAAATCACCATATGTAGATGTTGATGTAACACCAGATATGTTATCATTAATATCAGACTCACTCTGCAATGACTGTCCTACTTTACTACCAGCAACTCTAGTTACTTTTAGTCTATTCTCTTCAGACATTTTATTAAAGGCACTATTATTAAGCAGGTAATTGTTGTCCATATATGGGTCAGAGTCTTTAATTTTTTCTAACTCAACCTGGTTATTTAATGATGCTACTTTTTTAAGATGGTATGTAGGCAGCTGATGTGCATATACCAAATCACCATTTGGATTTTTAAATACTGATGCACCAATTGTTTCATCAAAAGGAGCATTATTTATACTCATTACTTTTAGTCTTGAGCTCATTCCTGAGTCATCTGTTGCAAAAATATTCTCATCTTGTTGCAGTAATAAGTTTAACTGATTTACATCATCTACAGATAAAGGTGTTTCTTGTGCATATAAATTAACTAATGCTTTTTGTTTTACAGTAAGTTTATTAGATGGTCTATTAGCCACCATACTAAACTGCAAATACATAGGACTAAGCTTTATACCAACTAAATCAAATAATAACTCTGAGTATTTTTTAGAGTCATTTTCCATTCTAACGTTAGTGATTGCTTTTTCAGATACTTGTAGATCAGATGATATATCTTCTAATAAGGTCTTTGTTGATCTCTTTCTTTTTGGGTTAGATACCAGTTGTTTTCTTTTACTAATAAAAGCTTGGCTCCATCTATCAAGTTGTGAGTTAATATCATCTCTTTCAGATGCACTGTAGATTCTTATATTACCTTGTGAATCTCTTTCATTAAATATATAGTCAACTCTAAAGTTTTCAAAACCTTTTAGAATAGACTGTAATAATGGTGCATTTTTCAACTCTACTGGTAATGAAGCACCAGATAGTAATTCTTCTTCTGATATTCCTACATCTTGTAAAATTCTATTTACAACAGCTCCAGCTTGTGGATTGTCTTGACCAAAGAAGTACATGCTCTGTAAGATCTTCAATGGATCCTCTATACTTTTTACAGACTTTAATAATCCATTATATGCATCTACAAAGTTGACAGCTACAATTAATTTTTCACCATCAACCAGCTCTTCATTACCAAAGTAGTCTGTTGACGCAACAGTTGTTGTTGCAATATAAGCTCTTAATTTAGAAGATAATGATCTAAATCCTCCAATTAGTGATGCATCCTTGTCATACTGTGATGTAGTTCTTAGACCTGTATCATCTTGGAATTCATCAACTGTAAATTCTTGATCTACATCTTGATCACTAATAATATTTAAAAGCTTAACAGTTTCTTCTAATATTTCTTGTGAGTAATTATCAAAAGCTAATTCTATTTCAGATAGTCTTTTCTTTTGTAACTCATCTTTGTTTTGGTTAGTTGGGTTGTCAGGACTATATAACCAAGCAAAATCATCCATAAGCTCATTTAGAACAGCTTGTGGATTATATGCTCCTTCTATAGCTGCCGTTCTGTTTAAAAACATTGCTGCTATACTACGGATCATTGGGTCTGCTATATCACTATCTAAATAAATATAACCAACTTTATCACCTGATCTTTCTGATGCATAAGGTATCAATGCGTTTGCTTCTACACTTATACCTTCTACTAATGGTGCAGTAAACTCATTTGATGCTATTGATGCACCCTTAAATTTACCTGAGTCAATTTTTTCAAATAATGTTTGTAACTCGTTCTTGTTATATGAACTAAATACAGATCTAATCCAATCCAAAATCCTAGTAAATAAAGACTTGACACTAGCATCTGTCTTAGTGCTCTTTGGATTTGTCTTAAACTTCTCAAACTCATCTGCCATATACTCTTCATAGTACTCATTCTCAAGTTCCTTTCTGCTCATATTAGTATATGTATCAGCAGAGTTTCTAAATCTTTGTAGTTCTTTCTCAAAGCTTTTACCTTCTGCTCTAAGTTTTGCACGTACTTCTTTTCTAGCAATGCTACGGTATCTTGCTATATCTTGATCAGATAACAACATTCTAAATACACCGTGGAAAGCCTCATGATATTTAAATGGGCTTCTTGCACCTGTATATATTGTACCTGATACTTTTACATTACCTGCAATATTATTTAAACCAAGAACAAATGCACCAACACGTACACCACCTGCCTTAAGATTATCACCTAAAGTAGCAATGTCTTGTATATCTATATAGTCTGGTAAGTTATCACTTGCCCATACTGTAAATGCATTTATGTCTTCTATATCTTCATTAGATAGTTCAGCTGGCAATACTTTGTTTGCTTCTTTCTCAAGTGCCTTCCGTATCTTTAAAAGATCTTGGTACTCTTTATTTTCTCTTAGTACTTTGTTTCTGCTTCTACCATCAACTCCTTCAAGTAATTGAGCTTTTAACTCATCAAGTTGCCTAATAACTTGTGATAGAGAATCTTTTTTCTCAACTGTTTCTGTCTCAGTCTCAATAGTAACTGAACCTTCTCCACCACGTTTAGCAACAGCCAGTGTAATTTCACTAAGCTTTATTCTTTCTACTTGTTTTTCTCTATCATTAAGTTCTTCACCTCTTAGCTTTTTATTTACAATATGCTCCATAAACTCTGATGGCATATTAACAAAGTCATCAGCTGCATAATCATTAAACTCTTCTTCACTAAGATCTAATATACTTTCTTCAGCTTCTTCAGCAATAGTTACTGTAGGCTCTGGTCTTGCAATAGGCTCTACTTTTCTATCTGTATTTGCATCAACATCTCTTGATGCTTGTATTGCTGCTGAGTCAGCAGTAAGTCTTAATTTCTGTTGCTTGATGACCTGCGGTGTAACATTAGTACTTGTTTTACTAATAATTTCTTCTACAGTAGTCCCATCAGGAAATGAGTTTCTAAAGTTCTTACCACTGACACTTACACCTGATGCTTTGATGTCAGCTTCTTCATTGAATGAATCTATTAATGTTTGCATCTTATCAGATACACTTAAAGATGTGTCATTAATCTTATCCTTAGATAGCTCTACAGTCTTACCAACTTGCTGCTGACTTGTCTTATCAAAGAGCTGCATCTGTATTTTACCAAAAGGATTTACTTGTAATTGTACTGTATATCCAGGGATAGTACTAATAAATAAACTTTCTCCTAACTGTGCATTATATTCACTATTATAAGCTAGATCTTTCTCTTTCCCTTTATCATCAAGATTTTCTTTTTGTGTAAGCTGTGCTCTTTCTACCAAGTCTGTAGCTAAACCAGTCAAGTCTTCTGCACTAAACTGTTCTGCCTTTAAGTTTACTAAACCATATGTACCATTTGGTAATAATACAGCAGCTACATATCTGTCTGTACCTTCTATCATTTGATTCCATAAACCTTGAGCTTTCAATCCTGCTTCTACCTGATCTCTTAAAGCACGTGCCTCAGAGCCTTCTAGATTAGTTATTGATTGTTCTGTTCTCTTACCATCCTTGCCCATCTTTAAATCATAGACTAAGAAGTTACCTTGGTTATCTGCAGACTGATAATTTAAATCTCTTAGAGACCTTGTAGAACTATTATCATAATCCATTACACCGCCCTCTATAATAATAGACATACTAAACGGTAAATCATTAGCAGATAAAACAGCTGTAGTTTCTGATGTAATACCTAGGGAGTCAAGTGTAGATACTAATAGTGCATTTAGTGCAAAATTGTTTTGAGCAAGTTTTAATATATCTGGCTTACTCATCTGTTGACTAAGTGTGTTGCTTACAAATATTGTATTATTAGCTTGATCTCTAGACATGTTTCTAGGATCTATAATATTACCTTGCGGATCTACCATCTCAACATTTTGATTTGGCAGGTATGCAAATATATTTTGATCACTATCTACTTGTGGTATACCATTTCTTTCAAGAACTAAATTAACTCTTGCTTGAGTATCTGGGTTATTTATTCTAAGACCAATAACATACTTACTTCTTTTAATCTTTATATAAGGATTAGAGGGGTTACCGGGTATAGTGTAGAAACCACTTTCTGTACCACCTTGTGGATCTAATGTAACAACAAGCTCTAATGCTGCTATCTCAGCAGGAGTTAGCTCAGAGATTATAGCGTTGTATCTAGATAATGCACCTTCTCTACTTTCTCCAGTAGTAAAATTCATATGAGGATATGGTGTAATAGGCTCACTAATGTTCAGTCTAGATACATTCTTAGGTAGCACCTCAAACTTAAGTTCCTGTACAGAATAGTTATTTGCAAACTGACCCTCTTGTAACTTGATTACTTTTTTCTCTCTTTCTTTTACGTTAGCAATGTTGTCTTCTGATGCAACTAAACGTAAGTAACCACCTTGTATTTGCTTTGGTGTGCTTAACACAACAAATTCTTTACCATTCTTGTCATATACAAGCATACCTTGATTTAGTACAACATCATCAAACAAAAAGTCTGCTGAGTCCGGTGCTGTTTTTTCTATCTTCTTAAGTGCTGCTACTGCAGAACTAGCATTATCAAATGTACCATATTGGGAACTAACTAGGTCTAATAGTGCTGATGGTAAATTATTACCTTGGCTATCTACTAACTTGAATAAAGCTACTGCATCTCCTGATACAGGATCTATTGTAGTAATCTTAACAACATTAGCAATTATACCTTTCTTATAAATAGTTTTATTCTTATCACCTTTTACTATATCACCTTCTTCTGGTAATGTTTCTTCTTGCTCTACAATATCAGAAATTTCTAAACCAGCAGATTTTAAAACACTAGCTATTAAATCACTTTCTCTAGCCTCTCTTGAATTTAAATATTCCTTAAAGCCTTTTTCTGATTTTAAATCTGCTTCTGATACTTCTACAAATACCGCATTACCTTTTGCATCAGTAGTATAGTATCCTTGTGCCCATACTTTCTTTATAGCATTAAATGTATTTTGTAATGTAAGGCCTTCTTCTGTATTTCTCCACTCTTCAAAGGGTAACACTTTTTCTCCAATTACAGCCTGTGTAGATGCATACCTTTTATATCTTCTCTCTAATAACTCATTAAGCATAGGAGTATTATTAGTTTCAGGTAATATTACATCAACCTCGTTTTCTTCTAAGATTTGGTCTTGGGTATTTTTTGTTTCTTGTGCATCAACCTGAGCTTGTTTCTCACTAGTTTCTGTTGCTTCTGTTGTATCAACTTCAGTAGCCTTTCTATATGTATCAAGTTTTCTTTGAATTTGCTCATACTTTGCTTTATCAACTCTCTTATCAACTAAACCTTGCTCTGTATAAAAACTCTTTAGATAGTTTGCATTACCGCTCATCAAGAAATTCTTGACTTCTGTAGGATCTCCATAGACACCAAGCTCAGCTAATTCATTTACTAATTGATTTGCCTCAACAATTTCTATATACTTTTCAATATTTTGTTTGTGTCTCTTTTGAAGATTTTTATATATTTCTTTGTTGATTTCTAATTGTCTATCAACAATCTCATTAAATCTTTCTGGGTTTTGTAAATACTCAATAGCTTTATCATAGACCTTAGCTCTATCTTTTAATGCATGATAATCTACCACTTCTTTTAGTGCCTCATCTATCTTTGTATTATCTACAAAAGATCCGGCAGAAGATGCCATATATCTTACATAGTTATAAAACTCTTTTCTAAGGCTACTTATCTTTCTTCTATCAAAAGCACCACTCTTTGTTAAATTTTTTGGGTCTGTAAGAATAGCTTTGATAGCTGTAAGTCTTTTTAACTTTTCTTCTTTCTTCTTTTTATCCTTTCTAGTTGTAGCATTATCACCCTCATTGATTATAATCTCAGTAGCAAGTAGCCTTAACTCATTATCTATAGCATCTAGATCTAATAACACTGTCATATCACTAGCTGCCATGTTCTCAAATAGTGGATCATTTGCAAGATTCTGAAATATAGAATTAGATCTTTCTAATGCACGTGTAAATCCATCTTGAGTAAACATATAAAGATATCTAGCATGTTCATATGCTGATTCTTTAAGTGCTTCTTGTATATACTCTCTTGTACCTTTTTTATATTGAGTTCTATCAAAAGGGTTTTGGAATCTATTCTTAGCTTCATTATATTGATTCTCAACCTTATCTATGTTGTTAATCATATCCTGAATCCTACCTCTAATTTTACCCTGTTTAATATCTGTTTTAGATGATGGGAATGCTTCTGCTAATTCTTCATCAGTCATAGTCAGATAGTCTTGTAACTGACCTCTAAATATATTAGATGTACCCATTTGGAATATGGTATACATCTGCTGAAACTTAGCAAAATCTTTTTGATCTATAAACCCAAACTTATCTTGGTCAAATACATTACTCTTCATAGCATCCGCTACTTGTTTTTGAACCATAAAGTTTAGCTTATTAGGATCAAACATAGCTGTTGGATCATCTACTTGAGTATTCCATGCATTGTTATGTGTTTCTACAAGACTCTTAATTAATTCTTCTTTGTTCTTTTTATATTCTGCAAAAGCATCTTTTTGTTTTTGCGTACCAACATTTATACCTAAAGGATTAAGACCATAATCATAAATTGCAGGAACTCCTTGGAAAAACAACTTTTGTGGTCCTTGTACAATACCACCCATTAAGAATCCAGACATAAACACACTAAAGCCTTCTCCACTAAGCTGATCACCCATGCCAGATAGAATCATATCATTTCGTAACTCTATACCACCAGCCATAGGATCTTCAAGTACAGTTGTAAAGTAACCTCTTGTTGCTGATGACACAGCTTCTTGTGATACTTCTTGTATACCCTCAGCAACATTAGCAGCAAAATATCTTAAGGTTGCAGCAGCAGCCATACCAGCATTACCTTTTATACCACCTGCTCTAACTTTCTTTAACCAACCTTTGAATCCTGCTCCTGCATCACTAAATACATTTTTATTTAATTTACCTGCAGCATCTCTTGTTGCTTTTGTTTTTATAATTCTACCAGCAAAGCCTTTTCTAAAACTATCATTAAATACTCTACCTAGTGATCTATTAAAACCTCCTAATGCATTTCCTAGTACAAACCAGTTACTAGCATAAATAATAGGTGCATTAGCTAATGATGTATAGTATGCACCTTTAGCAGCTTCACTTTGTATAGTAGCCATTTCATCAGGAGTAACTGTACCACCTGATTTGTTTTGCATTATATCTACTCCTTCTCTTACAATTTCATTGTAAACCATACCACCTTCTAGCTTGCTTTCAGCTATAGCAAGGTTTACAGCTCTTAGATCTCTATAAAAGCCACCAAAACCGGCTCTCATTTTAGCTAAGTTGACAGCATTTTGAGATACATTCTTTGCTGTCTTTAAATTTTTAATTGCATAAATTGTATTTGGAGTAAACATCTGTCCTAAAACTTTACCACCTGTACTTGCAGCAGACCAGAAATCTTTAGCTGCTTCTACATTTCTTAGTGTATTTAAGAACTCTCTACTCTTAGAAAAGAACTTAGGTACTTGTAAACCAAGCTTACCAAGTCTTAAAACATTATAACCAGTTCTTGTTGCTGCAGCTGGAGCTGCACCACCACCTGTTAGTACTGTTGCACCTGCTAATGCAAGTTCTTCTACAGCAATAGAACCAATAATACCAAATGTATAACCACTATTTAGTAATAAGTTATTAGTCCAAGCCAACGCACCACCTCTACTTGAGTTACCTATTGCCATAGCATCCTCAAACTCTGTAGCTGTATTTAAATCAGGTGCAGTAAAATATGCATCATCATCAAAAATATCACCTATAGACCTATATACACTAGTAAATCCAGAACCAACAAGACTACTAAACTGACCACTCATTCTAGCCATGTCATCCCATACTGTAGAGTTAGCATTATAATACTCTTCTATGTTAGAGTATGGTCTGTAACCTAATTCTTCAAACTCTGGATGCTCAAAGTATCTAAGAAAGTTATTAGCTCTAATACCAGAAAATGTAGGTGCAACTTCATCTGCTGCAGGACCATCTGATCTTGCTTGTAATATGTTTCTAACGTTGCTATATGTATTCTGTGGAGGATTCTGTTGAAGTACAGGATCAAATGTATCAGTAGCTAAGGTAGGACGTGCTACACCAAGATTAGCCATAGCATCAATACCATATCTATCTATATCAACTTTATGTTGATCTATCAGAGAGATCTCATCAGGATTAGTTGCTATAGCTGCAGCTAAGTCTGTCTCAGGTGTTTCAAACATGCTCTCAATTGGAACAAAGTTAAATTGTTCTTGAGGAATTACGCTAGCCTGTCTCTCACTACTTTTAATAGTAGTATCCAAAGATGTGTTATTGTTATCTTCCATTATCTCTCTCCGTATTGCTCTGTATCTTTTTTCTTGGCAAGTCTATTTGAATTACGTATGCCTTCAAAATAAGATTGTAGTTCTTTTACTTGTCTATCTACACCAGGTAAACCTAATGAAAAATCTACAGGTGCAGTTGCTGTTTCGGGTACATATATTCCTGTTGTGCCTTGTGCAGCATTAGGATCATATGGTACATATCTATTTACAGTATAGTTTATTTTATAATCTCCAGTTCCAGCTTTTATGATTCTGTATTCTGCAGTATTAACTAAACCATCAGGTATAGTATAATCTGCAAATCCATTCTCACTTGCAAGTATATCAGACTCTACAAAAGAGTAATAAGAGTTGTTTGTCCCTTTAGTATTATTATCAAGCCTTTGCTCAAATACTATAGAAATTCCAGCTGATGTTTCTGATTCATCATCTAATCCTTGTAGCTGTCTAATTTCTGCAGTAGTAAATGCTCCAACTGGTGCATCTGTTGTTCCTGCTTTTTTAGAAGCTAGCCACTCAGGACTAAATATAATCTGATATCCGGCTGTTGTTTTTACAGCCTCTCCTGCTGGGCCGTATACTGGTTTATATTTTAATGTAGCTATTGGTGCTATTTTATCTGTACGGCTTTGTTTAGGATCATTTAAATATGTTGCTAAATCTTCTTTATAAAGCTCTAGTGCTCTTACAGCTAAAGGATTCTTTGTAAGTAAATCTTCTACATCTACATTATCTAAATCACCTGGTAATATACCATAAACTTGTCCCTTTTTATCAAATGTATTTAGTTGATTAAATAAATTAACCATTTCAGCACGTGCATTTGGATCAAGACCAGCCAATGGATTTATAGGATATGTATATGTAGGCATGCTAATTGCATCTGATGGATTCTGATCAGCACCATATCTTAAAGAATTGTATGTTGCAGTAGGTATATCACCCTTAGCACCTGTTCTAGCTTGATTAAGCATATTATACATTTGATCATATATAGCATTAACATCATTTGCTACTGCTGATCTGTCAATTTCCATTACTGGTTTACCTTGACTATCATATTGATATGTTTTCTGTGGACCAAATTCATAATACTGAGTAGTATAAGCATGAACCTTATAGTTTTTATTTCCTGTACCACTATCATACCCATATAAATCTGGGTTTTCAATAGTTCCATTTTCAACACCTTGTATAACTAAATTAGTATACTCTTCTTTGCTTAATACACTACCGTTTGCATCTACAATTCTTGGAAATCCTGCTTGAGTAAGTAAATTAATATTATTTTTTCCTTTACTTTCAGCTAATGCTTCAGATTCCATTAGATCATATGCCTGTAATGTTAGATCATTTATTTTTTTTGTATGTACTGCTAAAGTATTTCTTTGTGTCTCAATACCATTTAGACCAAAAAATGCGTTATATAGATCATCATATTGTGTTCTTTGATCCTCACTAAGAGTTACATTAGGATCATTCATGGTAACTTGTTTAGTATCTTTTACTCTATCAGCTTGTATATCATATACTTGATCTACAATCTCTCTATTTATATAACTAATAACAGAGCCATCCTCTTCATTTGTATTAGCTTGAGTAAGTAAATTTCTAAGCGTTTCTATATTACCTTCTAATGGTACACCACCTATCATTAAAACGTTACCATCACTACCTTTAAGTTGGTATGTTTGATCTTGTGCTGCTGTATTACCTTTTGGATCTAAAATTTGTAATGACTCTAATATACCATTAACTTGATTATTATGTATTTTATTATCTTCATTTTGGAATTGTTGCTGATTTAATAATACCATATCTGTATTAGGGCTGATTTCTCCATCATCATCAACAGCAACTACTGTAGAAGAACCATCTCCAACTTCTACTCCAGGCTTAGTTAATATACTAGCAAGTGGGTCAACTTGCATGAGCTCACCTTTTGCTGCAGCTAAATCAAGTCTATTTTTTTGTTTTAATGCTTCAAGATTTAATGCATTTGCAGCTCTTGCTCTTTCTAATGCTAAATCATATTTAAACTCCTTTTCAGCCAGAGCAAATCTATTCTCTCTAATAGTATACTCTTGATCTCTTGCAGCAAAGTCAGTAGCAGCTTTCTGCATATCATCCATAATGTTATAGTTCATTAGTAGATTATATGCTTTATTAAGACTACCCTGTACACTTTTACTTGGTGTTCTAGCTTCTTGATTTATATTAAGCATATCATCAAGTGCTTGCTGTGTTTGTTCTGCAACAGATAGTTGTTCTTCTATTGCTTCTGCTTCATCAGAATCAGGTACTACTCCATTATTAGCTTTATAGTTTGACCAACGTACATTTGCATCATCAAGTTTTTTTACTTCTTTTATAGTTTCTTGAGTTCTTTGCTCATTAAGTGCATTAATTCTTGATATAGTTTCATCAGCCCATGCTTGTTGACCTTGATCAACAGTATTAAACTGACCAGCATTCATACCCGCTGCTGCAAAATCCCTGCTCTTTACAAATGCATCTGCATAATATGCTCTTTGTACTCTTGGATCATCTAGTAATCTATTCTTTATAATATTTAATGCTGCTCCAGTAACAAGTCTACCATTTTGTTCTGTAATAATAAAGTCTGTTTGGACATTACCATCTTCATCAGTAGCAAAACGGTCCATCTTCATTTTAAGTGGAGGATCCATTTCAGATAAAATCTGTTGAGCTAGTTCATTTAAGTCTGCGTCTTCAATATACTTTGGTAGTGGTGCAGATAATGCTGCTGATTCACTTCCATTTATAAAGTCATCCATTTCATACTGCATCTTTCTAATACCAGTCTCCCAGTATTTTTCTCTTTGCACTTGGTCAGGATTATCTAATAATCTATTGGCATATGCCATCTCATCTCTATACTGCTTAGTATAAACAATATCTTTTACAGTAAGATCATCATCATAAAAAGGGGCAAATACAGACTTTGCTTGATCAACATTTTGTTGTAATGATAAATCTAGACCTGAAATCTGTTGAATTTGTGGTGCAATAGTCTCTGCATACTGATCTCTTCTATCTTTTGTATCTTGTCTAGATAGATCAGCATACACAACCTTATTATAAAGGTCATTAGTTGCTTGGAAATTAGCATCATATTTATCTGTTCTAGTATCTAAAACAGCAGACAGAAATTTAAAATCCGGTGTAAACGGAGTAATTTCTGGTAAATATGTATCTGCTCCTTTAATATATGTTGCCATAGTTCAAAATTAGTTTTATTTTTTAAGTTTACAAAAGATTGAAAATAAACTCTTTAAGTTTATGAACCCATCTTGCCACTATAAAAGGGCACTACAAACTTCTTTAATCTTTTTTCTTTGTTACCTAGTTTACCTGATTCTACTTGTTGATTATTAGTCATTATGTTATTAGAACCTGGGTATCCTGGTATACCTCTTTGCTGTAATTCATTCTGTCCTGCTGTTGTACCAGGCATAACTTGATTACTACCCATACCCATATACATTTTTAAGAAATCTTCATCAATTTCAACATCTGGTCCTAAATTCTTTTTAAGGTCAATATAGTCATCAAGCATTTTTTGTTGACCATCTGCTTGGCTTTGCTTATATAGTTGTCTACCACCAGGTGTAAATACAACATCTCCACCAGCACTTGGATCTACATTATAATAGTCATACAAAGTATTCATATTATATGCATTAGATGCATTTGTAATAGCTGTATTAAATAGTTCTGCATTTTTAGCTGTCTTCCAATTGTCAAAATTATCTTTGTTTTGTAATGCTACTATTGTATTATCATATAAATCTTTAGCTCTTTTATTATTAATAGCATCAACCCTCATATCTAATTGAGGTTGTAATGCAGCTACCCTATTCATAGTTCTAACATTATTCTGATTTACTTGGTTTATAGCTTTAGCATTAGCATCTAAAGTTTTACCTTGTATATTACTACGTGCTATAGCCTGTGGTCCATATGCACCTAGTGCTTGTGCCATAGTATTTTGTGCAGCAAGATTTGCATTTACTCTACCAGTATAATCATCTAATACATAATCTATTTTCTGATCTTCCATTACTGGTTGGAATGGTAGATATAAATTATCATCAATAAACCCTAAAGCATTTAGATTATTTATATCTTGTATAAACATTTCTTTTTCTGGCAGAGGTGCTGGAGTTATTTGTGGTGGTATTATTTCTTCTGGCTCTTCTGGTATGTCAAAGAATTGCTCATCTGAAGAACTAAAGTCAACATCTAACCTAGGTGTGTTAAATGTGTGTAATCCAAAGTCACCGTCAAAGCCAGATCCCTTAACAAAATTTTCATCATCACTGTCCATAAAGTATGGAACATAAGGGATACCAAATTTTTCTGCTTCTTCTTTTCTTGTTTTTTCTGCAAGCTTTTGGAACTCTAACCACTGTGGATCACTTCTACCTGCATTATAATCAAAGCCCTCTATTTGACTTACAACATCACCCCATCTATTCATGAAGTCTGCCTTAGCCTCATCACTTTCTATTTCTGCTGACCCAAAGCTACCTTCACCTGTAACTGCTTGATTCTCAGGTCTGTTACCACCTGATAAGATACCATATCTATATTGACCAATAGGTGATCCTTGTAATACTTGACCTTGACCTTCTATATCTTCACTATAAATAGGTACTGATCCTGTCCCAGATCCTTCAGCTTCTCTTCTTTCTCCCGCTTCTACATTTTGGAATCTTGATTCAAAAGGTTTGTATGCTCTAACTCTACCATCTACAATAGATAATTCATAACCACTATTTTGTAATTCTTCTAATTTATTACGTGTATCACTACCTTCTGGGTATCTACTTAAAATTTTATCTGTTTCTTTTGGTGCTTCTTTTTGAATCTCTTGATTGATTTTTTCTTCATTTTTCTGCACTACCTCAACTATTTCTTCTGATCCACTGCTTGATGCATCAGAATACCTTTCTGCAAAGACCTCATCACTAATACTTAAATCACCCACTAGAGGATTTGTTGCAGCCTCAAATACATCCCAGTCATCTATATCTTCAAAAGCTTTACCATAAAGCTTAAGCTCATCTGCAGAAAGTCCATCAATAAAGTCTTGATCTAGTTTTCCATCAAACTTTCTATGCATATTATTTCTAATTGCATAATCAACATAAGTAGCTCTATCTACAATTTGCCCATTTATTGTATATGTACTAGTTACATTACTCTGCTCTGCATTACCGTCTTGAGCTTTCATAAGAAAGTTTTTCATCTCCAAACCATCTTTAGCCATTAAGCTTTGCATAAGTGCATCATCACCTTGTGCAAGATTAGATTGCATTGCAGAAGTTGCTGGAGTATTCATTGTATTTTCAGCAGCCTGATTTGCTTGTTGTTCTGCTGCTACTAACATTTGTTGTAGCATTCTTAATTGATCTTGCTGATCTTGTGGTAATTGAGAAATAGCATTCTCTGCAGCTTGTCTTTCAGTTATTCCCTCAACTTGTGCTGTAAACTGTAGTGGGTCAATACCATTTTGAACTAAGTAAGGATGTGATACTAAAGGCACACCATCCTCAAAGTTCTTCTTTGCTTCTTGCATAAAACCTAACTTAGACAAATCTTGCATATTTTTTCTAAGCATAAGCTCAGCACTTCTTGAAGATATGTTATCTGCATACTGACTATCTAATTCTGCATAGTAATCATTCAACTGAAACTTTTTAGAAATTTGTGCAGGAGTTTTTCTTTGACCTCCCATATCAAATTCTTTCATTTCTTCTTTTGTAAATCTAAGTTTTGGTGTATCACTATAAATAAATGATTGTTCTGGCAAAAACATAGGCACACCACCTTGTGAATGTCTTGGTCCGTTTATATTATACAAACCAAACATACCATCATTGTTGAGATCTGTTAGTACAGTTTCTCCACCTTCTGCTTCTATATTTGCATTATCTCTAGGGACTGCAGACAAACTATATCTTACATCTTCATCACGTGTATTATTAAAGTTTGTCTCACCATAGAATTCTTGAGGAGTTGTAACCAAACCATAATTAGCTTGATCACCGGTATAAACCATGCCACCATAGTTCATTTCCTGTACAACCTTGCCATCAACAAGCTTGAAACCTTTTGGTAATTTATTTATTTTAATTTTTGCCATAATTATAACATTTCAATATCAGCACCTGCAGCTATAAGTTTAGCTAATGTGTCTGAGTCTACGTTAACAATGTTTTTCTCTCCGCCCATCATTGCATTTTGTTGTGCTATAGAAGCTTTTATAGCAGCATCTCTTCTAGCAAGATAAGCGTCCTCTCCTTTTGGTCCACCATATTTTTTCTTAGGCATATTATCTAAGATATTTTTCTGAGCACTTGGGGGTAATGCTCTGAATCCTGGATTATCCACACTTGCTGGAAGTTCTTTTCCTTCCTTAGTTAGATAAAGACCAGTTGTTGCATCTCCTTCACTTCCCATCAATCCACTATTAATATCAAATGTACCTCTAGAATTAAATGGGTCTGTTTTTGTACCATAAATATTATCAGCAACCATTGAATTTCTTAAATCTATTTTTGCTTTTGCTATTTTTTCATCTTCAAAGAAATCATTTACAACATCAGCTGCTTTTACTGCAAAATTAGATACATCTCCAAAAGCTCTAGCTACATTACTATTTTTAAGTCTATCTAAAAATCCACCTACACCGCCTGTATTAATATCAACAGTTGGTTGATTTATCCTAGCAAACAGTTCTTCACTACTTGGTCCTTCTTGTTCTACTGTACTATTATCTACAACATCTGAACTTGCAGATCTTTGTTGTACTGGAGGTATAATACTGTTCATGTCTCTTTGATAATCAGTCTGAGTAAACTGTTGTAAATAATCACCCATATCAAAATTTGGATCATATGGATCAAAGTCCATAAAACCAGGCTGACCAGCAAATTGAGCTGTAGGTAATTCAACACCAACCTTAGCCATCATTCCTGGTATTGCTGAAACATCTCCTGCCATTAGTCTTGCAAATGCTATAGGATCTTCTTTTATTTTTTGTTTAGCTTGTCTACCTCTTTTGCCAAAACCAAATAATGCTTGAGGTAATTCTTCTCCTCCATAACGTTTGTTACCTTGCAATTTCTTTTTAAGAGCATTATATGTTTCTAATGCAGCACCAGATAAATTTTCTACATTCTGTTCTAAGAAATTACTAACTGCACCTGTTGTTTGCTGAAGTAAGTCTTGATCAACTTGAATACCTGCATCTTCTGCTACATCAGATACTTTTGCATCTTCTCCTAAACTATCTCTGTATGCTTCTATATTTTTTAAGTTTTCATCACTAAGGTCAAACTTAAAAGTATAATCTGCATTGGCATATTTGTTAGCTTTATTAGCTAATGCTTTATTTCCCCAATCTCTAAATGAACCATCCTTTAATCCATCACCATCTTTATCTTTACCACTAAACATATCTTCATAACCCTCAAGAAGCACATTAGCTGCTTTACCTAGACTAAAATTGTTACCAACTTTAAACGCATTAGGATCTACATAAAATGGACTTGGTTGGATAAACCCTTCATCTTCTTGTTTAGGTGCATTACCTGCAAGGATAACATTATCTTGATCAACAATTCTTGAGTTAGCTACATTAGCAAACTGATTTGCTGCATCAAGCATTTCTTGGCCAGTCTCTGCTTTTTTACCTTTATCCCAACCAGCTGCATTACGTGCAAAATTAGCCATCTTTACAACTGATGCAGGGTACCTATCTTTATTTGCTAAAACCTTTCTGTATGCTTCTTTAACAGTCATACCACGTGACTTAGCCCATCTTGTAAACTTACCTTTGTTCTCTGGTTTAATTTCAATACCAGACTTAGCCATAGGATCTATCTCATCTAATAAAGGTAAGCCCATAGACTCATCTTCTATTTCTTCAGCTCTAGCAAGTTCTTGTGGATTAGAAGTAATTTCTTCAGCTGATGCAGGCTGATTATCTTTTACTTGCATATCTGCAATATTGTTAAATAATTGAGTAAGTTGTTTTTCTTGATAACCAACAAGCATAAGAGCTTGAGCAATAGTTTGTTGATCAACTTCTTGCTGCATCAAAGACATAACAACTTGTTCTGGCTGCTGACCTTGTTGTACAGCCGTAGTGAAGAATGACCCAATCTGTTTAAGAGCTGGATCAACTTGTTGTGCAGGTTGTTGCATCATACCTCCACCGTCTTGTTTTAAACTTATTTTGTTTAGATTCACTTTACTCATATTATATTATTAATATACAAATAATTAAGGAGATTCACTAATCTTTAGGGTTTAAGAATTTCCAATTATGTAAGTCATTACATAATTAGGCATACTCATTCCAGCTGATTTAGCCTCTCTATAATACATTCTGTTTAACTTATCATATATATCCTTGGCTCTTTTTTCATTACCTGTGCCATCATAGGTACCATCTAAGAAATTTTTATATATTCTTTTTAGATCAACATCACCACCAAACTTTTTATATAACTTAACTATATCTGATTTGGTAGAATCTAGAAGTATATTTTCATATTCTTTAGAAAACTTTTCATCTTTGCCAAGTATTTTATTTATATAATTTCTTGACTCAGAGTTAATACCTTCTAACCAATCAAGACTATTATATATATCATAACTGCTTTTTAGTTGTGATAAATTTCTTTTGGCTGCATTGGGCCCTCTATTATAAGCATATAAAACTTTTGCTAGCTGAACTTCTGGGCTTCCCTTAGCTAAATATGGTCTTTCACTTAAGTAATTCATATATGCTTCTTGTGCATTTCTTGCTTGTGATGGATCTAAAGGATCAAACTTATCATTAACAAGATTTAATCTTTGAAGTTCTTTTTCTGTATTAGGCATAAATTGTGCTATACCTCTTGCACCTGCTGGTGATACAGCATCAGGATCTAAACTTGATTCAGCAAATACTTGTCTTAATAATACATCACCAGATATTTCACCAGCAAACTGTTTAGATTTTATTCTTTGTGTTGCAGTTATAGGTATATTTAAACCTGATATACCTTTTAATTGTTCTTCTATTGGAGCTACAGTAACAGGTTGTATTTCTATCTTTGGTGGACCAGCTACTTCTACAGGATCAGCAGCCATATATTCTTCTTTTAGCTTGTCCAATTGAGATACTAAGTTATCTCTACCTAAATTATATCTTGTTACTCTTAACCCTGAGTTAGGATCACTTGTATCTTTAAAACCTTTAATGTCTTGTAATGATCTAATACTTACCCCTCCAGGTACGTATCCACCACTATTCTCCATCATTAGAGGTGAACCATCATCATCATACTCTCCTGTAAATATCATTGTATGTGCCTCACCATCCCCACCACTTGTGCTATAATTAGATACAATTCTATCACCAGCTTTTAAATCTGTAAATCCAGGATCCATTAACTTCATTTGAAGACCCCCTTCATTTCTTTCAATCATACTATTAAGTTGGCTATTACCTGATATCATTGGAAAAGGACTTCCATCTTCTGTTACAGCACCAGCTTGTCTTAATAGACCACAACCATAAGTTGTACAACCATATCCTCCAATACTACGTAACCAATCTCTTGTAACTTTTGGTACACTATCTAAACCAACTACTCTACCTTCATTAGGATTAGATGTATTAGCAACAAATAAACCAGGGTTTATAGAACTATTAGTTAATAAAGTATCTATTTCAGTCTGTCTTTGTTCATCTGTTAAAGTTTCATCTCCAGCTTGCTGAAAACCTTTGTATATTGTACCTATATTTTGACGGAATTGTTCTAGCTGAGAATCAGTATCTCTTAGTTGTTCATTTAATTTGACAATATCTCCGTATATGTCTAATCTTGTTCTTTTCTTTTCTTTTACAGGAGGATCTCCACCTTCATTTGCTTTAGGTAATGTTTTAATTTTACCATTCTTAGTTCTAGCATATCTATTCTTTTCATCTTCCATACTAGGAATGAGTGTGCCTGAATAAGTTTTACCTTTCCATTGCCAGCTGACTGATCCACCTTTTCCCCTTTCATCTAACGGTACGCTTGTAAACTCTTTTTTGAAACCTAATTTTGCATCATCTTTTAAATATACTCTACCATATACTTCTGGTGCATTTAGTCCTGCTACAGATTGAGCTGC